TACTACATTTGCGGGATTACCATTTGCAACAGAAGCATCTACAGCTTTATCAATACATCAAATGTATCAAGTCAATTGGCCATCAAGTGCAAAACAATTAGCGTGTTATGTATCAGGTTCAAATATTTATTTTCGTTGGCAAACAGATACTGGAGTAGGTGCATCTCTTTCTTCAACGGATACTGCACACTCATCTTGTACATTTGGAATTGCAGGAACTTACAAAACAACTGCTTAATTACGCTTAGTGGATTCTAAGCACGGACATTTAACAACAACAAGGAGAAAGCAATGGCTTTAACAAAAGAAATAGTAGTAGACAAGATAGAAGTTTTAGAAATGGGACAAGTGCAAGTACGCACAGCAACAAGAGTCAAAGAAGATGGGGCAGTATTATCATCATCATTCCATAGACACGTTTTAGAACCTAGAACAAAGGTTGGTGATACTTGGGAAGATACAGACATTAGTGCTGAAGATTCAAAAGTACAAGCAATATGTAATGCATCTTGGACCGCTGATGTGAAAACTGCATACCAAAATATGATTAATGCACTATCACTTTAATATAAATAATACATATGGCAATAGATAGAATAACAACGAATGGTATAAAAGATGGCACCATCACGAACACTGATGTGAGCACAACTGCAGGTATTGCAGGATCTAAAATATCAGCTATTAATTTTCCTTTTTATAAGGCAGATGGTAACTATGATGCAATATCAGTTACTAATGGCGAGTTTCCGTTCTTTAAAGCCGATGGCACGCAAGATAACATAGGAGTAGCATAATGGCAAATAAAGTACCTGTAAAGGCGATATTCTCAGGATCAGATGTAAGTTCACTTGGAGAATTTGCAACTAGTGATACTATTGCAGCAAGTTATATTAATGGTGTTCCTACAGGATCTTTAGCATTAGCTGGTGGCACTATGACAGGTGATTTAGTTCTTGGTGATAATGTTTCTTTAGAACTTGGTGCTGGTACTAATGGTGATTTACAAATATATCACGATGGTTCACATAGTTATATACATAATAAAACAGGTGAACTAAAAGCTAGAGCAAGTGTTTTTAAGTTTTTGAATGATGCTAATAACGAAACAATGTTATCTGCTACTCAAGATGGAGCAGTAGACCTTTACCATAACAATGTTAAAAAAATTGAAACAACTGCAAATGGTATTACAGTAACAGGTACAGCAGTAGCCACAACAGACACAGACGCAACAAACACAGGTTCAGTCACACTAGACTTTGCTACTAAACAAAACTTTGTATTAACACTTACAGGTAATGTAACATTAGCTAATCCATCTACTGAACAAGTTGGACAAAGCGGATTTATAGCATTTATACAGGATGGTACGGGGGGCCGCACGGTAGCTTTAGGAACAGATTACGAAACTCCAGCAGCGGCAGGTCTTACACTCACAGCAACAGCAGGTGCAACCGATTTAGTTCCTTATTTGGTTGTCGCATCAAATAGGATACTATTAGGAACACCTCAACTGGCGTTTGCATAATGGCTATCGGATCACCGCAATGGATGTACAAGTCTGGAGAGGCTTACCAGATAGAGCAGAGTCTTAAACTTGATGATTCTAAAGGCGGTTTTTTATCTCGCACCCCTTCTTCTGGAGGCAATAGAAGAACCTATACTATTAGCACTTGGATAAAAAGAGGTACAATATCAAATGGTTCAATAGTTGTATCTGGCGCAAATAATAATTATGTTTTTAGATTTAGATTTAACGGTGCTGCTTTGCACGCTTATGATTACCATGGTGGTAGCAATCAATTCCAATGGGTTTTACAAAGTAATAATCAATTAAGAGATACTTCTGCGTGGTATCATGTCTTATTAGCAGTAGATACTACACAAGCAACAAACACAAATAGAATAAAAATGTATGTTAATGGTAGTCAAATTACTAATTTAGGTATATCTAATTATCCTGCCCAAAATTATCAGTCTTATATAAATGATGTTGAAAAAATATGGATAGGAGAAACTATATCAGAAGATTCTGCAATGGATGGATATTTAGCAGAATTAAACTTCATAGATGGACAAGCCTTAACCCCAGCAGACTTTGGTGAAACAGGTACATATGGTGAATGGAAGCCTATAGAGTATGAAGGTACTTATGGTACTAATGGATTTTACTTACCGTTTAAGAATGACTATACAGTAGAAGGTTTTAGTACGGTTACTTATAAGGGTAATGGAACGTATGGAAATTACATTGGTGGCACTGGTTTCAATCCTGACATTATATGGATCAAGCCAAGAAGTTTAGCAGACCACCATCAGTTTTACGATTCAGTTAGAGGATTTCAACATCAATTTAAAACTAATTCAGCTAATGCAGAAGACGTTACTAGTAAAGTTTTATCTGCTACAGATGGTACTTATTTAACTACTACAGATCAAAATCTAAATAGTTCATCACATACTTATGTAGGTTGGCACTGGGATATGGGTGCTAATACACCGACTGGTTTTGGTTGTGTTGCTTATAAAGGCGCTAATGTAGTTAATCAAGTTGTTACAGGATTTAATTTTTCTCCAGATTTGCTTTGGATTAAAAGTAGAACAAATGGTGATTCTAATCATTTGTTTGACAAATTAAGAGGTGCTGGTAGAAGAATTAGGTCAGATTCAGATTCTGCTGAAGATAACGGTAATGATTCTATGAGAGATTTTCTTCCTGATGGTTTCAAGTTAGGAGTAACAGGCACAGGTATAACAGTTAATGCAAGTAATTATGTAGCTTGGGGTTGGGATATGGGAGGCACTTCTGTTTCTAACACAGACGGTACTCTTACATCTACTGTAATGGCAAACCCAACATATGGACAATCTATTGTTAAGTACACAGGTGTTGCTGGTGTGTCTAATGCTACTAAAGTAGGACACGGCTTAAATTCTGCACCAGAGATGATTATTCTTAAAGTGCTTGGTGAAGCAGAGTATTGGCCAGTATGGCATAAAGATATGCACTCTGATGGTGGTTTTGATAGAAAAATGTATCTTAATGATACTGGTGGTGTAAGTGGTACAGACCAACGCAGAGTAACAAGTGTTTCTTCAACTACTTTTGGTTTAGCAGAGGGTGCAAGTACTGGAGGTTATTCAGAAGCAAATCAGATAGGTGAAGAACATATAGCATATTGTTTCCATAGTGTATCTGGCTACAGCAAGTTTGGAACTTACACAGGTGATGCTACAACTAACCACTCTAAAAGTGTAACTTTAGGATTTAGACCAGCATTTTTAATGGTTAAGAAAACAAGCGGTACTGGTAATTGGGTTATGGTTGATAATGTTCGTAATCCAATGTCTAATGATGTTGATAAATATGTTAAAGCAGATACTAATGATGCAGAAGCTACACAGTCTGGAGAGTTATTCAAGTTTACTTCTACTGGTTTTACAATTGGAGCAAACTTAGGTGATGTAAATGCTAATGGAGCAACTTACATCTATATGGCATTTGCTGGTGGTATGGATAGTATCTCAGACTACAATACAACTGGCTCATCTGACAGTAGAGTAAAAGCTAACACTACATATGGTCAAAGCATTGTAACTTACACAGGTCAATCAGGCGCACAAACTATTGGTCACGGACTTAGTTCTGCACCTGAAATGATTATTGCTAAGAACAGAAGTTCTGCTCAAGAATGGCTAGTTTATCATCACAGTATTACAGATGCTAAAGATAAATATTTAAGATTAGATACTACAGGTGCAGTTGCAGACAATACTTTTTGGAATGATACTGCTCCTACATCTTCAGTATTTTCTGTAGGTGATTCTCAGCCAATTAACTCTGGTCACGGTAATAACTATGTTGCATACTGTTTCCATAGTGTGACTGGGTATAGTAAATTCGGAACTTATAATGGTGACGGTACACATAATGGTTCTAACGCAGTTAACTGTGGATTCGAGCCTGCATTTGTAATGATTAAGTGTACTAACGATGCAGAGGCTTGGTGGATATTTGATAATGTCAGAAACCCACTTAATGGTGGAGAAGACCCTAAACGAATAGCTGCTAATGAAAGCAATGCGGAAGTTACTGGTGGTTCTACAGGTTCAGACTGGGTAGAGTTTACATCTACTGGATTTAAAATGACTGGTCAAGGCGGTGGTACTAACGGTGGTAGTGGGCAAGTATATGTTTATATGGCTTTCGCTGACAAACGAGAGTACGCATACTGGCTAGATCAAAGTGGTAACAATAATGACTGGACAAGTAATAACCTAACAGAGTCAGATATATCTGTTGATAGTCCTACGAATAACTTTTGTACCATAAATCCTTTAACTAGATTAGGTGTAACTGGAAGCAATACTCAAGGTTTTGCAGAAGGTAATTTAATGATGGATGAAAGTTCTAATGGTTGGTCTTGTTATGGTGGAACTCATTTAATGCCTTCTGGAAAGTATTACTACGAAATGTATATGGCAGGTTCAGGTACTGTTGATGTAAATATGGGTGCAGTTGTAAATGATTTCAATCGAGGTAGTAATGCAGGTATAGATACAACTGGTGCTTATTCTCTATATGCTGGGAGTACTGGTAATGGAACTAAATATGATAATAGTGGTAGTGGAACAGGCATGGGAACAGGTTATCACTTTACTTGGGGAGATATAGTTCAAGTAGCCTATGATGCTGATAGTGGAAAAATGTGGTTAGGAAAAAACAACATTTACTTGGGTTCGGGAAATCCTGCAACTGGAGCAAATCCTTTCTTAACAGTTAGCGCAACTAATAAAGGAAAATTAATACCAGCTTTTAGCCAATATCATTCTACTTCAGAAATAATAGCAAATTTCGGTCAAGATTCCTCATTTGCTGGTTATAGAATAGCACAAGGCAATCAAGATGGTAATGACATAGGTGACTTCTACTACACACCACCTACAGGTTTCTTAGCTTTATGTACAAAGAACTTGCCTGACGCTACTGTTACACCTCAAGAGCATTTTAATACTGTGCTTTATACTGGTACTGGTAACACTTCTACAAATGCAATTACAGGTGTTGGATTTCAACCAGACCTTGTATGGACAAAAAATAGAGAAGATACTTATTTCCATACTTTGTATGATGCTGTAAGAGGAACTGGTAATACAAAAGCTATACATTCAAATGATACTGCTTCTGAAGGAACACATTCTGCACATAATAATTTAGCTTCTTTTGATTCAAATGGCTTTACTTTAGGAACAACTTCTTCAACAAGTGTTCAAAATTATTATGACCATATATATGTAGCTTGGAACTGGAAAGCTGGAACATCTGTGTCAGGCAATACAACTGGTTCAGGTGATGACATAGCATATACAGGCTCAGTTAATACGGATGCAGGATTTTCAATTATTAAATATGCTGGAAACAATACAGCAGGACATCAAATACCACACCATTTGGGTGTTGTACCTGATGCAATATTTATTAAGAGTTTAACTTCACAATCTTGGAACTGCTTTTTTCCTAATACAAGTCTAGGAGCAACAAAAGGTTTACAGTTAGATAATACTGGTGCAGCAAATACAGTTAGTCATTTAAACAACACTATGCCTTCAACTTCAGTTGTTACATTAGGTACTGGTGCAGGCACAAACACTAAAGATGGTGATGACAATCCTCAACCATACATTATGTACTCGTGGGCAAATAAAGATGGCTATGTAAAAGTCGGTTCATATACTGGTAATGGTAGTCAAGATGGTCCATTTGTGTACACAGGTTTTAGACCAGCTTTTGTAATGGTGAAATCATCAAGTATGAGTAATTCAGAAACAAATTGGGTTATTTGGGATAACGAAAGAAATGGTTACAACACCACAGGAAATGTTCAAGTTTTTGCTAATCAATCTTGGGCTGAAGGACAAAGAGATGATAATGGTGGTGCTGGAATTTCTGATTTAGATATTTTATCTAATGGGTTTAAACATAGAGATTCAACTTGGGCGCAAAACGGTCAAAATGGTGCTACTTTTATCTACATCGCATTTGCAGAAACACCATTTAAGTATTCTAATGCGAGATAAATAATAGTATGGCTATAAGAACACCACTAAAATTAGATAGTACAAACCTAAAGGAGATGTCATCGACAGATACTGGTAATATCATATCGAGAATGGTCTATCTTTATTTGACAGATCCTTCTGTAACATTATCTGTTGTTGCAAATAGTGGTTCATTAACTGGTATAAATGATACGAGAATGCAAGCTGGTGCTATGTCTTCATCTGCTACAGCATTTCCTAGTGAATCATCTACAGCAGAACCTAGTGTTGTTACTGTTGCATACGATAAAATTAATGAGGCTACAACTTCATTATCAGCTCCGGCCGATACAAATAACATAAGATTTCCTGTGTATTATGACTCGGGTAATATTAAAGCAATGTCTCTTACTGATATGTATGAATCATTTGTTAGCCTTGCATCAAATGGAGCAAGTGAATTAATTCCAGCTGCACAACCATATAAGATTCATACATCTACTACGCCTCCAAGTGGATATACATTAGTATCTTCAACTCCAGTGTTTATTGATACAAGAGCTAATGTTTCTGCATATACTGCAGGTGGTATAGGAGAAACACTTGATCAGCCAACTACAATAACTAGTTATTACTTACATAGAGCAAATGGTACCGCTGTTACAGCACCAACACCATTATACATTGATTCAAATCAAAACTTAAAAGAATATACCGCAGCAGAGTTTGATGCTATATTAAAAGAAGTAATACGATATACATCAGTGAATTTAACATCTAATAAATTAAGATATTTTATAGATGGAGCAGGTACGACATTAGGAACTGGTATGGCAAATACTAAATTAAATGGCTCAGGTAATTATCAAACAAGATATGTAAATACCGATGATTATAGAGCACAAGAATTCCCTAATGGTTCTGTGGTTACAGAAGCCACATATTATTTGAAAGCAAGGAGAGTATAATGTTTACTAAAAAGAATGTAATAACTGCAAGGTTTATTAATGAAGGACATACAACAATTGAAGTACTTCATACTATTAAAGGTGATGAAAAAGCTCATGCTTATATATTAGAATATGATAAAGATTCAGCTGATTATAAAGATTTAGAAAAAGCTGGATGGGATTTAGAACGTATCCAAGAAGAAACAGCTGGATATAAAAGAGCTGCTAGTCTTCAACATGATACAGCGGTTGCAGCTGCTGCTCAAGAGTGGCTCAAAGAAAATCCACCTGAAATTGTTACTGAAATTGAAACTATTATTGAAAATATAAAGGTAGATGATATCATAGGTTCAATTATATCTAAGAATACAGATGAAGATATGATATTTAGAGCTAAACTAGCTGTAATGGAATTAGATGATGTTAAAAAATCTAAAGATACAAAACTAAAACAAGAAATACGTAAAGCTAATACCTTAATTGAAGTAGTATCAAAGTTAGAAAAATTTATGAAGTAAAAAATGAATGTAATTTTTGTGAAGTGGGGTACGAAGTATTCCAGTGATGATGTTAATGCACTATATAATAATCTAATCGAATATAATTCAAAATATTCATATCATTGCTATACAGATAATCCAGAAGGCTTAAATGAAAATATCAATGTGATATGGATTCCATCATATCCTATACTTAAAAAATGGTGGAATAAATTAAGAATGTTTTCTTCTGAATTTCCCCTTAAAGGAAAATGCATGTTCTTTGATATAGACACTACTATTCAAAATGACCCCTTTAAAGTTTTAGATCAAGTTGATTTTAATAAATTAACTATACTTGATTGCCCATGGAAATCTGATCCTATATATAATAGAGCTACTAACTATGATGTACGAATAGCAAGTGGTGTTATAACATGGACAGCAGGTAACCATGCAGAGATGTGGGAATCTTTTATGGCTAATAAAGATTATTACCTACGTAAATATAAAGGTATAGATAGATATATAGCCCACGAAGGTTATAGCTATAACACATTTCCACATACTTATATCCAATCATATAAATATCAACAAGAAATAGATTATGAACCTGCAATAATGACATATGAAGAGGTAGACTTTGAATCCAGAAATATTAAATAGATGTCTTAAGTTAATAGAAGAAGTATATAATGAATCAATGTATGGTGAGAATGATATATACCGCATTAAAGATCTTATACATTCAGTAGATAAAAATCATTGGAAAAGCAAACAATGGTTAGTCCGTGAATTCTATAAATTATATGACCACAACCAAGGATCATTTTATGTAGGTGGTGGATGGTATGGTTTATTATCCCATCTTATGAGAATGCAATGGCCGGAAGAAGGCTTAAATCTAACAAGTGGTGATATAGATCCGAGGTGTGAAGAATTTGGTTGGAAACTATTTCATAATAGTGATATTAATTTTGTTACCGAAGATATGACCTCACGTGACTTGAGTGAATACTCAGCAATTATATCAACTTCGTGCGAGCATGTAGAGCCTGAGGTATTAGAAAAGTTTATAAGAAGCAAAAACTCTAATGCATGGGTAGTATTACAAACAAACAATTATGATGAACTTGATAGCCATATTAACTGCTATCCTGATGTAATGTCATTTGCAAATTGGGTAGAGCCACTAATTAAAGAAAGAATTTACTTTGCAGGTACATTAAGGCTCGGTGATTTTGATAGATATATGGTAATAGGAAAATGAGTCGTATAATATTTTCTATCTTTATTGATATTCCTAAAGAAGATTTAGATAATCCAGGTTGGTATAATGCTGAAGGGAAGATGCAGGATACTGATAAAAGTAAACAAACAAAAGATTACTTTGCGAAATATAGTAATAAACTAAAAGCAAGGCAAGTTAAATACGCTAGAATTATAGGTGTTGATTATGTATTGCATGAGTATGATAATGACTATAAACAATATGTCAATTATTTTAAAAATAATTATCCACAGATATCAATCTATGATATAATAAACTTTTATAAGCATGAGCTTATGAAAAGATATGCACACAAGTATGATGAAGTATGTTACTTAGATTTCGATGTTATACCAAATACTGCTAAATCTATATTTGATATAGTAAAGCATGATGAGTTTGGTTGTGCTGATTCAAATAGAGAAGCTGAGTGGGGTAAGAAAGTAGAAGTTAAATATTATAATACATGTATACGAAACCCTTCAAGTAAGTATTGGAATTGTCATGCTATGTTAAACGATATCGGATTAGAACCTGATACCGATGTATTCAATACAGGAATTATGGTTGCTTCAAGTAAGATGATTAAACGATTAGATTATTTTGGTAATTTTGAACAAGTACTTGAATTAATGACAAGGATAAAGCATGATGAAGTATCTATGTATCCGCACAATATACAAAGATCATTTAACTATGATAATGAAACTGTATTTGCATATAAAAGAATTGTAAATGATATAAAAATTAATTATTTAGATGATGACTGGCACCATAAAGTACAAGATGAGAAGTGGTATGTATTTAATGAGAATGCTAAAATGTATCATGTAATCAATAAGAGGTTTGGCAAGTTTTTAAAATGAAAGTATTCTGCGTAAGAATAGGAACAAAATACGGAGAGGAATACGAAGATTATATTGAAGAGAAGTTATCTGATTATGACGTACATTGGATAAGGCAACCTTTTGATAATCGCGTTGAGCTTCAATGGAATAAGATGTTACCTATGAATCTCGATATTGATGACCCAGTGTGTGTTATGGACATCGACGTTATCCTTATGAACGACTTTAAACTGATCTTTGACTATCCCATTCAGAGAGGAGAGTTTATTGGCGCTCCAGATTGGTGGCAGAATAGAGATGACTATCATTTAAATGGTGGCTTCTTTAAGTACTACCCAAAGGATTGTAAGTATATATTCGATAAGTTTATGAAGGATCCAAAATACTGGCAACAATACTATATAAACAATGGTACAACAATCGGTCCAGTAAATGGTGAACAGTATTTTGTAGAAGATTCTGTGAATGAACAGCTAACCCTAAAACTATTACCTAATGCATGGTTTACACGATGGACTAATGCTGGAGATCACACCTGGAAATCTAATATAAATAAGTTATATAAAGAAAAATCTGGTAATGAATATCTCAACATAGATGAGTTTCACCCAGATATAAAATTTGTGCACTACACATTTGCTATGAATAAACCAAGATGAATAAAGATATATTATATTCGTATCTTACAGTATACGGAATACAAAGTGAACTAAATATTCGATTAGATGACCCTGAACAATTTGTAGATTGGACAGAAGCCAACTTTGATTATGTAAGATATAACCCTAGGAAAGATATAGATCGTTGGGGATTAAGCATAACAAGTTATGATGGTGGACTTAGCGGTATTCCTGACTTAGATAGCATAGGAGAATACTGTGTAGAAAATAATGTATCTCTTGAAGAGAGTGATTTTGATGTACCAACAGAAGTGTATAAACAAAACCTTCATCTTCAAAAAGTATTAGAACCTTTTAAAGGACATTTCTATAGAACCCACATATTAAAATTAAATCCAGGTGGATACTTTCCCAAACATAGAGATTTAAGGCAAACCAATTTTAATAATTTTAGATTGATTATTCCCTTAAAAAATCCATGTACATTTATAATAGAAGATAAAATTTTAAATTGGGAATTAGGCAGAATGTATTATGTAGATACTGCTAAAGTGCATTATCTATTTAATGCTACAGATGAGCCAAGCTATTGGTTAGTGCTTAATGTCGAATTAACAGAAGAAGTGTTTAAAAAAGTAACACATCATTTTTCATATAGAGCATGATAGTACAAGTTATTACAGATGATTTAATACCTGATCTGGAAGTCTTCTGCCAAAAAGCATGGAAATTAGGTTATACTAATAACTCTAGTCTTAAAGCAATGCGATATGATTGGTGTAAAGAGAATGGGGAATATTATTGTGCTATGCAAGACGATAGAATAATTGCTGTAGCTGGGTGTCATACATTACCGGAAGTAGGTGACGATGCCTGGAGAATATTATTTAGAGGATGTGAATTACCGGGAACATCACCTTATAAAGGATTAAACAAAGGTGATTGGAATAGTGTGACACAAAGAGATTTCATTCCTAAATTTATTGACTATATTCCATCTAAAAATTTATATATAAGTACAAATACAGATAATGAGCATTCTGGCAAAGCTTTGAGGAACCATAGACTTATGAATATACTCGCCAAACAAAAAGATGCGTATATAGATAATATGGGTGACATGGTATTATATGATACACAGCAAACAATATGGAAGCTAAATATAGATCAGTACCTGAATAGAAGGAGTAAATTAAATGGAATGGTTTAATTGGAATCATTTAAAAGAAGCACGAGAAAAAGCCGGAGGTAAAGGAGGCTATTGGTGGCATTTTAAGTTTGCAGCAATAGAAGCTGTATGGTTATTCTTTGCAGCTATTGGTTCTTTAATACATGCTATATTTCCTTTTCTTATTGATTTTAAATTACTAAAAGCAAGAGTTGCTAGGCTTAAATATCTTAAGTCAAAACTTCCACACGATCCTGATTTAAATAAGATACACTTTGATGATTAATACAATTGGTTATAAGAATGGTGAATACCTGCCACTAGAATATTGTGGACCAACAATACTAGATTTTGGATTTATTCATAATGATGCAACATATGATGTAATGCCTATATATGATGGTAAAGCATTCTGTTTAGATAGACACTTAAATAGATTTGTAGCTTCAGCTGAGTACTACAATCTTGAGTTACCGTATATACATTACTTAGGAATTGCTAGTGAGTTAATGGAAAGGAATCCAGGTATAAAAAATGGATTTATGTGGTTCATAGCATGGAGAGGTTATCCTGAATCTGGTCAACCAAGAGACATTAAAAATGCACCAGTTAATGTAGCAATGTATATAAAGCCAAGCTATCCTTTGACAGCAAAAGGTGGTGCAGTAAATGTACAATTATCGGATCAGCCTCGAGTACCTGACAATTATTATAACCAAAGGGCAAAAAACTTTTCTTGGATTGATTTGACAAGAGCTCAGTTAGGTAAATCAGATATGTTTGACACAGTTGTATTATTAGATCATACTCGTCATATAACAGAAGGCCCAGGATTTAATGTTGGATTTGTGTGGGAAGATATAGTATATACACCATTAAATAATTGTTTGCATGGCGTAACAATGAGTGTTGTCGAAGATATATGTGATGATTCTCCAGGAATAACATTTGTTAGGAATCATTTAGAAGAAGATGTGTGGCATTATGCTGAAGAGATCTTTTTGGCATCATCATCTGGTGGTATAACTGCAACACAAAGAACTGGAAAAATAACTGAATGGCTACAACGTGAATATATAGAGAGAACAAAACATTATGACTACACAACAGAACTATGATTTAAAATTAGATTTTGATGATGTATTAATAAAACCTCGTAAATCAATTAAGCCTCTTACAAGGCAAAGTGTTAATATAGAAATACCTTGGTTAGATAAAACATCGCATCCTATTGTTATTGCAAATATGCCTTCAACAGGAACATATGAGATAGCAAAGCATATGACACCAATGAAAGTGTTTACATTTATTCATAAAGAATATACTGTAGAAGAGCACAAAATCAATTTAGCTATGATGAAAGATCGTAGTTACATTGCTATTACAAGCGGTGTGCAATCATGGGATATAGAAAGAACTATTGAAGTTATAAGTGAATTTAATGATGTCGGCATAATTAATGTTGATATAGCTAATGTCTATGCTAATGTTAGTGGAATGATTAAAGCTATTCAAACATATAGAAAACACTTTCCACATATTAAAATATCTGCTGGTAATATATGTGATAAAGATCTTATGGAAGAGTTAGTTAATGCCGGTGCAGATTATATTAAAGTTGGTGTAGGTTCAGGTGCTGCATGTATTACTCGAACAGAAGTTGGTGTGGGTATTCCACAGTTGAGTGCTGTATTAGAATGTCATGAAGAAGCACAAAAGCTTAGGATTGTAAAATAATATCTGATGGTGGATGTGTTACTTCAGGCGATGTAGCTAAAGCAATTGCTGCTGGTGCAGATATGGTTATGATTGCTGGTATGGTTTCTAGTTGTTATGAATGTAGTAATATGGTAGAGATTGATGGTCAACAATATGTAAATCTATATGGATTAGGTTCAACAAAACAATATAATATACATGGTGTAACTGAAAAGGAATATAGACCAAATGAAGGTAGAGATCTAATGATACCTGCAAAAGGTCATATCAAAGATATTATTAATCAAATACTTGGTGGATTAAGAAGTGTATGTACTTATGTGGGTGTATCTCACATTACACAGCTATCTTCTCATGCTGAGTTTATTAGAGTTAATAATACTCATAATAGAAGCTTAGAGAAATATGGATAATTATTTACAACAGATTTTAAATCATAAACGATTTGGAATAGGTATTGTATCATCGGGAACAACAGGAGAACCAAAGCTTATATGGAGATCGCCTGATAATCTTCGTGCATGTAATGAAGTTGCTATACATGCTCAGCAATTAACTAGCAAATCTAAAGTATTAACGGTAACAAAAACCGATCATGCTGGTGGATTACTATTACAAACATTGCCGGCATATACCTTAGGGTGCAAAGTCATTGATGTAGAAAAGTTTAATGCATTTAATTTCTTAAAGAAGATAAAAGGATACACACATACATTCCTAACACCTGAGCAAATGAAAGCTGTGATGATGACCAAAGGTTTTAAAGATTGTGACTTAAGTGGTATACGAATATTAGGTGGTAGTAATCCAGTTAGTTGGGAAATAATAGAAGCGTTTGTATCAAAGGGAGCACTTGTTCAACCTAATTGGGGTATGAGTGAAATTGGCCCGATGGTAATCAATATTGAGATAGATAGTATAGAGCATATAGAATATTTAAAACAAAGAACGCCTAAAAGTTATACTATATTAGGTAATGCATATTGGTGTGATTGGAAAATAGTTGACCATGAGTTATATGTTAAAAGCGATATGTGTATTGAACCTGGGTGGTTTGCTACAGGAGATATCGTTGCTTTAGATATGGGTAAAAGAATGTATTATAAGGGAAGAAAATAATGGAACCATACTTTAAACTTATTGAAGGCATAGACTTTACACCAAAGACACGACAAAAAATTGCAGATAATATTTTAGCAAACTGTGATAATTATTTTAGATCAGGAACTAAAGAAGATAAATTTGGTTTTAATGACTGGAATTGGTTTTGCCCTAGAGATTTAATGCCTAGAGATCTTATGGATGAAGTAGGTAAACGATTTAAAATACCTGTAGCTTATGAACTGCTCGGGCAAACTCCATATACATATGGAAAGATTCATATAGACAAACAGATACCTACGAATCCGCCTAGAGAGACACTTATTAACTTTCCTATATACCCCTTAAACAAAGATTTATTTTCTCCAACTAATTTTTTTGAGTTAGAAAGTGGAACTTATGATGATTATGATAATGCAGTATTTAAATTAAAAGCTTCTGTAGATTATTCAATAGGATTACCTGTTATATTTAATTTACAAGAATTCCATAATGCAGTAAATCCTGGCAGTGATTACAGATTTAGTTGTCAATTTACTACTGATATACCATTTCAAGAACTAGTTAATATATACAACCAGGGAGAATTATTTGTATAAATACATTATATAGTTATTAAGTGAGTCATCTCACCTGGCTTCGGTCTGATAATAACGGGTGTTTACACCTGAGATGGCTCTCTTAATAGCTATATATAAAACACAATACAATTATGATTGAGAAGATATTAGCGGGCACATTAGCCCTTTCATTAGGTGGATGTAGTATGTTAGGCGGTTTCAACGCACTAGATCCCAAGAATTTAATAAAGACAGCAGCAACAACTGGTGTCACATACGTCATAGCAGGCCCTTTACCGGCAGCGGCCAATGCAGCGACATCTATAGCAGTTGATTCAGTATTACCTGAAGATAAACCTGCAATAAGCGATATTGAAGCCGGGAACGAAGAACAATTGAGGGCATTTATGTTTGCAAATGTAACAGAAACCATACTATATGGTGCAATCGGATTTTTAATATTCACTAATGTTGTCGGTCCATGGGCTGCACAACGAAGAGCAAGAAGGAAAGCAGAACAAGCAGCAGTAGATCAGCGTAGGAAAGATAAGTATGACGCTATGAAGGCAGAGCTTGCGGCAAGAAGAAGTAAAGATTAAGGAGCTAAATGCAAAAGAAAACTAGTAGGAATATTAGTAAGTCAGTTCAATTAAAACATACAAAAGAAAAGTTACATGAGATGGGTCATGATAGATCACACAAGAAAGCTAATCTCGTGAAGAGCTTAAAAAATCTCATGAAAAGAAATAATCGAAAAGGAGAATAAGATGGGGTTTAATAGATTTTTAGAAAGAACTATTGCAAAATCACAACAATGTAATAGAAATTGGGATCTATCTAAGCAAATCCCAGATGAGGATATTAAAACAATGGAGCAGTCTGTCAAGCATTGCTCGTCTAAACAAAATCGTGTATTTTATAAAGTTCTGTATACACAAGATCGTGATAAGATTGAAAGAATACATGATGCTACAGATGGTTTTACCTATGGTTTAGATATGGAAAAAGATAAAGATGGGAATTTTTTATCGACCACTAACCCTCAAGTACTAGCAAATACATTATTTATTTTCGCAAAAGATAGAGATGAGAAAATAGATTATGCTAGAATAGCTGAAGAGAAAAATCTTGGTATAGAAGAAGGCAAAGACAAAATGGATGAAGACCGTTCAATTGGAATTGCTGCAGGATATTTAACTCTCACTTCTAATCTTTTAGGATATGAATCAGGTTGTTGCCAATGCTTTAATGAGGCTGATGTTAAAGATATATTAGGTATAGATGAAGATGTATTTTTACTAATGGGTGTAGGTTATGGTGATAAGACAAGATTGAGAAAAGAACATCATACAGATCCTAGCTTTACATTTCCTTCATTTAAGAAAGATATAAAAGTACAAAGAGTATAATTAAGGGACTAAGTTATATATTTCTATAACATCTTCCTTACCTTTCACTCTAATATCACCTATCTTATGAGATCGTATAATCATATCATCTGGCAATTGAGTCATTGTCATGGAGGAATAAATTGTTGGATATTGTAAATAATCTCCCCTTCCTGCTGTTGCTTCTAGTCTTGCTGCTAGATTAACAGCATCACCTATTACACTAAAATCAAATCGTGTAGAGCTACCCATATTACCGATAATAGCTGGTCCAGTATTTACACCTGTACCAACGTTAATATCAGGTAAGCCTCTATCCTTATATCTTTGTTTTAGTTCTAATGTCTTTGCTTCTATTTCAACAGCGGACTTCACCGCCATCTCAGCATGATTAGGCATATCTAATGGTGCACCAAACACAGCCATAATACAATCACCCATAAACTTATCAACCATACCACCATTATTCAATATAATATTTGTCATCTCATCTAAGAACTCATTCACTAATACAACTAAACCTTCTGGGTCATCTTTGTTTTTATAATATTCTGAGATAGGTGTGAATCCAATAATGTCCATAAACAAATAAGACATATCTTTTCTTTCACCACCAAGCTTAAGTAAGTCAGGATTTTTCTGCAGTGCTTTGACTTGACGTGGATCTAAGTAGTGTTCAAACTGTTTCTTAATCTGTTGCTTCTGTCTAAACTCTAATATGAACCTATTAAACGTGGCATGGAATCCTACAATAAAGAATGTTAATAATGCCCATGTAATATCTACAAGAACTAATTGTGTGCTAAACATATGTTGGAAGTAATATATACCTCCACCGAATATACCTAATAATGATACACCTATTATCCAATAAGGTGTAAATCGTGTAATAAGTATGATTAATATACCTAATACGAATCCAGCCAGTATCTCTATGAGGCTATCATATCTCTTTATTGTTTCTCCATCTAATATTGTTTGGAGAGTTTGTGCAGATATAACATAATCATATTGTTCACCCACAGGTGTTGCAACAACTCCGCCTAATCCCTCTGCTGTCATAGCAACAATGACTGTTGTACCCGCAAGTGGCGTGAAGTCTTCAGACGCAGCACTCATTGTTTTAAATTCTTTATTCCATCTTACCCATACACGAGCATTCGTATCTGTATTAATTGTAGCATAAGCTGGAACTCTCATAGCCACAATACCAGTCTCATCTGCTTTGACTTGATATGATGGGTCACCTACAGCAACACGAATAGTTTCTATTGCCATATTCGGATATACTTCCTCACCTATCTTCATAAGCAATGGAACTCGTCTAACTACACCATCAATCTCAGGAGCTGTATTAATAACACCAACACCATTCGCACACTCAGCAAGTTTAGGTAATGGTCCAACCATACCATTCCACTCAAATAGATATGGTAACGGATCACCTATCTTTGCCACACCTCTCGGCACTGGATTAGATGTTCTCTTTTGTGCTGTACCTGTTTGGGCAATGACTGTGCCATACGTTAGTGTTTCACAGAATACATCATCACTACCAAACCTATCTTCCTCACTAAACAATATAGGCATAACAATAATACCTGTTTCTGCATTCCTTAATTGAAGTATGAGGTTAGCAAGTACATCACGATCCCACGGCCATTGGCCATGTTCTTCGATTGCTGCTTCATCGATGGTAACTATTGTAACTGCTTCAGAAGGAGTCTTCTCTTCATTTTGCAATACATAGTCAAATGATTTAAGTCTGAGTATCTCTTTGACCCATGGATCTTGCAGACCGATATAGGTTAATGCTATAAGGGTAACAAATGCGATAGACCAATGTGATAATATTTTCTTCATAAACCTATTTATATTAATTCTTGCGTGACTTGAACTGAGCAACCACTAGGATGTAGTGCATGTATTTGTTAAACTATATGATTGCGCTGTGCTATTATACTGTAATAAATCTAAATCTGTTGTATAAGCTACCAGTTAAATCTATTGTTGCGGTATGGTAGCATCTCCTTCTTTGCATAATGATTCTTCTCCATTATCAGTTATATACTATAAGTTATATGATTTATCTTGCCATTGCCTTCTTGTTTAAAGAATATATCATTATTATCACCACCATAATGTATAAATTTTGCCTCATGGTCTGCATTACCTGTACCAGTTTCTTGTGACCGCCTTTAAATTTGTGTCACCACTATGAAGATCTAATTGACAGTGTGCCCACCATATTCTGCTGTAGCATAGAATCACATGTTGTATGAAGTTCGCATCAGCGTCAAATGTTTTACCTTGGCAAAAATGAACAGTATTATCATTAGTATTAATATGAAATCCTATTCGATTAGCATCTGATCCTGTAGTATTACAATATTGCTTCGATACTTTAAAGTATTACCTGAACCATCTAAGTCACCACCCCAAGATTGCCAGAACCCCAATGCCGTAGTATAACCCACACTAATGCATCTTCATTTCCCTCTTGGTCAATTGTAACTGTATTATCATCATGTGCTACCTTAGAAATTGTACTACATTATCATCACCATCTTGGGTTATATCTATTGTTAGGTTATCGCTCGTACCAACTTGTGTAATGTATATTTCGTTATTGGCAAACACAGAACCAGCCATAAAAATTATTGGAATATATAATATTATTAATACTAATATGCTACTGACTTTGAATAATAGTGATTTCACTTTCTATTCCTCCTAATTCAAAATCTATTAACTCGAAATCCCCTTGTTGTATATTCATCATATAACTATTTTCTTGTTCAAGTCTTAATTCAACCACACTACCACTTGCAGCTTCTCTATGCCAATACCATTGTGGGTCTTCATCTAATATGGTAATGCCTGTGTCTTTATCTTTACCTAATGTAAAATCGTATGAACCTTTTTTCTTATCAAATTCAGAACGCATTTGTAATGCTAATTGACGATATTCAGTTGTTCTAGAATATCTGCTAAGAAATTCTGATCTAAGAAATCTGTATCAAGCATTGATACATACTCATCTTCTTCTATTTCTAAATAGTCTATTTCTAATTCTTCAAACTTTAGAAAGTCTATGTCAAGAGCAGTAGCAACTTTATTTAATTCTTCATTCTGCATTGCCTCTTCGATCTCGCGAGGTTTAGATATAATAAGTAAGTTATTAATGAATGCTTCTTCTAGATCTACAATCACAGGTTTTAATGGCCTCGAAGAAATAGTGTCCACAACGGTAGCCTGGAAGGCCTGATTCATAATAACCATGCCCGCATCGGATTCAACTGATATCTCACCTACAAAGCAGTTACCATTTGTATCACATGACGGCAGTAGAATAATAGTAGAACTACCTACCTCGTCTATCGTCATTGAAAAATCTGTACCTCGAACACCGATAGTAGCTGTTGGTGTTTTTATTTGTACTGCAGTTGGGGTGGTCTTTGCAATCTGACCTGAAGCATATCTTACTGTACCAAGTGCTGCTTTTAGTGATAGCGACCCCTTCTTAGTATTTGGGTCATAAACAAATTCATCAATAATAAGTTTGGAATGCTGTGTAACATCTACCCTCGTATCATCAATAAAGCCAATAGCGACTTTACCTTTACCAGTTTTAACAGTATCATACTGGAATATATCTAAATCTTTTTCGGCATCAACATCTTCACCATCCGTTCTTTCAATATTGGCATTACCTTCATGTAAGATAACATCGCCAATTATACTAGCGAATGATGAAAATGTTAAACACCATAATATAACAAAAAGCCGCACATTAATCCCTCTGGATTATATCTACATTAGCTGATGCACCATTAACTGTCATTGTAATAACATCACCAGAACCACCAGTTTGTAAGATAACATAATCTGCAGATGCACCATCATGTGTTAATGATAATGTACTTGCGTTATCTTGGTCAATATCAGCTACAAAGGTTGCACCATCTACATCCATGTTGACTGTACCTGTGCTTGTTTGTTCTATACTGATATTAGCACTTGCTCCGTTTGCATCTAAGTTAATAGTACCTGTGCTTGTCTGGTCAATATCAAATGTACCACCAGCACCGTTTAAACCATCCGAAGTTTGTCCAAGAATAGTTCCATCAGTATTAAATGTTGCATGACCTGTCTGATTAATATTAACTGTCTTCACAGCGCTTGCCGTACTTCCAGTGGTTGTCATTGTTACTGTACCACCCGCTGTTTGAGTAATATCAATGTTTTGTGAATCACCTGTTGTAGTTACAGTTGCTGAGTTATCATATACACCTGATTGAACAACATCAACATCAGCAGTGATACCAGTTTGAGTCATAATTAAAGTATGACCTGCAACATCTCCATTACCATCAATATCGATTAGATAGTTATTTGAATCACCATTAATTGTTAATCTTAATATTGCACTTGCACCATCGATAGTAGCTGCAACAACAGTACTGTCCGTACCTGATGCACCAACAATATCAATATCGGCATTATCACCCGAAGTAGAACCACCAACATCAATGTCAATATCTTGTGAGTTACCCGTAAAAGTAATTACAGCATTGACATCATCACAACCACTTGTGCTATCTGCTGGGTCACAATTGAAATCAATATTGTTACTATTACCTGTAGTACTCCATGTACCAACAAAGTTATCACCGTTTATATCAAAGGTGATTATATTACTATTACCAACCTGGTCAATATTAAAGTTTGTTGCAGAGCCAGACACGGTGGATGCTGTAGTTGAATTACCTACCATATTACCATCACCATCCTGGAGTACATCAAAAACTAATGAAGCACCAGCCTGTGTTACATAAATCTTATTTGTTGCCATTGCTGGCAAACTCATCAAAGCCATAATAAAGAATGTCAGTAATTTCATTAACTACTCTCCTTCTTTTGCCTCAATTGGATGTTTCGCCCAATCATCAAGTGGTATATCAGAATATACAGCATCTTTGTCTACCCGTTCTGCTATAACGGGTTCTGCCCATTCCCATAAACCACACTCTCTTCCTTCATATAACATTTGCAATACTGCAAATTCAATAGCTGTACGAATCGCATAATTCACCGGTTCGTTAGCTGCATTGCCAGATTCTATCTCCAATGCTCTTGTTCCTAAATCTAAAAATCTAAATACATCTGCACCATTGCTGGTGCTTGCGATTGTTTTAGTAGACGACACAGTCAATAGGATTTCTCCTGTCTGAACTGAAACAAGTCTTAATGAAACAGTTACTTGATCAGTTCTATATTGATCGTTAGCTCCTAAACCAAGGAACCTTGCTCCTGCTCCTCCACTTGTAGTGTTCGTATCATACCCTACAATTGCCACCTTCTAATATTAAGCCAGCAAATAACATAGGTGCCAAAGCATCTGTGCTTTGAGCACCATCATATAGTTCTCTTGTACTTCTAATTAATTGTCTTTCTTTGACTAAGTTATCTAAACTTGCCCTTTCAACAACTGAGAACCAATCACCTTCACCAACTGCCATGAGTGATTGTATAACCCATACATCAGCTCCCTGAGAAACTGCTGTCGATAATCCTACCTGCTTTCTCTGTCCTGTCTCATCAGGGAAAGCATATACTGCCACGGTAATTTTTACTGGATTTCCATTTCCATCCGTGGGTGTATTTATCAAATCTGGCATATCTTTTAGCAATTCTTTTGTAGGTGTGCCCTGAACAAAAGGCATTTCTCCTTCTATTGCTTTGGTGTTCTGTACCGAACAACCAGCCATAATACAACTTAAAAATGCTATCGCCAAATATTCCATATTCATAATTTTAAAATTTAAAGTCTCCAACTGGTACAACTAATTCTGTTAATGAACCATCAGCTGCTGTAACAGTTAACGTAATTGTTTCTGCTGTCTCGTCTTTTACCCATGCCACTGTTGAGCCATCAGGTAAAGTTGCTGTACCACTTAATGGGCACTCTAATTCTGTCGTATCTAAATCTTCGGTGCAATTAGTACCGAACATATTATCAACCATTTGTTTGGATAAGTTTGCGAATATACGACTTTCTACGTTCGTTACAAACTTTGCAAGGGTGGTATTCTTAGCATCTCTCTCAGCTTTAGCAGCTGCAGATAATAAGTCATCCTTTACAGATTCTTTTCTATTGTATTCTAGCTGAGATATTGAAAGTACATGACTAGAATATCCTTCTCCACTAAAAGCCGGATTACTAAAATCAAACGTTAAATTACTCGCTTGACTTATTGTCGTCAGTGTTAGTAGTGTCAGTAAAAGTTTTAATTTCACCATGTCTTTCTCTCTCCTGTAATATCATATCTAATTTAGCGTTTAATCTAATTAAATCATTATCCAACATTCTTACTCTATCGATTAATGCAATTAAAGTCATATGGCTATCGCCTATAACTGGATCTACCTTTGTAGAAACCCATGTCCATATGAAGTATATAAAGTAACCCATTGCCAAAGCGGCAATAATAGGAAAACCGTAATCACTAACTAATTGTCCTATCGTTGTTTGTTGCTCTACTACTACTTCTTCCATTAGTCTCTCCTCGCATCAGTCTTACCGTCTGCTCTTGCGATTCGATCCGTATCAGGTCTTATACCAAATGCCTGACACATCTTTACATCAATACGTATTAATTCACTATTCATAGTCTTTACTCTATTGTCTAATGCTTGTGCAAACATTCTTTGTTGCTTAATGTCTGATTCAACTCCTTCTAATATAAAACTTAACGTTAAATATACGAAATAACCTGCTGCTCCTGCACCTACAATAGGAAACCCTACCTCAGTTACTAAATCTAATATGCCTTCCAAATCACTCTCCTAATCTATTCATTACTATATTTATAGAAAATCCGCCTTATAAATAGCAATATTATAAATAGAAATGTTAATCATGAGTTTATTCATCGATTATGATTGTATCAATTGTGATGTCTGTGTACCAGAATGTCCTAATGATGCTATATACTTTGGAGAAAATTATGAAAAAGGCCATCCGAAGTGGAGTGAGATCTATGTTATAGATGGTGATTTATGTACTGAGTGTGTGGGTCATTTTGATACACCACAATGTGTGGAAGTTTGTCCAGTAGATGTTTGTTTGCCAGATCCAGATAGGGTTGAAACAGAAGAACAACTATTAGCTAAAATAAAAAAATAGGAGATACCGTGGAAGAAGATCCAGTTAAAACATATCCGGCCAAAGATCCAGAAGATATTAAAGAAGTAAAAAAGAAAGATAAAGAACGACATCCGCCATTAGGTGCAATGTCGCCATTTGATGATGGACCATGGCCAGATAAAGGAGAAAACCATGTTTGAAGATAGACTATGGATTTATACAAGTATTGCAGGTGCATTATTAGGTGCAGCTTTTTTAGCCTATATTAAAGACACACGTATTGGTTTGTGGGCTTATGGTAAGATTGATGACACAGTAGATTATTTTAGAGACAAGTATGGTTGGACTTGGTTAAACCAAGATGAAGATGCTTGGAAGAAAGTCAATCCAAAGATTGCTGCAAAGATCGAGCAATTAGAAATGCGCATTGATGATTTAGAAACAGAAATAGAGGAGAAACTATAATGGGAAGTAATTTAGGATTAATAGCTTTCGGGCTTATCGCGTTATTTGCTACATCATTTATTAAAATTGCAGCGATCGCTGCATTAGGTTGGGGTGCTTATAAAGCCTATAGAGATTGGGGAGCAATGTAATGTCAATACGTGAAATGAATTTAAAGGAGAAGAGTCTCCTTTTTGCTAAACTTGCAGCTGATGCATATGGTGATAAACCGGATGTTGTAAAGCTTGCAAAGAAACATGGTTTTACTAAAACAAAATTTTATGATATAGGTGGAGCTCAAGCATATAGGTTTGAGTCAAAGACTGATGTTGTAGTTGCTTGTCGTGGTACAGAGCCTACAGAATTTAATGATCTCAAGGCAGATCTCAAAGCATTTCCAGTCAAATCAGAAACAGTAAGTAGAGTACATCGTGGCTTTAAGAATGAAGTTGATGAACTCTGGCCTGAGGTATCTGTTGATATAATCAATGTAAAGAAACCTTTATGGTTTTGTGGACATAGTTTAGGTGCTGCAATGGCAACTATTATGGCTAGTCGATGTGCATTGAATTATGATTTTCCAGAAGTTGAATGCTTATTTACATACGGTTCACCTAGTGTTGGTTGGCCTACATATGTTAAATCACTGTTAATATGTCATTATAGATGGCAGAATAATAATGATATAGTTACAAGAGTGCCTTTGAGACTTATGAACTATAAGCATGATGGTACGCTAATGTATATTGGACATGATGGAACAGTTCATGAAAAGAAAATGGGTGTATGGGCTAAGTTCTCAGATCGCATGAAAGGTATGTGGGGTGGACTAAAATCATTCAAAGTTGATAACTTTTCTGACCATGCCATGACAGAGTACATTAAACACATTGAAAATTGGTAGTTGTATAAATACATTCATAGGAAATTAATTTCGGGAATAGAATGACAACAGAAACAAAACTTCTCGAAATCGAGAATAAATTAGAGAGCATGCATGCTGCTTTAGAACGTCAGGAAAAAGAATTAGACTCTTGGCGAGAGCGAAGTGTAAGAGTTCCTAACTGGATTAGGAATAGTGGAATTGCATTGTTTCTAGCCATATTCGGTCAAACAATGACTGCAGTATGGTGGGCATCAGAGATCACGAATACTCAATCGAATATTCTTGCAGATGTCAAAGTAAACACTGAATACCGAATGCAAAGTGCAGAAAGGTACAATGACATTATGATAGAAATTACGAAACTCCAAGTGATGATGGAGTCATTAATTAACAACAAGGAATAAATATGAAAACCCTCAAACAAATTAGAGAAGCAAAATCGGGAGGCAAAGAAGCCTACCAAAAATTCTTCAATTCTCTTCTTAAAAAATTTGGAGTAAAATCGCCTGCTGAGTTAGACGATGCTAAGAAAAAAGAATTTTATGATGCTATCGATAAAGGTTGGAAAGGAGATAACGAAAAGCCTGAGAAAAATGAAAGGTATGACGATCCTGATAATTTAGATCCTGAGACTACTGTTGATTCGGATGAAGATATGGCTGATAAAGCTGCATCACAAATCAATGCTTCATATGGTAAAATGAATGCTTCTAAGAAGAAGAAAATGAATGCTGCATATCATAAAGAATCAGTTAAAGAAGCAAAGAAGCTTAAGCCTGGTAAAGGTAAAGCTGAATTAGATATCAATTGGGATGGAGATCGCAGTGATATTAAATTTGCTACAACAAAATATAAAATTAAAATGAAGCCACATAGTGATGGTGCTATCATTTCAGGTGATAAAGCAAAACTATTAGCTTACTTACAAGGGCAAGATTATGCTATGGATCCAGAGGATATTGAAGATTTATATCCTGAGTTGATGGAGAGTAGCAGCTACCCAAAGCCTTTAAGCATTATTCGTCAAGTTAAGGAATTCTCGGGTGATGCTGAAACAGTAAGAAGAAAAAGAAGACGTTTTGAAGCTGACGAAGAAGAAGCCCACAAAATGAACGAGAAAATGGTTATGTGTGAGCATTGCGGTAAAATGCATGAAGAAGGTGCTTGCGGTGACATGAACGAATCTGAGATTCATTTAGATGCGAAGTCTGATAAATTTAAAAAAATTAAAAAATCACAATGGGCTGCAATTAAGAAAAAATATAATGTAACAATTGATTCTGATAGTACTGGTAGTTGGGCTGGTGGTAAGCCAGCAGATCTTCATAAATTTGCTATGGCTATGGGAATGTCCAAGGATGACATTAAAAAAACCTACAATCACATTACTCCCGATTACAAAGGTGCTAGCAGTGTAAAGAATAGACAGCGTGAAGAAGTTGAAGAAGCAATGTCAATGAAAAGCATTGGTCTTAAAGGTGCAAGTAAGAGATCACGTGAAACAGGCCGTAAAGCAAAAGAAGGGCCAGCTTTGAGAGGTGCTAAATTAGGTAAATCACAACCTGTCTTAAACCGTTCTCAAGAGAATGAAATCCATAAGATTGCTAACAAGCATTCTGGCAACATGGAAAAAGCCATGAAAGAAATTGAGAAGATGAGAGTATGGAAAGGTAAAGGCATTCAAGACCATCCATATGTAATGGACGTTCTTAAAAAAGCTAATGAATCTGTTAACGAAGCAATGTCTAAAGGCCAAATGGCTCACGATAAAGACTTTATGCATAAGAAGCTTAAAGGTAATAATGACAAATCAATGAAGATTACTACTGCAAAAGCTTTGAAAATTAAAGTTGATGGTAATACATTAGTGATGACTCCTAAACAAGATAAATTAATGCAAAAGCATAAGGTTACTATACGTAATGATAGCGATGGTGACATATCAGTTTGGGGTAAAGGTAATGATGTCTATAACTTTATGGCTGCTATGGGTCAAAAAGTAGAAGAAGTCGAAGAGAAAGTTGATGTAGATGGTCGTTTAATTGGATTTAAATCTGCACAGCGTAGATCTGAAGGCGAGAAGCAAAAAGGTAAGGTCATTGTAGATAGACGTACTAAAGGTTATAAAGAAGCTAAACTACGTAGTGAAAAAGCTAAGGCTAAAAGAGAAGCAAAGAAAAAAGAAAGAGAGTTTGCTGAAAAATATCCTAGTATAGACTATGCTTATGGTGATGATGCTGAATTAAGAAAGACTATGGAAGCCGCAAGTAAAGTTCTAATGGGTGAAACTGCAGCGAATGCAGTAGCTCATGGTGGTGTTGATATGGCCCCTAATGCAGGAAAGAAAAAGAAAGATAAAGAAAAGTTAATGGCCAAAAGAGGTTACTAATGAAAAGTTTTAAGATGTTTGAGAGTGATGCATATCATTCCGGATTATCTAAATCTAGTAAAGCAAAAAGGCAAGCTCAATTTAAAAAGCAAGCTGCTATGGATGATGATGATCCGAATGCATATAAGCCAGCCGTAGGAGATAAGACTGCGAAGACCCGTATGTCTACACATACATCAAAGATGCGTAAAATGTATCCTGATGTATATGAAGCAAGTAAGTCTGATAAGTCATTAGCAAAGAAAGCTAAAGCTTCTGGTATGCCTCTCGGTATCTTAAGACAAGTCTATAATCGTGGTGTAGCTGCATGGAAGACTGGACACAGACCAGGAACAACACCTGAACAGTGGGGCCACGCAAGAGTAAACTCATTTGTAACTAAATCATCTGGCACTTGGGGTAAGGCCGATAAAGATTTAGCTGATAAAGTAAGAGGTTAATATGAAATCATTTAAAGCATTTGAAAATAAAGATGAGTTCTCGCCTCATATGATGTATGATCCTGAAACAAAGAAGGGTTATAAAGCAAAGACATATGACGATCATGTGAGAATGAAGAAGCTAGGTTATGTACATGATTTAGATGAGTTAGGTCCAGCTGCAATGAAGAGACGTAAAAGAATGCAGGATCGTTTACAAAAGACTATGAAAAAATATGGCGATGCTGCTAAGATGGGTATCGACGCGAAAGATGTGAATCAAAGACGGAATGCTCCAACTAGGAAGAAAACTTAAGCAAGGCCTTTTTGTAATTATGGCGACACTAACATTACCTTCAGCTCACTCGATGAATACGGTATATCCTATTAATATACCAACTCCAACATCCTCTGAATATTACACTAAAACAATAAATTTAAAAGAATCTGCTGGCTCGTATTTAGCCGAAGCAACAATGTTGGTGTATGATGAAATATTAAGATACCAAAGAGGAGTTGAATTTACACATGGATTAGATGAAGATCAATTGGCAAAGTTTGATTATGACGCATTTGAAGCCAATGTTAAATGGTTTATGGATGAAATAGTTGGTATAGAATCAGAATGGAAAAAAGATGCATTGAATCCTGAAAGTGGTGCATATGGTTATGTACAATTTTTAAATCAAGCTTCTGTTCAAACCGCAGTTAATCGTTACAGATACCATATAGAAAAATTTAATACACGTCGTAGTGGTGCTGGATATACTCGAACACAAGCTGTTAATGAATGGTTTCCTCCAATAAAAACTGACACATATGATTTATACATATCAGATATACCAGATGTTAAAGCTTTACCAGCAACAAACTTTAGCATGTCACCTGACTTGGCAGTTGGGGAAGTTGGACTAACAGGTGCACGTAGGCTATCCACATCGATACATAAGGGTATAGAAACTGAAAAATTTTACGAGTACAGTTTTGTAAAAGATTCAACAGGAATAACTGCTTCCTGGACAATGAGTAATATAACATATGGTACTTCACCGGGTTCTTTTGAAGCTGAAGAATATTTTTTCTTTGGAATACATATGACCGATCATCAAGCAGGTCAAATTCAATATGCTTATGACAATGAGAACTGGGATGATTTTGAAAAACTTGGGTTTGTATATAGTTTTTTTGATCCATCTAGTGATTATACTGCAGATGACAGATGGGAAGGTTCTAATTATGATGATAGTTTAGTAAAGTTAGTTGATGGAAAATGGACATATCCTGCATATACAAAATCAATTTCTGTTGAAGCTTCAGGAATACTTCCTGCAGAAACTGAAATAGTTTCATTTCCAGCAAAACCTCTTTTAACTGCATCAACTAATAGAGATTGGAATCCACGTGGCTATAGTGATGGCTCAAGAATGGAATATCCAGATTGGTTGATTACACTTGAAAGAAAGGTTAATAATAGTTTACTTGGTACAGTTATGGATCCAGGAAATTATGACCATGAAAGAGATTTAGCTGTGTTAAACTATGATGAAATGGTAGCATTAGCATTTGTTCATATGCATAGTAAAGATTCTAAAGATTATAACTTTGTACAGTTAGCAAAAGGTGATGTTGCAGCCGCAAAAGAGATATATTCAAAAAACCACCACACAAATATTGATGCTAAAACACTAGCACGTATGGAATTATTCTTCCAAATTCATTAAAGGAAGTCTTGTTTTATATAAATAAGTCTATATAACAAGGAAACATCATGGCAAAACCTAATTCAAGATCGACATTACAAGATTATTGCTTAAGAAATTTAGGCGCACCTGTAATTGAAATCAATGTAGATGAAGATCAACTAGAAGATCGTACTGACGACGCGTTACAATTCTATCAGGAATATCATTCTGATGGTGTAATTCGTGAATATTTAAAACATGAGCTTACTTCAACTGATATAACTAATAATTATATTACTGTAGCTGATAGTGTAACCAATGTTGTACGCATGTTGAAGATTACTGGTACTTCTGGTTCTTCATTATTTGACATGGGTTACCATATGCGTGTAAATGATATCTTCATGTTGCAAGGTTTAGGCACGCAAATGCAGGAATATACTCAATCGCAACAAAAATTATCTTTGATTGACCATAGATTAAACAGCGAAGAGCATATAAGATTTAGTAGACACATGAATAGAGTTCACATGGACGAAGGCTTTGGTGATTTGGGTGCTGGAGATTTTATTGTATTAGAGGTATTTAGTATTATAAATCCAGCAACATATGTCGACGTTTTTAATGACTTGTATTTAAAGAAATATCTTACTGCGTTAATTAAACGCCAATGGGGTGCAAACTTAATGAAGTTTCAAGACTTTCAGCTTCCTGGTGGTATAACAATGAATGGACGTCAAATCTATGAAGATGCTATCGAAGAAATTCAAGGATTAGAAGAAGAATGTAGGTTGATTTGGGCTATGCCAGACAACTTTTTAATGGGATAATAAATGGCTACATCAGTATACTTTTCAGGTGCAGTAAGATCTGAACAGGATCTATACGAGGATCTTGTCACAGAAAGCATCAAAATATTTGGGCAAGACGTGGTATATCTACCACGAGAGTCATTAGGTGAAGATGCCTTATTAAATGAAGAGTGGGCTCAATACACACAAGCATATCCAGTAGAAATGTATTTAGAAAATCCTGAAGGTTTTGAAGGAGATGGCAATCTATTAGGTAAATTTGGTTTAGAGATTCGTGACCAAGCAAACTTTGTAGTTACTAAACGTAGATTTGCTCAGGCTGTTGGGCAGAATATTGTTGATGGCCAAAGTAAACCTAACGAAGGTGATCTGTTATATATGACAATGACCGGAAGATTATTTGAGATCAAATATGTAGAGCCTAAGAATCCATTCTATCAATTAGCAGATCTACCAAGTTATACAATGACTGCAGAGTTATTTGAATATAATGACCAGCATTTTGATACTGGTTGGGATGAGATTGATGCAATAGAATGGGATAATGCTACATCATATAGTTATATTGTTACAGCTGGTACGGCCAACTTTGAGCTTGGTGAATTAGTAACACAATGGACTGGATCAAATGATTCATCTGGTAACCCGATTAATATTGAAGGTTATGTTGCTGGTTGGGAAGGTACTGAAGCTAGAATAACAATTATATCTCCACATCAAAGCTTAAACGGTGATGGTACATTTATGACATTCTCTGTACAAGCTGCATCAAATAGAAAACTTGTAGGTACTATATCAGGTACACAAACAAATATAACAATTGACCAGAGTGGTACTACGAAGACATTCTATAACCAAGATGTATTTGCTGACAATGATGAATTCGAAGTTGCCGGTGATGATGTTATAGACTTTACAGAATCTAATCCGTTTGGAGATCCATAATGTTTGAGAATCATTTCTATAATGAAAGTACAAGACGTATGGTATCTGTCTTTGGATCTATATTCAATGACATGGAAGTAGTCAAAAAGAATGCTGCTGGTAAAGTACTTACAAAGATAAAAGTTCCTTTAGGTTATGCACCTAGAACAAAAGTGCTTGCACGTTTAAATGAACAAACATCTGATCCGAAGCTAGCAATCAAATTACCAAGGTTGTCATTTGAAATATCTTCTATGGAATATGACCCTGCAGCACGTGTATCAAAACATAAAAATTTCACAAAAGTTGTAACAGGAGATACATTACAATTACATAAACTCGGAGCACCCGCTGTTTATAAAGTTGGATTCGAATTAAATATTATGGCTTCTACGCAAGATGAAGCTCTGCAATTATTAGAGCAGATACTTCCAATGTTCCAGCCAGAATATACAGTAACAATAAAAGATATTCCAAGTATGGATATCAAAACCGACACTCCAATTGTTTTAACGAGTGTTGCCTTAAATGATGATTATGAGGGTGATTTAGTTACGAGAAGAGCAATTATATATACGCTAGCTTTTGAAACTCGTATTCGTTATTATAGAGGTCTTGGTAAGAGCAAACAAATTCTTCAAACAGAAGTTGATTTTTCAGAAAATGTTGATCCTACTACTCATAAATTTGAGACGTTAGCGATAGACGGTAGAACCACATCTGATGGTGCGGGAGGCTTTAAAGAACCTTATACCGAAACGATTAACTTTTTTGACACTGATGTATAGAGGAGAATACAATGTACAGATTTAATGCACGATTAGTAAAGGTTGTCGATGGAGATACCATCGATGCAGATATAGAATTAGGTTTTTCTGTATTCATGAGGGATAGAATCCGTTTAATGGGTATAGATACACCTGAGAGTAGGACAAGAAATTTAGCAGAGAAATCATGGGGACTTGCTGCTAAACACAGATTAATTGAACTATTGGCAGAAGCTGATGGACATTTTACTCTAGTAACCGAAGATATGGAGAAAGGTAAATTCGGAAGAGTATTAGGTACGATTGAGGTTAACGGTAAAGATGCTAACCAAAGTCTTATCGAAGAGAACCTAGCTATACCATATGAAGGTGGCAATAAAGATGAGAGCCGCACGAAGTATGGTGTAATGGAGCTATGGAATACATATTATGAAAACCCACAGGAACACGATGATGACCATGAACACGGAGAAGAGAATCCAGAAGCACACATTGACTGGCACGAAAAGTAAAATCGATCAGGACTTCGAAAGAGTCCGTAGAGATTTATTTGATTTGTCAACGCAAGGTGAAGAAGCTATAGAGCTTATGATGGAACTTGCACGTGAGTCTGAGCACCCAAGAGCTTTTGAAGTTCTTGGGCAATTAATTAAACAAAATGCTGAGATAGGCGAAAAAGTTTTAAAGCTTCATAAGAGCAAGAAAGAACAGGATAAAACTGATGAACCTACAGCAATTGCTCAACAAGCAGCAACGAATAACAATGTTTTTATAGGTAGCACAGCAGAGCTACAGAAGATGTTACGTGATGAAAAGGTAATAGAAACAGAACCGGATTTATTTGAAAAATGAGAGAAACAAACTACTTAGGCAATCCGAATGTTCGGGGGTGCCGATGTAGAACATCCATGGACTAAAGAGGAATTAGTTGAATACAAAAAATGTTTAGATGACCCTAAATATTTTGCTAAGAAGTATTGTAAAGTAATCCACCTCGACAAAGGCTTAATACCCTTTGACCTATACCCGTATCAAGAGAAAATGTTTGACTCATTTACGGCCCATCGCTTTAATATAGTTCTGGCATGTCGTCAGAGCGGTAAATCTATTGCTGTGGTCGCGTATCTTCTATGGTATGCTATATTCAAAGGGGAACAGGTTGTAGGTGTACTTGCAAATAAAGAAGCAATTGCAAGAGAGATGTTAGCACGTATTACTCTCATGTTAGAAAACCTACCATTCTTTCTACAACCAGGGTGTACTGCACTTAATAAGAAGTCTATAGGCTTCTCAAATAATAGTAGAATCATTGCTGCAGCCACATCATCAAGCTCTATTCGTGGTATGTCACTTAATCTTGTTTACCTCGATGAGTTTGCATTTGTAGATAACGCTGCAGAATTTTATACATCAACATATCCAGTTATCTCATCTGGTAAAACATCTAAGATTATTATCACATCTACAGCCAATGGTATTGGTAATATGTACCATAAACTATATGAAGGTGCTGTGCAAGGAACAAATGAATTTACACCAACTCGTGTAGACTGGTGGGATGTACCAGGAAGAGATGAAGATTGGAAGAAGATGACAATAGAGAATACATCCGAACTCCAGTTTGACCAGGAATTCGGCAATAGTTTTCACGGTACAGGAAACACATTAATATCTGCTGATATATTATTAGCGTTAAGATCTGCAGAGCCACAGGAATACTATAACAATGTAAAGATCTTTGACCACCCTCAAGAAGGTCATAATTATATCATGTTTGTCGATGTATCTCGTGGAAGAGGTCAAGATTATTCAACATTTACAATTATAGATATATCATGTAACCCCTTTGCACAGGTATGTACATACCGTGATAATATGATAAGCCCTTTATTATTTCCTGACCTGTTATACAAGTATGCTACACACTATAACGAAGCTCATGTTGTAGTTGAATCAAACGATGCAGGACAAGTTGTATGTAATGGTTTATATTATGATTTAGAATATGAGAACGTATTCGTAGAATCTATGGTGAAAGCAAATGCAATCGGTGTTACTATGACAAGTAAAGTTAAAAGGATTGGATGTTCTAACCTTCGTGATATTATGTCACAGAAGAAGTTAATAATAAAAGATGAAGAAACAATTCGAGAAATGTCGACATTTGTAGCAAAAGGATCTTCATACCAAGCAGATTCTAACTCACATGATGATCTTATGATGAATTTAGTGATGTTTGGATGGTTCACATCCACACCATTCTTTGCAGAATCAACCGATATTAATATGAAAACATTGTTATATAAACAAAAAGTACAGCAATTAGAAGATGAAGTCATACCTGTAGGGCATATGCCTCAGCATGAAGAAGGCAATCATCCGTTCGGGCCTGGGTGGCAAACCTATAAACCTTAATAAGTATAAATAAGTATATTGAGAAAATTCGTATTATGATAAATCTTATAAATAACATGACAAAGGAATAAATATGGCAGATCTATACTCACCTGGCGTACAGGTAAAAGAAATTGATTTGACTAATGTCGTACCGTCGGTATCATCTACAATAGGAGCTATGGCTGGAGCATTCCAGTGGGGCCCATGCGAAGAGATAACTACTGTAACTAGCGAAACGGAATTAGTAGATCAGTTTGGAAAACCAAATGCAGATACGTTTGAAAGCGTTCTGTCGGCAGCCCAATTTTTAAGTTATGGCAACGCGCTAAAAGTTGTCAGAGCTGTAGGAACATCAGCACGTAACGCGACAGCGTCAGGTACTGGAATTTTAGCAAAAAATGATAGCCACTTTGATACATTAACAATTGCAGCTGGAGATTGGGTTATGGCCCGTCATCCTGGTGTTATAGGTACGGCGTTAACTGTAGAAGTTGCAACTGATCCATCATCTTGGACAGCTAACGCAAGTTGGAAATTATGGACTGATAGTGCTCCTGGCACATCAGCTGGAGCCGCTGCAGTAGGTGGTTCAAATGATGAAATTCATATCGTAGTTAGAGATTTTACTGGTGCTATAACAGGAACAGCTGGTTCAGTTCTTGAATCTTTTCAACACTTAAGTCAAGCTAATGATGTTAAAGCAGAAGACGGTACAACTCTATACTATAAAGATCATATTAATGCAAGATCAAAATGGATTCGTATCGGAAATCACTCAGCAGCAAGTGGAAAAGCATTAACAGATGCAGGAGAATCAGCAGCAGGTAATGCATTTACAAGAGTGAATGTATTCTTTTCTAATCTGTCTGGTGGAGTAGATGATAATGCGTTAACTTTAGGTGAAACTACTGCTATGTATAATAAATTTGCTGATGCAGAAACAGTTGATTTAAGTTTAGTGTTCCAAGCAAACTCAGGATTAAGCAATACTGAGACAAGAACATTAAGTAATTATATAACTGCACTATGTGCAGCAAGAAAAGATGCAGTGGGTTTTGTCTCTCCTGAAAGAGCGGCAACGGTTGGCGTAGCAGTACCGCTTACTCCGGTAGCAGCATGGAGAACAAATTTAACTTCAACGTCTTACGGCTTTGCAGATTCAAGTTCTCTATATGTTTACGATAAGTACAATGATGTTTATCGTTGGATATGTGCAGCTGGATCTATGGCAGGACTAGCAGCAAATGCGGATTTAACTGCAGATGCATGGTTCTCACCAGCTGGATTCACGAGAGGTAATGTTCGAAATGTTACTAAACTAGCATGGAACCCTAACCAAGCGGATAGAGATGAGTTATATAGGACAGGTGTAAACCCGATTGTAACTTTCCCTGGTCAAGGTACAGTGTTATTTGGTGACAAAACAATACAATCTAAAGCAAGTGCATTTGATAGAATCAATGTTCGTAGATTGTTTATTGTTCTTGAGAAAGCAGTATCTACAGCGTCGAAAGCATCATTATTCGAATTTAATGATGAATTTACGAGAGCTCAATTTAGAAATATGGTTGAGCCATTTTTGAGAGATGTTCAGGGAAGAAGAGGTATTACAGACTTTAAGGTTGTTTGTGATGGTACTAATAACACTGGTAACATTATAGATAGCAATAAGTTTGTTGCTGATATTTATGTCAAACCTGCAAGATCTATTAACTTTATAACATTAAACTTTATTGCCACGAGAACTGGTGTTGAGTTTAGTGAAATTGCAGGAGGTAATTAATCATGGCGATTTTAGGCGTAGATGATATAAAAGCCCAATTACAGGGCGGCGGAGCAAGACCTAATCTATTCCAGGTCACTATGAACTTTCCAGCTGGTATAACTGGCAGAGCAAGCAACTTGACTGGGGCTGGACAAACTAAAGCTAGTTATATGTGTAAAATGGCTTCATTGCCAGGTAGCACTATTGCACCAATTGAGGTTCCTTTTAGGGGTCGTAAATTGCAAATAGCTGGTGATAGAACATTTGATCCTTGGAGTATTACTGTAATAAATGATACTGACTTTGGTGTACGTAACAAATATGAAGAGTGGATGAACGAGATTAACGAGCATAAAAGAAATACTGGATTAACAGATCCTACTTCTTATATGGCTGATATGATTGTTGATCAACTTGATAAAGATGGTACAGTACTAAAGAGTTATGATATCAGAGGAACTTTTCCTACAACTTTAGGACCGATCGAGCTTGACTATGGCTCAGAGAACGTTATCGAAGAGTTTGAGGTTGAGTTACAAATACAGTATTGGGAGTCTAATACAACAACGTAAATCATCGATATAACATAAGGAGTGCCTTCGGGCACTCTTTCTTAAGTGTTATAAATAATATTTAAGAAAGAGTGTTTAAGGAATAAAATTTTATGGCAGAAAGCAGATCACTATTTGGTTTTGAATTTAAAAGAAAATCAATAGAGCAAAACAAAAAACCAGTATCGTTTACCCCAGATAACGAGGATGGTGCATATGAGATATCACCAACAGGTGGTTATTTTGGTCAATACATGGATCTTAGTGGAGATAAGTATCAATCCGATAAAGATCTAATCATGAAATATCGATCGATAGCTGCATATCCTGAAGTAGATATGGCTATTGAAGATATATGTAATGAAGCAATTACAGATGAGAATGGTGTTATCGCTAAGCTAAACCTTGATAACCTAGACCAAGCAGATAAAGTTAAAGAGCTTATTCAAGATGAATTTCAAAGGATTCTTAATTTAACTAACTTCTCATCTACAGCATACGACACATTTAGACGTTGGTATATTGATGGACGTTTATTCTATCATGTTATTATTAATCCAAATAAGACTGATGCTGGTATAATTGAATTAAGACAGATAGATCCTACAAAGATTCGTAAGATTAAAGAAACTGAGAAGGTTAAAGATCCTAAGACTGGTGCTGATCTTGTTAAAGAAGTTGCTGAGTATTATTTGTACCAAGATGATTCAATGACTCAAAATGGTGAGGGTTTACGTATTAACACTGATGCTATTATTCAGGTTAACTCAGGAATGTTAAATGAAGAACGTAATAAGGTTGTTGGCTATTTAAATAAAGCCCTTAAACCTATTAATCAATTAAGTATGATGGAAGACTCACTTGTTATCTATCGTATATCTAGAGCACCTGAACGTAGAATATTTTATATTGATGTTGGTAATCTACCTAAAGGTAAAGCAGAAGAATATTTAAATAGCACGATGAATAGATATCGTAATAAGATCGTATATGATCCTGCTACGGGTAATATTAAAGATGAGAAGGTTCATCGTAATATTATGGAAGATTTTTGGTTACCACGTAGAGAGGGCGGTCGTGGTACTGAGATTGATACTCTACCTGGTGGTTCTAACCTTGGTGAGATCGAAGATATTCAATACTTCCAAAACAAATTATATAGGTCTTTAAATATACCTATGTCAAGATTGACTGAAGCAGATGCATTTTCTGTTGGTCGATCTTCAGAAATTACGCGTGACGAACTTAAATTCCAGAAATTTATTGATCGTATTCGTAATAAGTTCTCAACACTATTTTATGAAGCACTGAAAAGGCAGTTAATCCTGAAGAAGATTATTGTGCCAAGTGACTGGGTAAATATCCGCGAAGATATAGTTGTTGAGTATTCTAGAGATAACTACTATGCTGAATTGAAGGATGCAGAAATCCTTCGTGAAAGAATAGAAATGGTACAAATGTTAGATGAATATATTGGTACGTTCTGGTCTAAAGACTGGGTACGTAGAAATATTCTTAAACTTACTGATGAAGATATTAAACAAATCGCTAAGGATAATAAAGATGATCCAGTTACACCGGATGATTTCAATCCTGATTTGTCTAATTCAGCGATATAAACATAATGTATACATAAAGTTTACTGGAAATAAACATTTTTATAAATACTTAACAGAGAGATTATGAACACAAGAGAATTAATTGATAATATAAAATCGGGTGATGCGCAAGCAAGCAACAATACTTTTAATAGTATTATGCATGATAAATTGATTGACGCATTAGATAATCATAAACAAGAAGTTGCTTCTAAAATGTATGGAGCATCTGATAACGCTCCTGCAGTTGAAGAACCTGCGATGGAGACAGAGACAGGAGAAGTTGAAGCGGATGCTGACGTTTAAGGAATCATTTAATGAAGTAATCGAAGCTAAATTAAAGCTCCCGAAAGGTGAAAAGGTAGCCAAGGAATTAAAAAAACTTGGAAAAAAGAAAAATGTGAGTGCTGTTATCACAAGCAAGTTTAATCTTTATATTGATGGCGTTAAGCTTGATAAGTTTAAAGATATGGCTAGTGCTGAAAAAGCAGTTAAAGAATTCATCAAATTAATGGGAGCATAAATGAAGTTAATCACAGAATATACTCAGAATCAGTTGGGTTATTCTATCCAAGAGGATAAGAAAACTGGCAAGAAGAATGTCGTACTTGAAGGCGTCTTCATGCAAGCTGAGAATAAGAACAAGAATGGTAGAATTTATACTAGAGAAGTTCTTACAAGAGCCGTTGATAAATTTGTTAACGAGCAAGTAATTACAGGCCGTGCAGTTGGTGAGCTAAATCACCCTGATGGGCCTTCCATTAATTTGGATAAAGTTTCTCACAGAATTACCGAACTTAATTGGGATGGTAATAATGTGATGGGAAAAGCACTTATTTTGGATACACCTATGGGACAGATTGTAAAAGGTCTTGTTGAGGGTGGCGTTCAACTAGGAGTGTCAAGTCGTGGTATGGGAAGCCTTTCAATGAAGAATGGTGTTAACTATGTAGCTGATGATTTCATGCTAAACACAGTTGATATTGTTCAGGATCCTTCTGCCCCTAATGCGTTTGTTAACGGCATTATGGAAGGAGTTTCTTATGAGCAGGATAGACCTGGTCATTTTGTGAAGGTAATTGATGAAGGTGAGACAGAAGTGAAAGAATCTAAAGAGATGTTCTCGGAAGAGCAACAGATCGCAGGTTTTGAGCATTTCCTCTCTAAACTATAATCTCTATAGGAGAAAACATAATGTCTGAAGTTAAAGACGAAATTGTTGAAGATGTAGCAGAGGTTATCGTAGAGGATACGGAAGTAGAAGCAACGGTAGAAGTACCTGAAGCACCTCTTACGGAAGCTCGTACAGTATCAGCAATACAAGCCTCTATGACAGGAATGTCTAAAGAGGGCCTTGACGCCATCTTTGAAGCAGCGAAAAAAGCAGAAGCGAAAGCTAAAGTGGAAGACGATGAAGAAGAAGAGGACGATGAAGGTGATGAGGACGAAGGCGATGTAGAAGAAGGAAAGTCTAAGAAAGAGCAAGTAGACGGAGAAAAAGATCTAGACACAGCTAAAGCTAAGAAAAAGAAAAAGACAGCTGATGATGGATCTGAAATCGAAGTAACTGCTGAGAAGAAGAAATTTAAAGAAGATGTTGAAGCGTTAATTAAAGACGAAGATACATTATCTGAAGGTTTCAAAGCGAAAGCTGAGACTATTTTTGAAGCTGCACTGCAATCAAAAATCATTTCTGAAACTGCAAAATTAGAAGAGAGATATGCTTCTGATCTAGCAGGTGAAGTTGAAGCTATTAAAGAAGATTTAGTTGACAAGGTTGACGGCTACTTAACATATGTAGTTGAAAACTGGATGAAGGATAACGAAGTTGCGATTGAGCATTCTTTGAAGTCTGAAATCACTGAGTCATTCATTGATTCACTAGGCCAGTTATTTGCTGAGCATCACATCAACGTTCCTGAAGATAAAGGTGACATCTTAGATGCACTATCTGAAGAAGCGAAAGATGCTAAAGCTCAATTAAATGACGAAACTGCAAGAGCTATGGAACTTGCTGAGCAAGTTAAAACTTACCAACGTAAGGATATCGTAGCAGAAGCATGTGAAGGCTTAGCGGCAACTGAAGCAGCAAAAGTAAAAGAATTAGCAGAGGCTGTTGAAGCTGATGATAATCAAGCTTTTGCATCTAAAGTAGCTACAATTAAGGAATCTTACCTTAAGAAAGATACCGCGGTAGAAGCAACTCCGGAAGTTGATGCTATTACTGAGGATACACAAGAACAAGATGTTTCTGATAATATGAAGAGATATCTAAGCGCAATCGAGCGCACAACATCCATCTAATAGGAGAATTTTAAATGGAAATTAATAGACAAGTATTACAGGAAAAATGGGCTCCTGTACTTGAGTCTCAAGAAGCTGGCAAGATCGGTGATGCGCACAAGCGTGCCGTAACTGCTGTTGTTCTTGAGAACCAAGAAAAAGCGTTTCAAGAAGAGAAGCAGTTAAATGAAACTGCTGCTAACGCTACTGGCTCAAACATTGATAATTGGGATCCTGTCCTAATTAGCTTGGTAAGACGTGCGACTCCTGCAATGTTAGCATTTGATCTAGTTGGCGTACAGCCAATGACTGGACCAACTGGCCTAATCTTTGCTATGAAGTCTAAGTACAGCACACAAGGTGGTACTGAAGCATTGTTCAACGAAGCTGACACTGGTTTTTCTGGTGCTGCTTCTGGCGATACTGGTGCTGCTGACGCTGGCAACAACGATCCGTTTTCTGGTGACGATCCTTCTTCAGGTGGTTCAGTAGGTACTGACTCTGACTCTGTTGCTGAGTATATGCCTGGTTCAGGTAACACTACAGCGGTTGCTGAAGCGCAAGGTAACTCTGGTGCTGCTATTCCTCAAATGGCGTTCTCAATCGATAAGACTACTGTGACTGCAAAGTCTCGTGCTCTTAAAGCTGAGTACACAACTGAGTTAGCGCAAGACCTTAAGGCTATCCATGGTCTTTCTGCTGAAACTGAATTGGCAAACATTTTGTCAACTGAGATTCTTGCTGAAATGAATCGTGAAATCATCCGTTTAGTTAACATTGGTGCTAAAGTTTCTACTCGCGGTAACGCTGCTGGAACTTTCAATGCAACTAATGCTACTGACAACGGTGGTGCTAGATGGTCAATTGAGCGTTACAAAGCTCTAGTTCAAGCAATTGAGCACGAAGCTAACCAAATTGCTGTTGACACTCGTCGCGGTAAGGGTAACTGGGTACTAGTATCTAACAACGTTGCTGCAGCTCTAAATGCTGCTGGCGTTATGGACACTGGTATGGGTGCGTTAGGTGCACAGCAAATGGATTCAGATGTAACTGGATCTCTACTTGCTGGTACTTTAAATGGTAACATTAAAGTGTATGTTGATCCATACGCTGGTGTAGACTATTTCAACGTTGGTTATAAGGGTACTAACCCATATGACGCTGGAATGTTCTATTGCCCATATGTTCCATTAAGCATGATGAAGACAATCGGTGAGAATGATTTCCAACCGAAAATCGGATTCAAAACTCGTTACGGTATTGCTGACAATCCTTTTGTCACTGCAGGAAATAACAACAACGTATACTACAGAAAACGTAAGGTCACTGGCCTATAATTTTCTAAATATACACAGTGAAATCCCCCTTAATTGGGGGATTTTTCTTTATAAATAACATTATGCCAAGCACTAATTTTTTAAATCCATCATCGTTTGTAATGTCTTTAGACAGCCAGACATATTCTGGGGTAGAATTCACTGTGCAATCTGCTTCAATACCTGATGTCTCATCTGAAGGAGCAATATTATCATTTAAATCTGTTAATACTGCAATGGCAGCAGATAAGATTACATATAGCCCCCTTGAATTATCTTTTTTAATTGATGAAGATCTTTTAAATTATAAAGAAATATATGATTGGATTAAATCTAATGTAGAAACTGATCAACCAGTTACTAATCATGTGCGTGACTTAACGCTAACAATTATGAATTCATCAAATAACGTAGCAAAACAAATACGTTTTATTGATGCTCAACCAATAAACCTCTCATCCTTACCATTTGAAATTACTACAGTAGATGCAGAATATCTAACTGCTGTCGTATCATTCCAATATTCTTATTACGAATTCGTATAACACCTATGTACATTGGGTAAAAATATGATATAATATAATCATTATAAGTATAACTAGATTATTATGAATATTGAACAAGTACTAGAAATGTGGAAGGAAGATTCCATAATAGATGATTTAAAATTAGATGACACTACTATTAAGATGGCACGTGTACATAGTAAGTATCTTGAATTAATTACTATTTCAAAGATGCGTAGAAAGAAAAAAGATCTTGACTATAAAACATTGCTTAAAGATAAGTGGTTATATTATAATGGTAAACTATCTAAAGATCAGATAGATGCATTCAATTGGGAATACGATCCATTTGGTGGTCTGAATAAACCACTGAAAGGTGACATGAATTATTATTATGATGCAGATACTGATATCCAAAAAGCTCAAGCAGCACTTGAATATGATAAGGTTCTCATTGAAACCTTAGAAGAAATTATGTCTACCATACGTTGGAGACATCAGAATATTGGTAACATAATTAAATGGAGAAGTTTTGAAGCAGGAGTTTAGTCGCAAGACACTTGAGTTATTACTCGTACACTATAACAATATAAACAAAGACTTAAAGCCATGTGCTGAAAAGGCTAAGTTTGAGAAGTTAATTAAAGAGACTGAAGAGAAATTAAAGTCTGCACCATTAGATAGAGTTTATCCAGATGGAATGACTGCTATGGAATTTGCATTACACTTAGCACATGGAAGAAATAACAGTACAGACTAAAGATAATGCCTTTATCTATGTAGATTGTGACGATAAAGGAATCATACAAGAACTAGCAGAGTATTTTACATTCTTTGTTCCTGGTTATAAATTCATGCCACAATTTAGAAATAAGATGTGGGATGGTAAGGTAAGACTACTTAATCTCAGAGACCAGTCTATATACGCTGGTCTATACAAATATATTGCAGCATTCGCTGCAGAAAGAAATATAAAACTTACAGTTATACCAAGTGCAAAGCTTGGTTATAATCTACCTAATGTCTATGTTGATGTTGACATGTCTTTTATAGATGAATATGTATTACCATTTCCACCAAGAGATTATCAATTAGCCGCGGTCAAGCATGCACTCGAGAATAGAAAAGCGTTAATGGTATCTCCTACAGCCTCAGGTAAATCATATATTATATACCTTATGATGAGATATTTCTTAGATATGAGTTATGATTTAGAGGCTGATAAAGTATTATTGATTGTGCCTACTACATCACTTGTTAAACAAATGGTGGGAGACTTTGCGAAGTACTCAGAGAATGATCCTAACTTTGATGTAAATGAATGCCATGAGATTATGGCAGGTTTAGATAAAGGTCATAAGACAAAAAGAATATATGTGTCTACATGGCAATCAATATACAAAATGCAGAAAGGTTATTTCCAGCAGTTTGGCATGGTAATTGGTGACGAGGCTCATGGATTTAAAGCTAAATCACTTACGAGTATTCTTACTAAATGCACAGAAGCTGGATATCGATATGGCTTAACAGGTACATTAGATGGTACACAAACACATAAGCTTGTCCTCGAAGGTTTATTTGGACCACATAAGAATATCACAACAAGTAAAGAATTAATTGATCGTGGTGATCTTGCCAATATAAAGATTGATATATTATTGCTCAAGCATCCTGAGGAACATTGTAAATTAGTGAATGGTATGAAATACCAAGATGAAGTAGATTGGATTGTTACATCATCTAAACGAAATAACTTTATAAAGAATTTAGCTATCGATCTAAAAGGTAATACATTAGTATTATTCCAATATGTTGAGAAGCATGGTGAACCACTGTTTAGATTAATAGATGGTGCAACAGATGATAAGCGCAAAGTGTTTTATGTAAGCGGTAAGACACCTGCAGATACGCGCGAAGAAATTAGAGCTATCACAGAGACAGAGTCTAATGCTATATTAGTGTGTTCATATGGCACATTCTCTACAGGAATAAATATAGTTAACTTACATAATATTATATTTGCATCACCGAGTAAGAGTCAAATACGAGTATTGCAAAGTATTGGTAGAGGATTAAGAAAGAGTACATTAGATACCACAGTTTATGACATTGCAGATGACTTACATTGGAAAGCAAATAAGAATTATACCTTAAATCATAGTGGTGAGAGGGTTAAAATATACAGTAAAGAAAGGTTCAAATTCAAGATACATGAGGTTAAATTATTATAAATATATACATGGATAAAGACTTCCCAGATCACATATCAGATTTACCTGTCAAACTATTCAAATTAGTATCAGGTGAACAAATTATTGCATACACTCATAACCTAGATGACGAATCTAATGGTGCACTCATTGGTATAGAAGAACCGATGAAAGTATCAGTAGAAGAAGACCATCATTATGTTATGACACCATGGCTACCATTCTCTAGTCAGACATTACATGTCATAGAGGATTTTAATATTATGATTACTACAGATGTTACCGATGATGTGAAGGCACATTATATGAAGATTATATTGGATGAGATACAAACAGATAAACAGTTAATGGAAGAGCAAGTAAAGATGCTTAAAGGAAACGCCACCACCCATTAATACTGTCTCCCCCCGCAGAGAGTACTCTCTTATTATACCATATAAATAGGGTAAAGTACATACTTTTTGCAAAATAAATATTATGAAATATAAAGATTATTTTCTTATAGCTTGGATAGATATTACAACATATTGTAATGCAGCTTGTCCTCAATGTCATAGAACAAACCCCGATAATTTAAATAAGGTTGATTGGTTACCATTAGTTCAATGGTCGCTTAAAGATTTTATGATATCATTTACCACTGAAGATATGATAAAAATTGATAAATTTGAATTATGTGGAACATGGGGTGATCCTATTATGAATAAAGACGTAAAAGAAATTATTGAATATATTATAGAGAATAGTAATTGTAATATTCAAATAAATACAAATGGCGGTGTTCGCGATGAAGATTGGTGGTGGGATTTAGGAGTTATTGGTAGAGAAAGATTAGAAGTCTATTTTGATATTGAAGGAATAACTCCAGAAATGCATTCTAAATATAGACAAAAAGTTGATTTAGAAAAACTTAAAGAAAATATACATGCGTATGTGGGTACAGGCGCTACAGCGAATGCCCATGTAATTGCTTTTAAACATAACGAAGATTATTTATATGATATTGTTAATATGATTGATAATGAATTAGGAATTAAAGGTGATATTATTATTCAAACTTCTAATAGGTGGGATGAATATCATAAAAAAATGACGTATACTTATAAAGGTAAAGAAATAACAATTGAAGAAGTAACAAATAAAAATCATCCATTACTTCAAGATATTGCTCCAATACGCGATAGAATTAATAGAAACGATTTTAATCTTCCAATAAATACTAAACTAAATCAATATACTAAAAGAACTGATCGTTTAACTAATGATGGTGTTATAACAGTTTTAGTAAAAAAATAATGGAAAAATCAAATAAAAATAATATTATTTGTAGATGGATTGAAGATGATAAATTTCTTGTAAATCCAGATAAACAAGTTTGGCCGTGCTGTTATTTAGCAAACGGCGGTTATAAATGGAGAGTGACTGAATTACATAATGACCCAGAGATTCTTAATAGAGGTGTAGATGATATTACAAATCCTATAATGCAAAAATATTATGAATATGAAGATGAATTAAATCTTATGAATAATTCTCTAGATAATATTTTAAATCACAAATGGTTTACAGAAATATTACCAGAATCATGGAATACAGATAATCCACACAGACTTTGTAAATTAGTATGTTCAAGAGATTTAGATGAATCAATAATTCCTTTAGATAATGATACCCTGTAAAGCTCCATTTAATAATATGTATTTTAATGTTCGTGGAAGAGTTTCCCCTTGTTGGAAGCTTCCTGGATATTGTGATAATTGGTCACAAGATAGATCTATAAAAGATATCTGGTTTGGTGATAAATTCCAAATGTATAGAGATGCATTAGAAAAAAATATATTCTTAAATCGTTGTAAAGAATGTGAAAAGAATATTAATGAAGGTGTTTGGCCGCTAGCTAAAGCTTATGAAGATTTTCCTATGAATCAATATCCAAGTATGATGGAGCTTGAATTAAGTAATCAATGTAATCTTGAATGTATAATGTGTAATGGTGATTTAAGTAGTGGTATACGTAAGAATCGTGAAAACCTTCCACCTTTACCTATGATTTATGATGACTTATTTAGAGAACAACTACATGAATTTATTCCACACTTAGTTGAATTAAGATTTAATGGTGGTGAACCATTTGCTCAAAAAAGTGTATTAGATATATGCGATGATGTTGCCCGTATTAATCCATCACTAAAAATTAATGTGGCAACTAATGGTACAGTAATTAATAAAAGAGTTAGGCATATTATGGAAAATAATAATTTACATCTTAATATTTCTATCGATAGTTTAATTCCTGAGAGATATGAAGAGATTCGTATTAATGGTAAGTTCAATAAACTAATCAAAAATACTGAAATATTTGCAGAGTATTGTACTAAAAATAATCGCGAATTAGCAATTATGGTTAATCCTATGAGAAATAATTGGGATGAGATGGATAACTATGTAAAGTTTACTGAAAAACTGAATGCAAATTTGTGGTTTAATACCATACTTTATCCTAAACATTTAGCAATTTGGAATTTACCATCTGATGAATTAAATAAAATTTATTATAGAATGAAAGTTCAATTAAATAAACTTGATAAATCACTAAATAATTATCATATATTAGAACATTTAATAGAGAAACAAATTAAAAATTGGCTATTAGATAGCTATATTATTTAGAATAAGTATGTACAATCGCGCGAAATATGTTATAATGGTAATACATTTGAACTAATAGGAAATATTATGCCTGAAAAAATTAAACCTCGTGATAAACCCCATTACGTAAACAATAGAGACTTCTCATATGCAGTTGTTGAATATGTTGAGAAAGCAAATGCGGCAAAAGAAAGTGGAGAGAAGAATCCAGTTGTACCTGATTATATCGCAATATGTTTTATGAAGATCTGCGAAGGATTATCTCATAAGCCAAACTTTGTAAGATATACATATCGAGATGAGATGGTCATGGATGGAGTTGAGAATTGTTTAAAAGCAATATACAACTATAGAATAGATGCAAGCACAAGAACTGGTAAGCCTAATGCATTCTCATATTTTACACAGATAGCTTACTTTGCTTTTATACGTAGAATTGTAAAAGAAAAGAAACAAGCTGATATCAAATTTAAATTCATGGAGCAAGCAAACATTGAAGAGTTTGTATCTGCTATTGATATGAACAGTCCAATCGATCAAACATTCCTTGATACACTTCGTGAAAAGATTTCAAAGATTCAAGAGATTGATAAGCAAGTAAAAGACTTTGCAAAGGAAGAGAAGGAAAAGAAAAAGAAAGGATTAGAATTACACATGGCTTATGCATAAAATATATATTACTGGTATCGCTGGTTTTATTGGGTTTCATTTAGCAAAAAAATTAGCTGAGGAAGGCTATGAAGTTGCAGGCTTAGATAACTTTAATGGCTATTATGATACACAATTAAAGTATGATAGATCATCAATATTGCATACACAATATGGTATTATTACAGATGCACATAGTTTAGATACTCAATATTGTGGTGCATTAAATTTATTAAAAGAACCAGTTGTACATGATTATGATGCAGTTATTCATTTGGCTGCATATGCTGGTGTCCGACACTCACTAGAGAATCCCCAAACCTATATTGATAATAATATAACAGGTACACAAAAATTAATTACAACATGTGAAGAACATGGAATACCTGTTATATATGCATCATCATCTTGTGTAGATTCTGATCATCTTAATCCTTATGCTTGGTCTAAATATGTGAATGAAAAACAATTTGAGACATCTAAATTACTTTCAAGCGGCTTGAGGTTTTATACGGTTTACGGAGAGTATGGTAGACCTGATATGGCTTTACATACATTCGCAGATCTTATGTCTCAAGGTAAAGCAATAGACATCTATAACCATGGTGATATGCAACGTGACTTTACTTATATCGGTGATTTAGTTGATGGCATTGAAATTATATTAGAGTATATGCTCAATCAGCCTCAAGAGAATCAACATGAAATCTATAATCTTGGTACAGGTAAATCAAATGAGCTTATGGATTATATAGAATGTTTAGAGAATGAATTAGGAAGAGTGGCATTAAAAAACTATTTGCCTATGCATCCTGCCGATGTTAAATCTACACAAGCAAATATAGGTAAGGCTCAATCATTAGGATATAACCCAAAGGTGTCAATCCAAGAAGGAATTAAACACTTTGCAGACTGGTTTAAAGATTACCACAAAGGTATGTACTTTTAAACAATTTGTGTTATAATATACAGAATGGAACGACGATTATTAATAATAGGATATGGCGTAGTAGGCAGAGCTGTATTCACAGGTTTAATTAGAGATAAAAATAATACTATAGATGTATTAGATAGACCTGCTGGTTATGACTTACCTGATTTAAAATATTCAGATTATGATGGTGTTATATTATGTTTACCTACACCCGAAGGGCCAATGGGTGAATGTGATGACATGATGGTAGAGCAGTATCATAGAGATATTAGATCTGAATTGCCATGGATACCTATTCTTATTAAGTCAACTATATCACTTGAATTAATTAAATTACTTGAAGACGATATGGCTCTTACATATAATCCAGAATTTTTAAGAGAGGATGGCGGAGATGAACAATTTATAAAACAAGACTTTGCAATATTTGGTGGTAGCAATTCACGATTTTGGTATTATGTATATGTTAATGCTGATATAACAATGAGCAAAGTAAGATTTACATCTTTAATTAATGCAGGATATGCTAAGTATGCAATCAATACATTCCTTGCCACAAAGGTTGTATTCTTTAATGAATTAAGAAATATGTATTCTGATGAGAGATTTGATGAGTTAACAGATCTTATATCACTTGATGAAAGAATAGGCAATAGCCATATGATGGTTCCTGGGCCTGATCAAAAATACGGATTTGGTGGTAAGTGTTTTCCAAAAGATACAAGTGCATTTGCAGTATCTGCAAGAAGTATTGGATCACCATTAAAGCTTTTAGAAAAAGCTATAGATATAAACAAGGAGTTAAGAGATGAAAATAGCTTTATTAAATGATACACATTGCGGTGTAAGAAATAGTTCAGAGATATTCATAGACTTCCAAGAGAGATTCTATGAGCAAGTATTCTTTCCATATTGTAAAGATAATGATATAAAACATATCATACATCTCGGTGATTATTATGACCATAGGAAATTCGTAAACTTTAAGGCATTAAATGCTAATCGTAGACATTTCCTTGAGCCTATGAAACAGAATGGTATGACCATGGATATTATTCCAGGTAACCATGATGTATTCCATAAGAACACAAATGATCTATGTTCTCTTAAAGAACTATTAGGTTATTATACAAGCAATATTAATATTGTTATGAAACCATCAACGTTAAACTATGATGGGTGTGATGTACATTTAGTGCCATGGATTAACTCAGAGAATTGGGATTCATCAATGAACTTCTTGGCAAGTAACAAAGGTATTATGATGGGTCATTTAGAGTTGCAAGGCTTTGAAATGATGAGAGGTATTAAACAACCTATGGGTCATGGTATGGGTGTAGAACCTTTTGCACACTTTGACTTATGTTTATCAGGTCATTATCATGCAAGTTCACAACAAGGCAATATCAGATACCTAGGATGCCAAATGGAATTTACATGGGCAGATGCTGGTGATCAGAAATACTTCCATGTATTCGATACAGACACAAAAACAATAGAGGCAATACCTAATCCGCTCACGTTATTTGAGAAAATATATTATGATGATACAGATACAGATTACACAAATTATGATATAAATACACTTACAGGCAAATTTGTTAAAGTAATTGTTGGGAATAAGTCTAACCCATTCATGTTTGACAAATTTATTGAACGGATATCAGAGCTAGATACACACGATTTAAAGATAGCTGAAAATTTCTCTGAGTTCTTAGGTGAGAATGTTCTTACCAATATAGAAGATGTAGAAAATACAACAGACTTAATGGCAAGTTATATTGATGGTGTGAATACAGATCTTGACAAAGAGAAGCTCAAGACTCTGATGAACAGTCTCTATAATGATGCCATAGATATGGAGATACAATAATGAAAATGAAAAAAATTTCAAAATCAAGATGGGGAATACTAGCACTCGTGGTAGTAGGTCTTATTGTTTTATTTAATGTAGCTGGATGTTCTGTAGTGCAGAGCAGTTGGGATAAAATAAACCCAAATAAAATTGAAGTTCCAGTTTGTGAAGGATCATGAGAAGCATGCGAGGATATAAGAGGTTAGTATTACTATCATTCCTATTGCCAATATTGGCTTGGGCAGAGATCGAACAAGTATGGACAGATTTCAGCCCAAAGCCTGAGGTTGTATATGATATAGCACCTGAACCAACGAAGAGTGCAGCAGCAATCGTTAAAGAAGTTCAGGAAGTTCAGATCGAAGCCAGAACTGATGAGACTGGTACAGAGAATTTAGACAAAGAAAAGTATAGATCATACTTTGAAGATAAGTCTCTTGTGCTTATGGTCTTAGGTGGAGTAGAATATTGGAAAATGAATTGCGGTGAGTTATCAGTGCAAGGTAACTATTTCATGAAGCTTGCAATCAAAAAGCATGAAATAGACGAAGAGGAAATGCATATGGATATGAGTTTCCAAACAGGTTTATTTGCTGCTCAACTATATAATAGCTGTGACCACTTTTTACAACAAGTAAAATCGATTGGATTAGATATGATGTTTGTAGTAGACCCAGATGTCGTACCCTCACCAGAAGCAATAAATAATATAAGCAATCCAGAAACATAAGTATGTACAAACCATACTTTAGTGATATAATATACCCATGATATTATTCAAAGAACTCACATACAAAAACTTTCTCTCAACTGGTAATAATGCAATAACAATAGATCTCAATAAGTCGAGATCAACTCTTATTGTAGGTACTAATGGTACAGGTAAGTCTACCATATTAGATGCCATATCATTTGCTTTATTTAATAAGCCTCATCGTAATGTCAAGAGAGGTGGCTTAGTTAACTCAGTAAATGGTAAAGGTTGTGAGGTTACCATAGAATTTGAAACCGCTGGTCATACGTGGAAAGTATTACGTGGTATTAAACCAAATAAGTTTGAAGTCTATCAAGATGGTAACATGATAGATCAGCAAACAAATGTAAGAGACTATCAAAAGTTCTTAGAGCAAAACATCTTAAAGCTTAATCATAAATCATTCCATCAGATTGTGGTATTAGGATCATCTTCCTTTATACCGTTTATGCAACTGAAAGCATGGGACCGTAGAGATGTGATTGAAGATCTATTAGACATTGGTGTGTTTAGTAAGATGAAGACAGTATTAAAAACACGTAATGCTCAATCAAAAGAATGGGCAAAGAATTCACACATTGCATTAAATAATCAGAAAGACAAAATAGAATATCAAAAGAAACACATAGCACAATTAGAATCAATTAATGAAGATGCAAAGAAATCATTTAATGAAGAGATAAAAGAAACACAAGATAAAATTGATTCTCTAAAATCTGATTTGGATAAATATCCGGTTGGCTTACGCGGCACTCTCAACTCCTTAAGGAAAGTCAGAGAAGGTCTAAATACTGAGAAAGGTAAACACTCACATTCTATGAAAGAGCTTGTAGGTAAAGCAAAGTTCTTTGAAGTGAATACTGCTTGCCCTACATGTACTCAAGAGATCAGCGAAAGTGTAAAGACTTCTATGTTGACTGATGTACGTACACAAGCAAAACAAACTCAAAAGGATATAGATCTAAATAAAACAAAGTTCGATGAGACTATTAAAACACTAGAGGATGTGCAAACACAAATCTCTGAAATAGCTGATATTAATTCACAAATATCAACACAAACAACTACAATGACAAAGCTAGTCAATAAGCAAGTCAAAGAAGTTGATATTGATGCACCTGCCAAAGAGCTTGTTGATATGACCTATGATCTAATTGATATACAGGATAACCTCACGGAAGCTGAGGATCAGGTATTATATAACAATATTGCCGCTGAGATGCTCAAGGATACAGGTATTCGAACGAAAATTATCAGAGAATACTTACCTGCCATGAATGCCCTGATCAATAAATACCTCCAGACACTTGAGTTCTTTGTTGCATTTCACCTTAATGAGAACTTCGAAGAGTCAATCAAGTCAAGACATAGGGACGAATTTGTATATGCTAACTTCTCTGAAGGTGAGAAGATGCGTATTGATTTGTCATTGTTGTTTGCATGGAGACAGATAGCAAAGATGAAAAACTCTACAAACACAAATCTATTAATCCTTGATGAGACATTTGATTCATCTCTTGATGATGAAGGTACAGACAATCTAATGAAGATCTTAAAGACATTAGAGAAAGGCACAAACACATTTATTATATCACATAAGCCTGATGTTCTTGAATCAAAAATGGAACAAAAAATACAATTTACTAAGAAAAATAATTTCTCAGAAATCGCATAACTGCTCTATCGGGGTACCGCACCCCGCAACATCAACACTGGCAATACATTCTCTGGCACACCAACTCGCCGCATCTGGACCAGTAAAAGGTTGTACATGACTGGTGAAACAGTGTATAATGGTACCATAATCAATTAAAAAAGGACTAAATTATGAATAAAGTGATCGAACAATTAATGACAAAATTTCCAAAAAAGACTGAATTTACAGCTAAGATGATTAAAGAAGCTGCTATTGCTGTGGGTGAGAATCCTAGATCAGCTTATGTAAATATCAGATATACAAACAATGCACCTACGGTACGTCGCGGTGTATATAACTTAGAATCTATGATGCCAAAATCTGCTCGTCCAGCTAAAGCTGTTCCTGAAATGGTTAAAGGTGTTGAGTCGGTTTCAAATGACGAAGTCTTTGTTCCTGACTTTGATCCTACTTTTGTTCCATGGGGTAACTTTGCTGAGATCGTGAAAGTGCTTAAGTCTGGTATGTTCTATCCGACTTTTGTATCTGGTCTATCCGGTAACGGTAAGACTTTCCAGATCGAACAGGCATGTGCTAAACTTAATCGTGAATATGTACGTGTTCAGATTTCTCCTGAGACTGACGAAGATGATCTAATCGGTGGTTTTCGTTTAATCAAAGGTGAGACTGTGTTTCAAAAAGGTCCAGTGATCAAAGCTATGGAAGCTGGTGCTGTTCTTATGATTGACGAGATCGATCGTGGAACTAATAAAATCATGTGTTTACAAGGTGTGCTTGAAGGCAAGCCAGTTCTGATCAAAAAGACTGGTGAAGTTGTTGAGCCTGCCGATGGTTTCAACGTGATTGCCACTGCGAACACTAAAGGTAAAGGTTCAGAAGATGGACGTTACTCTGGTGCGACTGTTATTGACGATGCATTCCTAGAGCGTTTCACTATTACTCTTGAACAGACTTTCCCTACTATTGCTACTGAAGAGAAAATCGTTATGAAGCATATGTCAAAGTTTGAAGCTGTTGACGAAGAATTTGCTAAGCTACTTGTTGGTTGGGCAGATGCTATTCGTAAGACTTTCTATGATGAAGGTATTGACGAAGTTATTTCAACTCGTCGTCTATGCCACATCGTTCAGACTTTCTCTATCTTCGGTAAGAGAGACAAAGCGATTGCTCTTTGTGTAAACCGTTTTGACGATGACACTAAAGAAGCTTTCATAGATCTTTACGAGAAAGTTGATGCTACTATCAATGATCCTGAGCCGGAAGTTGACATTGAAGCTGCTGACTCATTTAATGACTCATGGGATGATGAATAATCTGGCACACCAACTCGCCGCATCTGGACCAGTAAATAGTTGTACAGCTGGTCCAAAACGTGATATAATGTACACATAACGAATTAAAAAAGGACATATTATGAATTTATCAGCTCAAGAATACCTAGCCAAACTACTTGCTAAAGAGAACTTGTCTGTTCAACACGGCAACTATTCTACAGCTAGTTTTGACGTTGTTAACAGAGTACTTCGTCTTCCTCTTTGGAAAGACAAAGGTAAAGACGTTTATGATCTTTTAGTTGGTCACGAAGTTGGCCATGCGCTTTATACTCCTGCTGATGGATGGCACGATTCTGAAAAGAAGATCGGTAAGATTCCACGTGCATATCTTAACATCGTTGAGGATATCCGCATCGAACGTAAAATCATGGAGACATATCCTGGTATCGTTCGTCGTTTCAAGAATGGTTATAAAGTTCTTTTCGATACTGATCTTTTTGGTACTAACGAGAGAGATATCAACAAGGCTGGACTTATGGACAGACTGAATGTTTCTTCTAAAGGTCGTGGTTATGTTCCTGTTGAATTCTCTGATGAGGAATCTCCATTAGTCAAAGAAGCTATGGAAGTTAAAACATGGGATGACGTTGTCAATGTTTGTAAAAAATTATATGATTTCATCGAAGATCAAAAAGATCAAGAAGAAGATAAAGATGAAATGGAAATGGGTATGCCAAGTGCTGACGAGGGTGAATCTCCTGAGAACGAAGGTGAAACTCCTATCTCTGGTGATGAGGAAAGCGATGACTCTGGTGAAGGTAATGGTGACTCTGATGGTGAAGATGAATCTGACGAAGAGCCTATAAGTGCTGAAGTTGCAGATGATGAAGCTCCTGAAGGTCATGAGACTTGGACTGAAGATACTCAAAGAGAACGCGAAGAAGATCTTCTTGAAAAATCTCCTGAGCGTAATTTCGAAAGAAGTGGTCAGCCTCAATACTCAAGCGGCATGAGCGATGAGAATATCGAAAAGATTCTTTACTCTTATGACTATGCTAAATCATTACGTGACGAGTATGTAGAAGACTTAATGGGTGAAAGACTTCGCTATGGCGATGACCATAGTGCTTATACTCACGTAGCTTGTAGAGAAGATTTCAATGAGACTAAACTAGTTTACAAGCAGCAAGCAAATCTTATGGCGAAAGACTTCGAACGTAAGAAAGCTGCATTCGAATATTCACGTGCGAGGACTGCAAAGTCTGGTAAACTTGATCCTTTAAAGTTACACGCATACAAAACTTCAGAAGATATTTTCTTGACTACTACTCAGTTAGCTCAAGCAAAGTCACACGGTATCGTAATGTTCCTTGATCTTTCTGGTTCAATGTGTGAGATCATCGAAGATGTTACTGCTCAAGCAATTACTATTGCTATGTTCTGTCGTCAAGTCAATATTCCTTTCGAGGCATATAACTTTACTTCTACTTCATACTGGAGAGAACGTGGTAAGGGTATTCGTGAGATGGACCACAAAGCTGGTGAGTTGCATTCTGACGGAACTAAAGTTGTTGAGATGTTCTCTTCAAAGATGAATAAGAAAACTTTTGACGAAGCTGCTTATGTTTCATTTGCTATTGCCAAGGCACATAGCTACACTAACAAACACATTAGTTACCACATATCTGGTCACTATCTTCATGCTCTTGATGCTATGGGTTCAACTCCTCTTATTCAGACTGCAATGCTTGCAGCTAAATTGACTAAGGCATTCACACGTAAACATGCGATACAAAACACAAACATTATGTTCCTAACTGACGGTTATCCTGATGGAATCAATATTGAACATGATTCAGATGCTACTGTTATGACTTCACGTGAGGCAATGATTAAATTTGACGGTAAGTTGATACGTGGCCAGGGTGGTCGTAAGATCTATGAGGCTGTTCTTCACAGACTTAAAGAGATAACTGGTGCAACTATTATGGGTTTCCACCTTGCGTATGATGCATCTACTTTCGGACAAGGTTATGTTAACGTTGATGACAACAGAGAATTTCCTAAGGTAATCAAAGAGTGGAGAAAAGTTGGTTTTGGTGCTTGGAAAAATGTTAAAGGTTACGATGACTATTTCATTATCAAGATCAATCGTTCAGCAAGGTTTGATGCTGATGTGTTTGAGCCTAAAAAAGCTGACACTATCAATGATATTAAACGTGAGTTCAAGAAGTTTGCGAAGACTAAGAAGGGTAACAAGCAATTAGTTTCACGTATTACTGATGCGGTTGCTGCTTAATTTATTTAGGGTGAGGGTATGTACTTTCACCCTTTACGTGTTATAATATTACTATATTTGAAAAAGGACCTGTATGAAATTTAATGAATTAGAAAACATCAATCAGTTGACAACATATGTTGAGAGCACATACTCTAAACATTATGCTGCTCCGAATGGTGTACAAAGTATGGATCTGATCTCAGCTTCTGGCTTAGGTTTAGATTTTTGTCTTGGCAATGTATTAAAGTATGCGTCAAGATATGGTAAAAAGAATGGAGCAAATCGTGAAGATCTTATGAAGATCATGCACTATACTCTATTGGCAATTAATGAACATGACTTAAAGGAGTCGAATAATGAAACTTAGTAATGAAATAAAAGATGTATTGAGCAATTTTCAAACGATTAATAGTAATATTGCTCTAGGTGAAGACAATGGAGTTATTCGAACCATGTCCACTTCTAAAACCCTTATGGCAAAAGCAAACATAAAGTTTGATTCTCCATATCCATTTGGCATATATGACTTAGGTGAATTCTTAAGTTGTCTTAATATGTTTGATGATCCTACATTGTCTTTTGACGATGACAAGAAGTTTGTTAAAATTACTGATGGTATCACATCATTCCAGTATTACTTTTCGGATATCGACATCCTAACAGTCCCTACAAACGATATTAATCTACCATGTGAAGATCTACAATTTACTCTTACTGATGAAGAGTTAAACAAGTTGCGTAAAGCTTCTTCTACTCTTAAGACAAGTAATTTGAGTGTGCGTAAGACTAATATGGGTGGACAGTTTATTGAGTGTGTTATCCTTGATAAACAGAATCCAACATCTAACCAATTCACAATGAATATTGCAAATTGCAGTATAAATACAGATGCAGAGTTTGATTTTGTGTTTGATATAAACAATTTCAAATTTAAACCTGCCGCTGAATATGTCTTCGGAATAGACAAAAAGCAGGTAGCATTGATAAAGGCCGGCGACACAGATTACTGGGTTGCTCTAGATAAAACTACAACATTTAAGGAACAATAATGGCAGAAGATAAAGCAATGGGACAAAAAGAGTTTGACGAAGTAGCAGCACAAGTTGATGCTCCAGCTCCGGAAGGTCCAACAGATGATCAGCTTAACCTAAGTGACATTCGTGCGTGTGTATCAATTATTGATATAGTAACAAAACGTGGTGCATTTGAAGGCAGTGAATTAGCTGACGTTGGTGCAGTTCGTAACAGAATCGATTCATTCTTGACAAAAGCTGCAGAGGCACAAGAAGCTGCAAACCCAACTGAAGCTCCAGCACCAGCTGAGTAAGTATGTACTTTTAACAAAAGCATGGTATAATAATATCATGCTTATTATATTATGAGGTGTATGTGAAAGAATTTTTATTCGTAGAAAAGTATAGACCAAAAACCATTGAGGATTGTATTCTCCCTAAAGACTTAAAGGAAACATTTCAAAAGATAGTCGATAAGGGAGAACTTCCCAATATGATGTTTACTGGTTCAGCTGGTGTAGGTAAGACTACGGTAGCCAAAGCATTATGTCATGAGTTAGATCTTGACTATATGTTAATCAATGGATCAGAAGATGGTAACATTGATACCCTTCGTGGTAAGATCAAACAGTTTGCAAGTACTGTATCATTACAAGGTGGATTCAAAGTAGTTATCCTCGACGAGGCTGATTATCTTAATCCTCAATCTACACAACCTGCTCTTCGTGGTTTCATTGAAGAGTTTAGTGATAACTGTAGGTTTATCCTTACTTGCAATTTTAAGAATCGTATTATTGATCCTCTCCATTCGAGATGTTCTATATATGAATTCAACATAGGAAACAAAGCTTTGATGGCAGAGCAGTTTATGAAACGCCTTCAATTCATTCTTGATTCCGAACATATCATATATGACAATGCAGTGATTGCAGAACTCATTATGAAATACATACCTGACTGGAGACGTGTCATCAATGAATGTCAAAGATATGGTATGAGTGGTCACATTGATACCGGCATTCTTGTTACTCTATCTGAGTCAAGTGTCGCTGGTCTTATGGAAGATCTTAAGACTAAGAACTTTAAAAAGATGCGTAAATGGGTAACAGATAATATTGACGTAGAATCATCAAAGTTATTTAGATTAATTTATGATAACATGTCAACTTATGTAGAGCCTTCAAGTATTCCACAATTGGTGCTTATACTTGCTGACTATTCATATAAAGATAGTTTTGTTGCAGATCATGAATTGAATGTAGTGGCATGTATGACTGAGATTATGTCACAAATTAATTTTAAATAGGAGACTTATGGTACAGGAATTGGCAATGTACGGACAGATAATTACAACAGTGGGTATAGTTATGATACTGTGGCAGCTAGAAAAGGCTGGCAGATTATTACAACTAATGAGTAAATTCTTAGCGGAGGCAGTAGAAGAGCATGACAAAAATTAATATTAGTGGTAATAATCTATATGAAGATCTTAAAGATTTCTTAAGTGATGAAATCATTGAAGTAGCTTTTACCAAAAAGAATGGTGAAGACCGTGTAATGAAATGCACACTTATGCCTAAAGAGATCCCTGCTGAAATGGCACCAAAGAATATTGGTAATCCACCAGATGAAGAGAACAGAGACTATCTAAATGTCTTTGATGTTGAAGCTCAAGGCTGGAGATCATTTATTTTATCTAGTGTTAAATATGTAAAGACAAATCTCAATGAATCCGTTTGAATTAATTAAATCTATATCTAGTACAAAGAAGGATATACTTGAGAATGAGAAAGACTACAATGCCTTTATGGTGAATCGTGGTCTTTCATATTTCCCTGATACTGTTATATACGCTAACGAAATGAATAGGTTTCACCACCTGGATAGCCGTCTACAGTATCAATTTCTTATAAATACTATTAGAAAACGTAATCGTTTTTCTAAGTGGAACAAGTCGATTGAATCTGATAATATCAGTGCTATAAAGCAATATTATGGTTATAGTAATGAAAAAGCTCGTGATGTACTTCCGCTTTTAAGTAATGAAAATCTTAAATATATAAGAGGAAGAATACAGCATGGCGGAATTCAACGATGAACTGGTAAATTGGAAACCAGAGATGATGTTAGAGGTAATACTGGCAGAGCCAGATGATTTTCTAAAGATACGTGAAACTCTCACGAGAATAGGAGTAGCTTCTAAAAAAGATAATAAATTATATCAATCATGCCATATACTACACAAACAAGGTAGATATTTTATAACTCATTTTAAAGAGTTATTCTTATTAGATGGTAAGCCTTCTAATCTCACAGAGAATGATCTTAAACGTAGGAACACAATTGTCAAGCTAATGGATGATTGGGGATTACTTACTACAGTTGCTCCAATTGGAGAGACAGCATCATTAAACCAAATTAAAATTATATCTCATAAAGATAAAAACGATTGGGAATTATGTCCCAAATATAATATAGGTATTAAGTAAAACCTGTATAAATAAAACTGAATATGCCTAACGGGTATTCATTTTTTTAACCTTGCTATAAAATAGGAGGACAATATGTCAAACTTAGCATTTAACTTCCCGAGAGATACATTCTTGGGTTTTGATCAACTCTTCAACACATTACAAAATACTAATCTAGAAACCGTTCGCGGTGCTGGATATCCCCCGTATAATGTAATCAAAAGAGATGACGGTCATTTTCTAATTGAGATCGCTGTTGCGGGATTTAAAAAGGAAGACATTGACCTAACACTTGAGAAAGGTGTTTTAACTATCGCTGGTAAGAAAGCTACTGGTACAGATGTACGAGAGTATGCTCACCGCGGTATTTCTCAAAGGGCGTTTGAACGTTCATTTACTTTAGCCGACACACTTAAAGTTGTTGGTGCCGATATTGTAGATGGCATGCTTGTTGTTATTTTGGAGAACAATATTCCAGAAGAAGATAAGCCTCAAACAATCAATTTAGGTGACCTGCCGAAATCAGCGAAGAAGCTGTTACTAGGCTAAATACTAAGGAGCACATGGCATATTCAGACAAAGTTTTAGATCATTACGAAAACCCACGCAATGTGGGAACGATGGATCAACATGATCCTAATGTAGGTACTGGTATGGTAGGTGCTCCTGCTTGTGGCGATGTTATGAGACTACAAATAAAAGTAGAAGATAACATGGTTACAGATGCAAAATTTAAAACATATGGGTGTGGATCAGCAATTGCTTCAAGCTCATTATTAACCGAGTGGGTAAAAGGTAGAACGGTAGAAGAAGTTCAAGCAATTAAAAATACTGAAATTGTTGAAGAGCTTCAGCTTCCACCAGTCAAGATACACTGTAGCGTATTAGCAGAAGATGCAATCAAGTGCGCAATCAAAGATTATATGAATAAACAACCAAGGAATCACAGATGAATGAAATTAGATTAGTTCGACTCACGTCGGGTGAAGAGTTATTATGTAAAAAGACAAACGAATCAGGTTTAACAATAACAGTAACAGATGTTGTTGCTTTAATTCCTACAGAGGAAAGATTAGGATTTATGCCTTATTTACCATACGCTGAAATAGAACAGCTAGTAATCAAAAAAGATCACATCATGTTTGATCTTAAACCAACACAAGAGTTAGAAGCTCAGCATGTTTTAATGCACCAAGACACTAACATAGTTACTCCGGAGAAACCAGATTGAACATTATAATAATTGTATAAGCAAGTATGTACATTTAGTTTGATTCGTGTTATAATACACCCATGAATCAAAACTTTTATACGTCAGCCTTTCGGCATGGAAAGGTCATTAAATATTTGGGCTATGAGAATGGTGAGAAAGTAAAGTTCACTGTTCCGTATCGCCCGACTCTATTTGTCACAAGCAAACAAAACAATGCACATGATTGGCATTCCCTAGATGGTAAACCAGTAGAACCTATTCAGTTCGGTTCTATGGGAGAAGCCACTGACTTTATTAAGTCTTATGCAGATGTTCCTGGCTTTGATGTCTATGGCAATACCAACTATGTTGTTCAGTATCTTAATGAAGAGTTCCCTGGTGTAATCAAATGGGATCGTAACACAATCAATGTTACCTCTATCGATATCGAAACAAAGTTCGGTGATGGTTTCCCTGAGCCTAAAGATGCTGACCAGGAAGTGACAGCAATCACAATGAAGAATAACATCGATGATACCTATTACACATTTGGTTGTGGTGAGTATGATGTAGAGAATTCTCTTATGCAAACACATTCGGTCGTTTATGTCAAGTGTGCTGACGAGAGAGAACTCTTACACAAATTTGTTTATCATTGGTCTAAGACTTCCCCTGATATTGTTACAGGTTGGAACTGTGAGTTCTTTGATATACCATATCTAGTAAACCGTATTAGACGCATCTTTGATAATGGTCGTGAGAAGTTCCTATCTCCATGGCGAATGATTGATGAGCGTGAGACACATACTGGTTATGGTCAATCCACACTTAAATACGAAATCAAAGGTGTAGCCATCTTAGATTACATGGCAATATTCAAGAAGTTCGGTTATTCGTATGGTCCACAAGAATCATATAAGTTAGATCATATTGCAAATATTGTTCTCGGTGAGAAGAAGCTTGACTTCGGTGAAGCATCTGACCTTAATGAATTGCATGCAAATGACTATCAAAAGTTTATTGACTATAACATCAAAGACGTAGAACTCATCGACCGTATGGAAGACAAGCTCGGTCTTATTAGTCTATGTCTTACCATGGCTTATAAAGGTGGTGTAAACTATGAGCAAGTGCTTGGCACTGTGGCTATATGGGATTCACTGATCTATCGTGACTTACATGCTAAGCGTATAGCTGTACCACAAAACGAAGAGTCATTTAAAGGTGCATATCCTGGCGGTTATGTAAAAGAACCACATGTTGGTATGCATGATTGGGTATGTTCATTTGACTTAGCTTCTCTATATCCGTCAATCATTATGCAATACAATATGTCTCCAGAGACTATCCTACTTGATGATGAGCCTGGTGTGAATGTAGAATCAGTCTTAGCTGGTCATATAAAGAATAATACACCAAACACGGCATTAGCTGTAAACGGTGTTCGTTTCGATACAAAGAAGCTCGGTATTATTCCAGCCATTATCCAAGAGATCTATAATGATCGTCAAACATTTAAACAAGCACAACTCAAAGCTGAGCAAGAGCTCGAGCTATGTGGTGTAAAGTCAGAGGTCTATGCCTTAGAGAAACGTATTGCTATTGCCAAGAACCAACAAATGGCATTAAAGATCCTACTCAACTCTTTGTATGGTGCAATGGGTAATAAGTGGTTTAGATATTTCGACATGCGTATTGCCGAAGGTATCACACTTACTGGTCAAGCAACCATTCGTTGGGCAGAGAATAACTTGAATGATTACCTTAACAAAACCTTACAAACTAAAAAAGATTATGTAGTTGCTATTGATACCGACTCTGTCTATGTTTGTCTTGACGAGTTTGTTAAACGTCTTGGTCCAGCCAAGCCGGTAGACTTCCTTGACCAAGTATGTTCAGGTGCATTAGAAGGTGCACTCACTGAATGCTATGATCGTTTATTTAAAACACTAGGCGGTATAGAAAACAAAATGGTTATGGAACGTGAGGTAATTGCTGATCGTGGCATATGGACTGCCAAGAAGAGATACATACTCAATGTGCATGACAATGAAGGTGTTCGTTATGCTCAACCTAAATTAAAGATTATGGGTATCGAGGCAATCAAATCATCTACACCAGCTATATGTAGACAAGCCCTCAAAGATATCTTTCGCAGGATCATTGAGACTGATCAGGCAACCGTACAATCAGACATAGCAAACTTTAAAGCAGCATTTAAACAAGCGTCTGCCGAAGAGGTAAGCTTTCCTCGTGGTGTAAACAATCTAAATAAATGGACCGATAGGGAAAACATTTACAAGAAGGGAACACCTATTCATATTCGTGGTGCAATACTACACAATAATCTTATTACAAAACAAAATTAGGTAGAAGTATTCAGAAGATAACTAGTGGTGACAAGGTCAAGTTTACATATCTTGTCAAGCCGAATCCAATCAAAGAGAATGTGATTGCATTTGTAGATTATCTCCCACGTCAATTTAAACTTGAGAAATATATAGATTATAACCTACAGTTCGAGAAGACATTCTTGGGTGCAATCGAACCGGTATTAGAAGCAGTTGGATGGACCAGTGAGCATGAAGTATCATTGGAAGATTTTTTTGTTTAAGGTATGTACTTTGAACAAAAGTGTGATACAATATAACATATGAGTAAATTAGACTACGTAATATTAAAACTCGGAGACTTATGTCAGCAGATTGGGTAAACGATATTAATCGTATGCATAACAAATATGGTGTACGTGATTGGATAAATCATGCCACACCATTTCAATTAAAGAAGTTCTTAGAATTTCGTTTAGACTTTATCAAAGAAGAGTATGATGAAACACGTGAAGCATTAATTATGGAAGATAGTGAAGAGATCGTAGATGGTCTTATCGACTTATGTGTTGTAGCTATCGGTACATTAGATGCTATGGGTATTAATGCTCATAAAGCATGGGATGAAGTATATCAAGCAAACATGGCAAAAGAAGTTGGTGTAAAAGAATCACGTCCAAATCCATTAGGTTTACCAGATCTAATTAAGCCAGAAGGTTGGACAGCACCTGTACACTTTCCTAATTATGGTATATTAGAATCAGCATGGAGTGATGAAATTACCAAGAGAGCCATGGCAGCGAATGCTGCAAGAACAGAATTAGTAGGTGAAAATCCAGAGATTAATTCTCAATGGACACCAGATGCAGAAAAGCGTATGGATATTATTGGTCAAAATGGTAATGATGGTTTGCATTATACACCTGGACCAGGACCATTAGATGGTACACAAGCAAAGATAGATTGGACTAAAGATTCGGAGTACATAAGATTATATGGCACAGCAGAAGATCCAAAAGTCTAATTTTAATTATCGTAGATGGTTGCTTATATACAAAGGCAAAGATCTAGATAAGTTGACAGTTGAAGAGCATACTAAGTTTAGTAAGCAATTCGCTGCTTGGAAAGTAGGTAACATTGAGAAAGTATGAACTATTCCCTTACATTATTTAAAAGTATATTCGATAACAAGACTGACAAACGTATGGACTTTACGTCATATGCACAGTTTGAAGGTTTGTTATTTGATCTAGCCCAGCAGAAGCGTGAAGATAAGAAGTCGGCTCCCCTTATATCTCCTGCAACCTATGTAGAAGGTACGACTCGTGCAAATGATAATGTAATCGGTTGGGCTGGTTGGTGCGCGGTAGATGTAGATGAACATGTATTCGATGGTAGTCTTGAGCAAGAACTATTAGATCGTTATGGAAAATGGAATCATGTTGTTTACTCTACTGCTTCATCAACTCAAGAGCATCCTAAGTTTAGAATAGTATTTCCACTATCTGTTGATGTACCTAAAGATAAGATTAAACACTTTTGGTTTGCATTAAATAAAGAGTTAGGTGACATTGGTGATCCTCAAACAAAAGATCTATCACGTATGTATTATGTTCCAGGCAAGTATAAAGATGCATACAATTTTATATTTAATAATTTCTGTGGTGTAGATATGGATCCATATGAGATTATGGCAAAGCATGATTACGTTGAGCGTAGTGGTTCATTATTAGATAATCTACCACCTGAAATACGTAAGGCTATGCTGGCACACCGTAAGAATGAAATGGTAAACACAAATGTGACATGGAGTAATTACAAAGATTGTCCATTTGTTAATAAGAAGTTAGTGAAAGAGTATAATGAAATCACTGACACAGGCTGGTATACAAAGATGTATGCCATCATGGTTTCAATTGCAGGTAATGCGATACGTAACAAATATCCTATTACTGCACAAGAGATCACTACATTATGCAAGGAGATAGACTATGAAAACGGCAATTGGTACAAGACAAGACCATTCGACAAGGAGGCAGATCGTGCAATCGAATTTGTTTACAGCAACGGATGAATGGTTAATTCAATGTTGGAATAAAAAAGATTTATATAATATTCCAGGAGGACCATTATATGAATTTCCTGAATTTGCTCAAGTGGCAAATCCAGATAATATAGAAGTATTTCCAAGTGACGGAGTTTGGGAATGGGATACGACTGAAGGTGAAGATCGTAATGATTATGGATATTATTCATCAGATGGCATGTCAATTGAAACTCCAAAAATGTCGAAAGTAACAAATGCAAAACTAGGTATAATAACTCATTTTAAACCATGGCACTTTGGTCAAGATGAAGAAAAATGGGTAGAGAAATTTTCAACTTGGGATGTTGAAGCAGGTGAACAATTTCCATATATAATACTTGGAAAAATTCCAGCATTAGAAGTATTAGAATATTGTAACAAAAATAAAACAAAAAGATATGTACTTCCGCTGTAAAGTGTGGTATAATATACACATATCAATCGAGGAGTAAACATGCAAAAAGAATCAATCATAGTTCTGCAAGAATGTGCAGAGCTTCAATCTAAAAAGTCAGAAGACTATCAAAACCCAAATTCACAAGTAAAACAAGCAATGCATTATCGTCGCGGTGTCGATTCTATTCATGACACTATGCACGGCAAAATGCTTCGTGCTCAGTCTTTACTTGAATCCGGTCAAGCTAATAACTTTGAATCACTCGAAGACACATACAAAGATCTTATTAACTATGCATCATTTGCTGTAGCTTATATTCGTGGCAAGATGGAAGGTCAAGATCCTTCACTAGATTACTTAAACAATCCTAAATCAAATGTTGATACGTCCGTATAAAGTCACTGACGTTCGTGACTACTTCATTGGTGCCAAGCAAGGTGGTGGCTACGGTCAGACTATAGATAAGACTGGTGTAAAGTGTATTGAATTAATCGGTGCATCATTTCTAGCAGATGAACCTGCAATATTTGGTACACCTAATGATGAATATATTAAAAAAGAAATCGACTGGTATAAATCACAGTCAAGAAACATTAATGACATATATGGAATAGGTTCTATGCCACCAGCAGCATGGCAATATGCAGCAAACAAAGATGGTATGATTAATTCTAATTATGGTTATCTAATATGGTCAAGTGATAATGGCAATCAATATGATAAGTGTTTAGCTGAATTAAAATCTAATCCTAATTCACGTAGAGCTCTTATGATTTATAATAGACCGGAGATATGGGATGAGTATAATCTTGAAGGTATGTCAGATTTTATATGTACTAATTCAGTAGCTTACTATATTCGTAATGATGAATTACATTGTTCAGTCTCCATGAGATCTAACGATGTCGTATATGGATATAAGAATGATTACGCATGGCAACAATATGTACTAAATGAATTAGCTAATGATTTGAATATTGAACCGGGTAATATGATATGGCAAGTACAAAACTTGCATGTCTATGAAAAACATTTTGATTTAGTTAAACCAAAGAGATATGCCTAAACAGTGGTTAAATGAAGAAGCACTTGATGTGCTAGTTAATTATTACTATCCTAAAGCTGGATGGTTACAAGACAATGTCAATTGGGGAACACTTGATTACGAGGGTCCAGAAGCAAATGAGATTATTAATGATCCTTTACTCCAGAAGATAGACATCTATGATTGTAAACATAGAGCAGCCGCTGGTTTCTCTAATGTATTACAAGACTTACGGTTTGGTTCAAAGACTCCTAAATGGAGATGGCAAAACGAAAGACGTAGAGAGATTAATACTTGGAATGATCAAATCACATGGGGAGTATCCACATGGCTTTTTGTTATGATGTGTCACCGTATTACAGGTTCGGGTGCATCATTTGAGAATGACCACGGATACCGTAACAATATTATACAGTATTGGGGTACACAGTTTGGTAAGGACGGTGTACATCAGATGTGTGAAGATCTGGTAAAAAGAAAAGAGGAAGGACCAATATTTACTTCTATTGGTAACCAACCACCTGCTCCAAAGAAGGGCACGAGCAATGTAGACTTTATGACAAAAGAACTACCACCACTAATTTATAAATTTACCGATTGGTTATTATATGAAAAGATAGACGGTAAAGAAATGAAGACACATAAACAAATTGTTGATTATTTAAATGAATATAATAAATCAGCAGGACATAGAAAGTTTAACTTCCAATATGCAGCATTCTCTATGGATTGCTCAGACTATTTTCCTGAAGCAGTAGATAAAGATTCACATACATACTTAGGCAACAACGCTGTTCGTTGTTTAAAGAAGTTATCATCTGGATATAGTCATGATGAGTTCATGAATATATTAAGAGAACGTACAGGCGGAAGACCAAAAGATCTTGAAGATGTTATGTGTGACTTTGTAAGGTTTGGTCAGAATTATGTACCAAGAGGTAACGGCACATTTGACCATATTCCTAGCACTATAACTAATAACAGCGGATGGGTATCTGGTTGGAAGCAAAGACAAGGTACACCACCACAAACTAATACACTACCAATATAATGCCACACAATAAACATGTAGAAGATGGGTTCAATATCGATGTCGGTATGATGCAACCTGATGAAGCAAAGAATTATTATTTAGATCTTGCAGGTGATTGGGAAGATCCTAATCCAGCTCCACGTATTGTTGAGCATGAAGGTATTCGAGTTGTAAGAGATGATGACTTAGTTGGATCGAAGGTCCGAGGTGGTGATTGTTTAATATCAAGTATTAAAGAAGATACTATTGTGTATGTGCAACCAAGGACTGGTTTAGCTGGTGTAAGTATATTAGATGTAGCAAAGAGACATAATAAAGCTGTAAGATTATTTATGCCATCATCTAAAAAGATCTCACATCACCAAGCATGTTGCATAGAACAAGGAGCAGAAGCATCCTTCCATCGTATTGCAGCTATGCCTAATCTAAATAAGATAGCAAAAGACTGGGCTGATCAGAATCCAAATGCATTCTTTGTGCCATTAGGACTGAAACATAAATTAGTCACCGCTGGAATGGTGAAGGTTGCTAGTAAGATTAAAGAGCCTGAACTGGTGTATGTTGCTACTTCGACAGGTGTACTTACAAGATCTCTACAGATTGCTTGGCCTAATGCCGAGTTTGTCTCTGTTGCTGTAAGTAGAAACATGAAGGCTGGTGAATTAGGTAGAGCAAAGGTTATATCTGAGCCACGGGCTTTCACGGCTCATGAGAGTAAAGAGAACTTACCACCATTTCCAAACATAGATACTTACGATGGTAAGGTATGGAAATATATTCCTAAACATTCTGGTAAAGATATATTATTTTGGAATGTAGGTAAAGAACCAGAATTACACGATGATACAATATATGAAACTGAAAGCTATAGAGATTGGGATAAGAACTTATGATTACAGGAACATTTAATAAAATACCACGTAAGAAGAATAGTCATGGATATGGCTGGGCCAGAACATGGGCAGAGAATCTTATGACAACAATTAACCATGAGGGAGATCCTGTTGAGATATTATACTTAGACCATGGCGTAAACTTTGGCGGTGGTTTAAATCTATTTGGTGGATTCGATGATAAATTAAAACGAAGAGTAGATAATTTTTTATTAGCTGATAAAGTCTATTCACTTGATATGCCTATGCCAAGGTATGGTGATATGCTAGCCAAGAGAAAAGATGTGACTGACAAAGAATGGTGTGCTCGTGTTCAAGCTAAATGCGATGGTGCACAAACACTACTATCTACAGATCTTGACACAACATGGTTAACCATTGGTGATTCTCATACGGCAGCATTTGCTCCACACGATAGCATGGTCATTAAGACAAATGGTCTTACACTCAATGGACAAATTCAATCTAACTTCCAATATGTTCGTGACCATATGGCTAAATGCAATAACTTACAAGGTATCACACTCAGCTTTGGCAATATAGATGTAAGACATCACTTATGCAGATTAGGTATTGATCCAAGAGATATGTGGATTAAATTAAAAAGGTTTGGTGATAGCTTGCCAATACCAGTAGAATATTCTGTACCTTGGCCTATAGAGTTTGAAGGTAGAAGATTACCAAAGACTGGTTATTATAAGAACCAACCATTTTGGGGTACACACTTTGAAAGATCACAAATGCTTGAAAGAATTCTTGAGACCATGGATATGGTGAGCATGAATAAAGTTATGTATCCGGAAGAGTGGTTAAAGCTTGATCCACAAGATTTTGCAAAGAGAAAAATGGAAGGCACAAGCTCAGTACATATATCACCAGAAGTTTACAGACGAAAAGAATTTGGTGAAGAGTATGTACTTTTAACAGATTTCATGATATAATGTACACATCAAATTAACTATTAGAGGAGAACTATTATCGGTATAATGGATAAATTAGCGAAGAACTCTCGTATCAAAGAGTCTTCCCAACTTGACAAAAGCAAGTTGTTTAGTAATAAGGACATGGTGACTACACCTGTTCCAATGATTAACGTTGCACTATCAGGTGATCCAGACGGAGGTCTGAGTTCTGGTTTAACAGTATTAGCTGGACCATCGAAGCATTTTAAGACTTCTTTTGGCTTGTTAATGGCAGCAGCTTACTTAGATAAGTATGAAGACGCTGTACTGTTGTTTTATGATTCAGAGTTTGGTAGCCCGCAACAATATTTTAAGTCGTTCGGTATTGATACTTCCCGCGTACTACATAGTCCCATTACTAATGTAGAAGAGCTGAAGTTTGACCTAATTTCTCAGCTCGAGAATATCGAACGCGACGACAAAGTCATTATTATGATTGACTCTGTCGGTAACCTAGCTTCAAAGAAAGAGCTAGAAGATGCTATGAATGAAAAGTCAGTAGCAGATATGTCGAGAGCAAAAGCTCTCAAAGGTCTATTTAGAATGACAACACCCTACCTAACAATGAGAGATATTCCATTGATAGCAATAAACCATACATATCAAGAAATAGGCTTATTTCCGAAGGCGGTCGTATCAGGTGGTACAGGTATTTACTACTCCTCAGATAATATCTGGATCATTGGCCGCCAGCAGGAAAAGAAGGGAACAGAAATTACAGGATATAACTTTGTCATTAATGTAGAGAAATCAAGGTTTGTCCGTGAGAAGTCTAAGATTCCTATTAATGTTACATGGGAAGGTGGTATCGAATCGTATTCAGGTTTATTAGATGTAGCAATAGAAGGTGGATATGTAGTTAAACCATCTAATGGTTGGTACTCAAAGGTTGACCGATCTACTGGAGAAGTAGAAGATAAAAAGGTTCGTATTGCACAAACACTTGAAGCAGAGTTTTGGCAAGACATTTTTGCAAAGTCAGACTTTAAAGATTATCTTAAAAACAAATATGAAGTTGGTCATGCTGAAATGATTAAACAAGATAACCCTGAGGACTTGGATATTTAATGCAGATCGAAACATTAATCTTACGCAACTTAATGCTTAATGAGGATTATACCAGAACGGTTATTCCTCATTTAAAAACTATATACTTTGAAGATCCATATAGATCGGTATTTAACGAGATTGTTGGATTTGTCAATAAGTTTAATAAGCTACCAAGTTCTGATGCACTCAGTATAGAACTAAGGAATAATCCTAAGATCACATCAGATTCTCTTGCACTTATACCTGAATTGAGTAAACAAGAAACAGAACAAACTCAGGAATGGTTAATCGAAAAGACAGAGAAGTGGTGTCAAGACCGAGCAATCTATTTAGCAATCATGGATTCAATTAATATTATTGAAGGTAAGCATGATACATTAGATAAGAATGCATTGCCATCTGTATTGAGTGAAGCATTAGGTGTTAACTTTGATATGAGGGTTGGTCACGATTATGTTGATGACTCTGATGGACGTTTTGATTTCTATCACAGGCAAGAAGAACACCTACCATTTGACTTAGAAAAGTTTAACACAATCACCAAAGGTGGTCTCGTCAAGAAATCTCTTAATGTTGCTTTGGCTGGTACAGGTGTAGGTAAGTCTTTATTTATGTGTCATGTTGCCGCTGGTGCTTTAACACAGATGAAAAATGTGTTATATATAACTATGGAAATGGCAGAAGAAAGAATAGCTGAACGTATTGATGCTAACCTTATGAATGTGCCTATTGACCAGTTAGAGAATCTAAGTAAGGATATGTTTGATAAGAAGATGCATAAGCTTACTGACAAAGGTGTTGGTAAACTTATTGTAAAAGAATATCCTACAGGAGCTGCAAGTTCTATACACTTTAGAGCATTGCTAAAAGAATTACAGATCAAACGTGACTTCACTCCTGATCTTATTTGTATAGACTATCTAAATATATGTGCCTCATCAAGAATGAAATCTATGGGTGGTGCAATCAATTCATATATTATGGTGAAAGCAATTGCAGAAGAATTGCGTGGTTTGGCAGTAGAGTATAACTTACCTATTGTCACGGCCACACAAACAACTCGTTCAGGTTTTGCATCATCTGATGTAGGACTAGAAGATACAAGTGAATCATTTGGTTTACCGGCTACGGCAGATCTTATGTTTGCACTTATATCTACTGAAGAACTTGAAGCTATGAATCAAATCATGGTAAAACAATTAAAGAATAGGTATAATGATCCTACAGGTGGAAACAAGAAGTTTGTACTTGGTATTGACAGGGCTAAGATGAGACTGTATGATGTAGAGGATACGGCCCAAACTCTAAATGTAAGAGATGAGCCAGTTAAAGTTGCACCTAGATATGACACAATAGGGGAGGGATTTACAATTGAGTAGATTACACGGTAAGGCATGGGGTGATAGATATATCCATTTAGCAAAAGAAATATCTACATGGTCGAAGGACCCAAGCACACAAGTTGGTGCTGTAGTGATTGGACAAAATGGTGAAGTATTATCACAAGGATATAATGGTTTCCCAAGAAGTATTAAAGATACACCTCAACGATTAAAAGATCGTGAAAAAAAGTACAATTTAGTTGTACATGCAGAGATGAATGCTATATATAATGCTAGTTTAAATGGTGTTTCTTTAAAAGGATCAACATTATACGTTTATGGTTTGCCTATTTGTAATGAATGTGCTAAAGGTGTTATTCAAGTTGGTATAGACAGAGTTATTGCAACTCGTCCAGCTGATTACAATAAAGAATGGGACGAATCAATAAAAGATGCCAAAGCTTTATTTAAAGAAGCTGAGGTTGAATATAAAATAGAAGTGGAGAAATAAATGGGAAAATCAATAATACCTACTGCCAAGAAACGGGTAAAAGGTCAACCAAGGTTTGTCAAGGATATGAGTCATAGTACTTATACAAAGAAAAGACATCCTAATTCAAAGAGGGTAAAACAAAATGCTTAAAGCTTTATTTAATCAAGGCTATTCGAAAAAGTTCATGGATCGAATAGAATTTAGAAGAAAAGAATACTATGAGAAACGTAGGATTCAAACAATCCGTGAAAATGCTATGAAGATGGCACACAATTGGCAACATGAGTATCCTACTGGTACACCATTAGAATATATTCGTGATGACATTATTGAATGTTGGGAAAGGAATTCAAAGGTTGGTATCTATAAAAACTTAGAAAATAAACAAAACATACCAACACCAAATGTTGTAGATCCATTAGATACTATCCCATATAAAATTGAAGGAAAACATGAAAAATAGTATGTACAAACCGCTAAAAACATGTTATAATAGTACTTTAAATGAAGGAGTAATATATGTGGAAATATAAAGTAAAAGGTTTTGTTATTGGTGTTTTAGTAGTTGCTTCTATGCAAGTATTAGCTGCACAGAATATCAGATCAGGTGTAGTCAAAGATCATTATCATGATGTTGTAGTTATTGAACCGTACTACGTTGAAGTATGTGGTGAACAAACATCTATGGCTGGTGATGTGGCTGTAGGCGCTCTTTGGGGTGCAATACTTGGTGCAGTTGCAGGAGATGCAATAGATGACAATGGTGGTAGAATACCAGGAGCTGTGATTGGTGGCATGATTGGTGCTAAACATGAAGAGAATAAAGGTGATGGTACAACAAAAATTGTATGTCAAACTGAACAGCGTAAGACTAAAACTGCTAAAAGAGAGTATTCACACTCAACAATTTATTTTACAGTACAAGGTCAGCCATACGAACTAGACTTTATCCGCAACGATCGTTAATATGTTTAAGACAGGCGATTTAGTAGAAAAAGTAGGTGGTGACTATACATTTGTAGGTCACGTAGTTGCAGTATTTGAAAAGCTTAGTGGTGCAGTACGATTAGTTGTTGAAGACGATCGTGGTGTACTACATGTCTACAGTGAAAAAATATTGAGGCATGTAGATGAAAAATAAAGAAGTACCATTCAAGAAATGGACATTCGTAGATAAAAATGATTTAGATAATGAACATTGGTATATACGATTAGAAGGTGGAACATTCCATGATGTTATATATCGCTACATGGAAATTAAATTAAATGAGACAACAAAGTCGATAAACTTTGATTATGAAATAGTTGATTACCCAGGTGATGATCCTCATGGTGAGACAGAGTTTAATGAAGCGGCAGGCGATATTCTCAAAAGTATATTAGATGATGCAATGGCAAAGCAGGACTATGTACTCGGTAAAAAGTAATGAATGTAAAAGAAACTCTGACTATATTGTCAGAAGAGTGTGCGGAAGTAATACAAGCTAACTCAAAACTAATTAGATTTGGCCCTTATGATGAAGACAATGTGGCTGAATTAGAAAAAGAACTCGGTGATGTAATGGCTATGATATTGATACTTGATTATTATGGTTATGTTTCAACAGAAAATATCACAAAGAATGTAGAACCAAAGCTAAAAAAGCTTAAAAAGTACAGCAAAATTAAGAATTTAAATAAGATAATTAAGAATTTATAATTATTATAAATACCTTTATATCTATATTTTATAAGGGTTTTAATGCAGTCACTCAAAGGTTATCTATCAGAAGGAAGACACGATCCTTCAATATTCAAAGCGGTTTTTATGGCAGGTGCTCCAGGCGCAGGTAAATCCTTTGTCGCTGAATCTATGGCACTACCCGCCCAATTAGGATATAAAGAAATTAACTCTGATATAGAGTTTACTCGCTATATGAAAGATGCAGGATTAGCTGATGAAAATGGTGCAGTTATCCTTGATCCTAAACAAGAATATGAACGTAACGTAATACGTACTGTAGCAAAGAGACATACTAAAGCCAAACAAGGTCACGCCATGGTAGGTAGATTAGGTCTACTTATTGATGGTACAGGTGCAAATTCTTCTAAAGTATTAACACAAAAGCAAACACTAGAAGCGCTTGGTTATGAGACATCTATGATATATGTCAAGCTTGGTTTAGAAGGTTCTATTGAATCTGACAGACAGCGGGGTGAAGCAGGTGGAAGATCTATCGGACCAGAACTTGTAACCGCCAAATACAATGAATTAGAGAAGAGTTTAAAACCATTGAAGAGATCATTTGGTAAAATGTTTTTCGAGATAGATAATTCAGTGAGGGAAAAAACACCAGCCCTAATTCGTAAAGTAGAGAATCAAATTAAAAAATGGTCTAAACAATTGCCTAAAAATAAAGCTGCGAAAACATGGATGAAAAATAACTGATGAAGACGTTAAAACAAATTAAAGAAGGACCAGGCAGTAAGAGTGAACCATGGGAAAAAGGTTATAAAAGAAGAGTTGTAAAGACCACAAAGCCTGAGCATACGGAGATGGGGTATAAGTGGAGAATTAAAGGTAAAGATCGTGATGAGATCTCTATTAAACTATATAAGTCTAAACCAGATTTTGCTGAGTTTAAAAAGCAAATGAGAAGAGTAGCAGGACACGAATTCGGCGGATAATATGAAAACATTAAAACAAATAGAAGCAATCGATTGTACATGCGAAGAGATGTACAAAGAATTAGTAGTTGAAAAGTATGAAGGCAAAACACTAAATGAGCCTATACGTTCACCACAAGGAAGTAAACACAAGTTCCATGTATATGTAAAGAATGATAAAGGTAATGTTGTAAAGGTTACATTCGGTGATCCTAATTCAGAAATTAAAAGAGATGATCCTGCAAGACGTAAAGCATTTCGTGCACGTCATAATTGTGATCAGAAAAAAGATAAAACTAAAGCAGGATATTGGTCATGTTACCAATGGAGAGCTGGTGCAAAGGTAGATAGTTAATGCTTTCATTTAAAACAAAACAACTAGAAGAAAAAGCTCCTCCCGGTATGAAAGCCCTAGTAAAGGGATTTAAAGCCGATGGTATGGATGACGACAAAGCTTTTGCTATTGCTTGGTCTATATACAATAAGAAGAAAACTGAAGAGAAAACTCCGGCAAAACCACAAGATGATGATTCAGGTTGGGTAGAAGAGTATATTACAGAAGGTACAACAACTGCATCTACTTTATTTGAACTTGTTATTATTGCCTGTATCAATGCTCCAACAAACCGTAAACGCTTTGATGCTTATATGGCGCGTGATAGAGGATATCAAGGGTGGTTGGCTGCAGCGAATAAAGATAAAAAATGGAATACTGACCCTGACCAATTATTTAAATTTGCTACATTATTAAAAAGATCTACGCGAGGTAAATCAGCAACTTCTGCTGGTCAAACTTCTCCAGCAACTTCAACAATGTGGAAAGAAGTTACTGGTAAAGGTTCGGATACTTCTAAAGCTGATGTTAACATTGATAAGCATCGAGTATCGGTTAAAGGTCCCGCAGCAAGATTAATGTCTGGTGTAAAAGAAGAAAGCTTAGCCACATTATATGCAGCATTTGATACTTTAGGTGTAGATGATCTCGGATTAGAATTAGAAAAAATAGTAAATAATTTTGTATCACAGGTAAAAACAGTGGGCGCAGATATGAATACGAAGACTATTAAAGAGCAAGATCCTAAAACGCTATCGGCTGAAAATAGAAAAGCATTTAAGGATTTAGAAAAACAAGTACAAGTTAAAGTACAAGCTGAAACAGCATTTAAAAAAGCATTTAACAATAAACAATTTGCTGATGCATTTGCTTGGGAAGCTATGAGCGGCGAAAAGAAATTTGATCGTAAAGAAGGATTTTCTGATGCAATGTTAGTGTGGAATTATGATTTAAGCGGAGTTGTATGGCATCCTAATTTAAGTTTAAATAATAAGTATACTAAAAAAGTTTCAGGTCAAATGAAGTTTTCTGCTAATGTTAAATCAGGTTCATATAAAAAAGCCGGTACTAAGTATGGATATTCCATATCACAAACTGTTGGATTAGCTATGAAAACAGCCGAAGACGAATTTGAAGTAGCTAAGAATGAAAGTATAGAACAAAGAATGAATTTAGAAAATATGTTAACAGAAGGTAGAATAAATGAAGCAAAATTATTAGATATGCTTAAAGGTGTTTGGGAAAGATTAAAAAATGCTATAAGAACTGCTTGGACAAAATTACTTAATGTTATTTCTAACTTAGTACAACAAATAAAAGATGCTGTTGATGGCGGTATAGATAAAATGTTAAACGCATTTGAATTAGAACCAATAATTAGATTTAACGATAATATAAAACTATGAATTTAAAGACACACATAGCAGAAGCAAAGAATACTCACATGACCCATATCGAGGATATGGTAATTGATGGTGGAGTAGACGGAGCAAGATCAGCTATCTTTGCATTAAGAGATTTAAGAGATATGTTGGCTGGTCATTCGAATGATACCAAAGCAGTTACAGTCAAATGGGATGGAGCTCCTGCAGTATTTGCTGGTATCGATCCATCTGATGGTAAGTTTTTTGTTGCAAAGAAAGGAATATTCAATAAGAATCCTAAGGTGTATAAATCAGTAAAGGATGTGAAAGCTGATACCTCTGGTGATCTAGCAAAGAAACTAACAGTAGCATTTCAAGAATTAAGTAAACTTGGTATAAAGAAAGGAGTCTACCAAGGTGACATTATGTTCACAAAACCAGACTTAAAGAAAACAACAATTGATGGGAAGAAGTATGTAACCTTCCACCCAAATACTATAGTATATGCAGTACCCGTTGAAGCAGCGCAAGAGATTATGAGAGCAAAGATTGGTGTAGTGTGGCATACTTATTACTCAGGCTCAACCTTTGAAACGATGAATGCAAGCTTTGGTGTGACCACTGCAGCGTTTAAAAATGTCCGAACGGTATGGCAGAAGTCCGCCAACCTACCAGATGTTTCTGGTTTAGCCACATTAACCAAAAAGGATACTGATGAAATTACGAAACACATCTCGAATGCAGGAAAGCTCTTTCAAAAAATCGCTGCCACGACGCTTAATGACGTGGCTACAAATAAAGATATTAACCTCTTTATTAATACCTTTCGAAATACGAAGGTTAGATCGCAAGATGAAGTCACGGACTCCGCGGCCTATGTTGAAGAGCTTATCGCATGGATATCAAATCGTTACGACACCGAAAAAGAAAGGCTTAAAAGCGATGCTGGGAAGGATAGGAAGGAAGAAGCGAAGCTGGCAGCCTTAGAATTCTTCTCAGATGATAACAGAGATAGCCTTATAAGTATGCTTGATATGCAAAATGAACTAGTAAACGCTAAGATTAAGCTATTAAAACATCTGGACAGTATGGATAGTATAAATACATTTGTAAAGACTAAAGACGGATTTAGAGTAACAGGCGCCGAAGGATATGTTGCTATAGATCATTTAACAAACGGTGCAGTTAAAATTGTAGATAGGATGGAATTTTCCTATAATAACTTTAGCAAAGACATAATCAAGGGATGGGAGTCCGAATCACGATGAAATTAATAGACAGATTAGTAAAATCATATACACGTATAGATGAAGCAAGAGTAAAAGATAATCATAGGTGGAATGCCAATGATGAATTAGCTACTATGAATTTCATTTATAAAGACTTTAAAAAAGAATTAGGTAGAGATCCAGGTAAACCATACATGGATGATGACGCATTAGTAGTAGGCGATGAGACTGTACTTAATGTTAACGACAATACATCAGTCGCTGATATGAAAAAAGCGGTACAAAGCTGGGTTGCAAAAAATGCTAAGCCCGCTGCTGATGAAACTAAAATGGGTAAATTCAATGTTAAGTTACCTACTGAATTAGCCGGAGTACTTGGTAATAAAGCATCTAAACTTGAAAATCCACGTGCAATTATTAAAACAGATGCTGGCTCTGCTAAAGAGATCCAATCAGCTGTTAAAGGCAAAGGTGTAAAGTTTCGTATGATGAAACGTAAAGATCATGTTGCTGTATACCTTGACTTTGATGATGGTAAACTAATGCAAGATGCATTAAAGAAAGTAGCAAAGATCAAGTAATGTCACTGCATAGCTTTAAAGAACACTATCTTGAGGAGGCTGCAGCCGAAACTGTAACCTTAAATTGGGGACGATTTAATCCTCCAACTATTGGTCATGAAAAACTTTTAGATATATCTATGTCTAAAGGATCTGGTGTACACAGAGTATATGCAACCCAATCACAAGATAACAAAAAGAATCCTCTTGAATGGAAAACTAAAATTAAGTATATGCGTAAGGTATTTCCTAAGCATGCAAGACATATACTTATGGATAAGAGAGCAAAAACAATATTCGATGTTCTGACTATAGCACATGATGACGGCTTTAAGAATGTAGAGTTGTTTGTTGGTCAAGATCGATTAACAGAATTCGAAACATTAGTTAACAAATATAATGGTGTAAAGGGTAGGCATGGTTTCTATGACTTTGCATCCATTAAAATACTTAGTGCTGGTGATCGTGATCCAGATGCAGAAGGCGCAGAAGGTATGTCAGCCTCAAAAATGAGAGCTGCAGCTGCTGAAAATGATCTTATATCATTTACTAAAGGTCTACCACCAAGGTATAGAGATGCCGAAGCACTTATGACTGATGTGCGTAAAGGCATGGGTTTAAAAGAAGAGAAATCTTTTAGACAAGATGTAAAATTAAAGAAGGCTTCAAATCTTCGTGAGAAGTTTGTGGCTGGTAAATTATTTAACGTGAAAGATCCTGTGAAAACAAATGATGGCCAAGAAGGTATTATAGATACACTAGGAGCTAATCATGTTAAAGTAAAGTTGAAAGGAGACGGAAACTTTAAAACTTTCTGGCTTCAAGATATATGTTTAAATAATTAGGAGAATATATTATGTCAAATATGGCAGGTGTAACAAAAGATATGTACCCCGAAGGAACTGTAGCAGACTTAGACGGTTTCAAAGGACCACATGGTGAAGTATTACTAGGTGTTGAATTTACTCAAGAAGAAGTAGATTCATGGAATGGTACAAGCTCGGACTTACCAGCGACTGGCGCTTCGGCTACCAGTAGCGCTAGTCCAGAAGTATCTAAGGTAACAGCAAAATCCACAAAAGAAGAGATGGAGATAGCGGGCCGTGAAATAGGTATTGAGCTAGATAGACGTAAGTCTAAAAAGACTCTATGGAGTCAATTAAAGAAGGCAATGAAGTAAAACCCTAATAAATATATATTATGGAATTGACTAAGAATAACTTCGAGTTATATGCTGCGAAGCATTATCAAAAAGATAAGTGGTCCACCGACGATGATTTTAAAGAAGATATCTCTCGGTTTAAGTATATTAACAGATTAGTCAATAGGTATTATCGTGATGATGAATTAAAAGAACGATTAATACTAAACCATATTATTGTTTTAGGTAATGTGTTAGGACCATCAATCTGTGCAGAGATACTAATGCACAAAACTCATCCGGTCTTACAAAGTATTATTAAAACCTTCTTGGTATATTTAAACTATTTGCCAGAAGAAGAGTATGTTGAGATTCCATTAGACTCAACTGTTATAGACGTATTAAGGAAGTTATGAGTAGATATTTAAAAGAAGGTGCAGTAGACTTATTCATGACGTATAAGTTTATTCGCTTGCTTACAACTAAGTGGAATAAAACTGAAGCATTTAAAACTGGTGTCATTGACGACAAGGGTAAGCTATTAGTTAAAGGTAAAGATCAGACAGAGAAACAAAAGAAATCTTATCAGTTATTCGACAAATTAGTTTTTAATTTAAAAAGAATCTTAGAGAAAGTACCGTTCGGAAAATCTCAGATTGCTTCTTATGCTGCAGCATTATTTCTACTTAAAGAAAATACTGATATGGCAGAAGAAGATATCCTCAAGGTGCTTGAGGATTTAGGTCACGATACTTCAATTGATTTAAACGAAGAGTTTAAAGAACTTCATGAGGGCCAATACATACTAAATCATGATCTGCAAGAAAGCAGTAAAGGGACAATTGTGAATTTAGATAATATAGAACCAGTTGGGCAATTCGCTGGTGTTCCTATATATAAAACACAAGAAAAAATTTTTATATCTGTAAACAATATATTATAAGTATGTACTTTCACACTTAGTGTGATATAATATATTTATTTAATTGGAGTGACATGACGTCTATTAACGTAACCAAGCGCAGTGGTGAAACTGAGCCATTTAACATTGACAAGATTCACCGAGTGCTTGAATGGGCTTGTCAAGATTTAGTAGGTGTATCAGTCTCTGAAATAGAGATGAGAGCCAATGTCCAAATATATGAGAAGATGCGTTCGACATCTATCCATGATCTTCTAATCAAATCAACAGCGGAGCTTATTACTGAAGCTACACCTAACTATCAGACTGTTGCAGCTAGGCTAATCAATTATAAACTCAAGAAACTTGTCTATGGTGACAAGGACCCATGGGCATTAAAAGATATTATTGACCATAACATTGAGGCTGGAGTCTATGATCCCGATATATTAAACATGTATTCTGATGCTGAATTAGATTATATTAATGAACACATATTAGATCATTCAAGAGATGATGACTTCACATATGCTGGTATGGAGCAGATGAGATCGAAGTATCTTGTGCAGAATAGAAGTGATGGTACAATATATGAAACACCTCAGGTGCTTTATATTATGATTGCTATGACATTATTCGGTAAGTATAATGGTAGACGTATGAAGTTTGTAAGAGAATTTTATAACGCCATATCACAATTTTATATCTCATTACCAACACCTATTATGGCTGGTGTGAGAACTCCAACAAGACAATTCTCATCATGTGTTGTATTAGAAACAAATGATTCACTTGACTCTATCAATGCAACATCAACATCAATCGTTAAATACATTTCAAAGAAAGCTGGATTAGGTATTAATGCTGGTAAGATCAGAGCAGTAGGATCACATATTGGTGATGGTTCAGTTGTTCACACTGGTCTTATACCATTCTTAAAGTTATTCCAAGCAAGTGTAAAGTCTTGTAGTCAAGGTGGAGTACGTGGTGGAGCAGCAACAGTTTATCTACCGGTGTGGCATTATGAATTCGAAGACTTAGTTGTCTTAAAGAATAATCGTGGTACGGATGAGACACGTGTACGTAACATGGATTATGCATTCCAATTCAATAAGCTGATGTATGAGAGATTATTAACTGGTGGGAACATAACTTTCTTCTCTCCTGATGATGTACCTGGATTATATGATGCATTCTTTGAGGATCAAGATTTATTCCAAGAGTTATATGAGAAGTATGAAAGGTCCCGCAAGATCCGTAAGAAGTCTTTGCCAGCCTTAGAAGTATTCTCTCAGTTCTTGACAGAGCGTAAAGAAACAGGACGAATCTATTTACAAAATGTAGATCACGCAAATACACATGGTGCATTCATCGAGAAGCAGGCCCCGATACACCAGTCGAATTTGTGTTGTGAAATTAATTTACCAAGTCATGGATTAGAATCATACGATGATGCAAACAAAGGTGAGATCAGTTTATGTACTCTATCTGCAATCAATTGGGGATTAATTAATGATCCGAAGGACTTCGAGAAGTATTGTGATTTAGCTATACGTTCTCTTGATGCTTTACTTGATTATCAAAACTATCCTATTGTTGCAGCTCAAAGATCTACCATGAATAGACGACCATTAGGTGTAGGTATTATTAACTTTGCATACTTCTTAGCAAAGAGAGGTTTAAAGTATGATGATGATGCTCTTGAAACAGTTGATGAATATGCAGAAGCATGGTCATACTATTTAATTAAAGCGAGTGCTAATCTAGCAAAAGAGAGAGGAACCTGTTATAAAGTGTTAGAAACTAAATATGGGCATGGTATCTTGCCAATAGACACATATAAAAAAGAGGTTAACGAACTAGTCAAGCACAAAGAAAGAATGCCATGGAAATCTTTACGCGAACAGCTTAAGAAAACTGGTATACGTAACAGTACCATGATGGCTATTATGCCAGCTGAAACATCAGCTCAAATCGGTAATGCTACAAATGGTATAGAACCACCTCGTGCACTTGTATCATATAAGCAATCCAAGGACGGAGTGATGGCACAAGTTGTACCACAAATACATAATCTTAAAAACAAATACGATTTACTATGGGATCAGCAAGGACCCGAAGGTTACTTAAAGATCATGGCAATACTTCAGAAGTATGTCGACCAAGGTATATCAGTTAATACAAGTTATAATCCAGCACAGTATGAAGATAATAAAGTACCTATGTCAGAGATGATGAAGGATCTTGTTACATTCTACAAATACGGAGGTAAACAATTATATTACTTTAATACAAATGATTTGACAAATGAAGATGAATCTTCTGATGAATTTGATAAATCTCGTGAAGACTTTGCAACACAAGAAGAGTATGATGACTATTGTGAAAGCTGCGTTTTATAGAAGATTTTTCTACGTATGATACATTCTATAGAAAATTTTTATCTTTTTTAAAAATAGTTCCATTTGCTATGTACAAAGTATATAAATTATGTTATAATAGTTCCATGTTATCAAGATTAGGTTTGGTATAAATAATTATGGATTTATTAAATTACTTACTATTAGGGGTAGTTCTTACCCTCGGGGCCACAGGATTAATATCCGGGGCTATCTTCCCAATTTTCCTTGAACTGAATGATGAGCTAAATGAAAAGTTTAAGGACGAGAACCCTTCGAGATAAGGCTAAACTACTTTTTATAAAACGACATAGGAGAATATATGTTAGATAAAATCACAAGCGGCGTTTCAGCTGCAACAGCGGTGGCAATGTCACTGATCGGTTTGGCAATTATGTTGCAAATCGTATTTGGTGGATCAGTACCTTTCTTAGGCGGTGACGTCATTGGTACAATTATTGGTATCGTAGCACAGCTAGGAGATGCTGGTTTGGTAGGTTTAATTTCTGCAGCGATTTTGTGGAAGTTACTATCACATGATGATGCTTAATAACATTCATTCAATAATGAAGTGAGCTAGATAACGACGTAAAGGTAAAAGTAGGAGCACTTAACACGCGGGTTCAAATCCCGCCTCCTCCACCAAATAGATCTAAAATAGATTTATTTAATGGGGGAGATTCGGCATCGATTAGGTAGCAGAGCCGCTTGAGACTCGTCAGTCAACGAAGACTTTAAAATGAAAAATTAATCGGCAATCAGTCAGATTATTTACTAGCCGCCTAATGGCTAGTTGAGGTTTTCTTCCGGAGTTCCTTATCACCCAATACTCCGGATCTTCTTTTTTATACATACACATATGATAACCTTAACAGACAACGCCGCTGATAAATTAAAGACTCTGGTTACTGGTAGTAAACAGTTAAGAGTATTAGTTAAAGGTACAGGCTGTTCTGGTATGGCATATCATTTAGAGTATAACATAATGCAAACAGATATGGATGACTTGTTTATTGTAAAAGATATTCCTATCGTAATTGATAAAAAATCACAAGTTTATGTTGAAGGTGCTGAGATAGACCATAAGACAAAAGGATTAAATGAAGGCTTTGAGTTTTCTAATCCTAAGGAAAAAGCAAGGTGTGGATGTGGTGAATCCTTCACTATGTGATATGTACATTTAACTATATTATGATATAATATACATATGAGTATAATGAAAGAACCACTAGGTGATGGTACAGCAAGAGTCACCAAATTCGAAGACTATCAGAAATATAAATTTGACAATCCAGAAACAATGTGGATTGAGGATTATCCGTCAATTATATTTCCTGACTGCGTGAGAGATATACATATAACTGAGGATAAAGAATGAATATATTTTATTTAGATAAAGATGCAAAGACCAGTGCAGAGATGCACCTTGACAAACACTGTAGTAAGATGCTTGTGGAATACGCACAGCTTATGTCTACAGCTCACCGTGTTCTTGACGGTACAGAGTATTATGACAAAAATAAAATTGGTTCAAAGATCAAACGCTGGCGCCATGAGGAAGATGCACTATATAAAGCATCACATGTTAATCATCCGAGCAATGTGTGGCTTCGACAAAGTATAAATAATTACGCATTCCTCTATGAGATGTGGTGCCATCTACACGATGAATTTGTTATACGCTATGGCAAAGATCATATGTCATTCGTAAAACTCAAAGAAGTACTAAAGAGCCCACCACGTAATTGTGGTGATAGTCCATTTACACAACCGACACAAGCCATGCCTGACGATGTCAAGCATAGTGATAGCATTACTGCCTATAGAAATTACTATAAGAAGTATAAGCAACATATCGCAGCATGGAAGACGGTTACACCCAGCTGGTATACTGTATGAAAAAAAGCGTATTTAAAATAAACACAAAAGGACATCTAGATAAAAATTTATTCTTTGATGAAGGTGTCGACATTGCAAGATATGACGTAGTCAAATACTCGTCTTTGCAAAAGCTATATGAAAAGATGTTATCGTTTTACTGGACCCCTGATGAGATCGATGTCACAAAAGACAAGATTGACTTTGGTAAGTTAACAAAGAATGAGCAACATATATTTACATCCAATCTCAAAAGACAAATCTTATTAGACTCAGTACAGGGCAGATCACCTGACTTGGCTTTATTGCCACTTGCAAGTAATCCTGAACTTGAGTTACTCATTGAGACATGGGCATTCTTTGAGACTATTCACTCGAGATCGTATACTCACGTGATCAGAAACGTGTATCCTAATCCGTCAAAGGTCTTTGATGAGATTACTTCGATACCAGCAATCTCCGAGTGTGGTAATGCAATCTCAGAACATTATGACAACCTGATCAATTATAAGGGCCCTCACGGTAGCTATACGCATAAAAAACTGTTATATCTCTGTTTAGTAAGTATATACATATTAGAAGGAATAAGGTTTTATGTGAGCTTTGCATGTTCATGGGCATTCGCAGAACTTAAGCAAATGGAAGGTAATGCAAAGATTATTAAGTTAATTGCAAGAGATGAGAACTTACATCTTGCAGCATCGCTAAATATTATACGAACTCTTATCAAAGAAGATGAGGATTATGTAAAGATTAAAGATGAAACACATAATGAAGTTATGGCTTTATTTGAAGATGCATTAGTACAAGAAGAAGATTGGTGTGATTACCTATTTGGTAATGGTTCAATGATTGGACTGAATGCAGGTTTGTTAAAAGAATATGTACGTTGGATTGGTGCAAAGAGAATTAAGAGTCTTAGTTATACCGTTCCATTTTCTGTACATCAGCATAACCCACTACCATGGACAGAGAAGTGGATAAGTGGCGGAGCAGTACAAGTTGCTCCACAAGAAACAGAAATAACGTCTTATGTACTCGGTGGAGTTACACATGACGTTGATACTAAATCATTCGAGGGATTAAGTTTATGAGTACAGCAGTAGTATGGAGTAAAGACAATTGTGTATATTGCACAAAAGCAAAAGACTTTTTAAAGAAAAGAGATATTAACATAGAAGAGAGAAACGTTCAGTCAGGAGATTGGACAATGACTCAATTGCATGAAGCGGTTCCGAATGCAAGACAATTTCCACAGATCTTTATTGATGGCAAATATGTTGGTGGTTATGATAAGATGATGGCACATGTTCAAATGGGAGAATTAAGTTTATGATATGTCATGAATGTAATAGTCCAGAGTTTGATGTTACAGTTAAAGAAGAGTTAGGCTACGATAATAATCCAATTGATCTTGGGTTAGAAGTAACTAATTGTCCTTTTTGTGGTGCTAATTTAGAATGGGCAGAGAGAGGTGGATTTGATGCAGAAGAATACGATCACGATGAAAACAGACTGGACCTATAATGGACAGAGATTTACGCCTACTGATGTTGGCGATTATTACGGGTTTGTTTATAGGATTACTAATCTCACTAATGGCATGGACTATATTGGGAGAAAGTATTTTAAAACTATAAGAAAGCTCAAGCCGCTTGCGGGGTTTAAGAGAAAACGTAAGGTCACAAAAGAAACAGATTGGCAAGAGTATTGGGGTTCAAGTAATAGACTCAATGAAGATATAGAGAAGTTAGGTAAAGAAAACTTTAAACGTGAGATCATTTGTTTGTGTAAGACTCGAGGTGACACAAACTATATGGAAGCAAAGATACAATTCGATGAGAATGTATTATTGAATGAGAACAATTATAACGGTATTATAGCGGTAAAGATAGGAGTAGGTTCAGTTAAAAATTTAGCTGAAGAGTATGTACATCCGCAGTAAAACATGTTATAATATACTTTAAATAATGAATATAGGTAAATTATGGTACTAGTAGATTTTAATGGTTTGGCAATCGGGTCCATCATGGGTCAATTATCACGTGGTGAGGAGCTTAGCGAAAACTTAGTTAAGCATATTATTATTAATAACCTAAGGATATATCGTAACAAATATAAAGAGGCAGACTACGGTAAGATGGTTATCGCATGTGATAGTTACTCTTGGCGTAAAGATGTATTCCCAGAGTATAAGGCTGCACGTAAAGCTAATCGTGAATCAGATAAACATGATTGGCCAATGATCTTCGACTTAATAGAAGATACTCTAAATGATTTACGTGAGAACTTTCCATACGCTGTTATTAAGATCGATAGTGCAGAGGCTGATGATATTATTGGTGCATTGACTGTACACAAGTCCACACCTCTTATTGGTGAGGATGTAGTTATTATATCTGCTGACAAAGACTTTATTCAATTACAGCAATACGGTCATGTCATACAATGGTCACCTATGTTTAATAAAATGATTAAAGAAGATAATCCACGTAGATATTTGTTCGAACATTTACTCAAGGGCGATGCGGGTGATGGTGTTCCTAATGCCAATTCTCATGATAATGTATTTACTACAGGTTCAAGACAAACACCTATGACACAAAAAGCTATAGAGAAATATTGGGATAATCGTGATGATCTAGAAATGATTATGAAGCCTAATGTCTTCCGTAACTTTATGCGTAATGTACAAATGATTGACTTGACTAATACTCCAGATGGTATTCGTGAAGCAGCTATAAATACATACGAGAATTACAAATATCCACCACGTTCTAATATACTAACATACTTAATAGAACACCGTATGAAAATGTTAATTGACAATGCAGCAGAGTTTTGAGCGAAGACGAACTAAGACAATTCATGGAGTATTTCAAAGATGAACTACCTGATCCAGAGCATTATCCGATAAAGGTAATGTGGTTATATAGGTGGTGGAAAAGTATTACATTAAGGAATAGAGAAGATGCCGACGTATGATTTTAAAAGTAATAAGACTGGTAAAGAGTGGGAAGACACAATGTCTTACAAAGATCTAGATGCTTATTACAAAAAACATGACTGCCAACAAGTAATCAATAAACAACCTCAAGTAGTCTCAGGTGTTAAATCTTTATGGTCACAAACAGATGACGGATTTAAAGATCGCATGAGTGAGATTCAAAAGGTGGCAGGTAAACAAGGAATGAAACAAACTGACTACGATAGATAATGTTTAAACATGAACCCATTGATTTAGGTTATAATGACCTAACTACTACAAACAAAGGTGGTAGAAAATATCAAACACCGAATGGTGATTACCCTTCTATAACAACTGTACTTGGTAACCTAAGTAAGAAAGCTATTATGGAATGGAGAGATCGTGTAGGTCATGATGTAGCAAATCAAATATCTAGACAAGCTGCCGGTAGAGGTACAGCAGTTCACCAAGTCTGTGAAGATTATGTGAACAATAAACCTGATTATGACAAAGACTTGATGCCTAATATCTTGCATGACTTCAAGAGAATTAAAAATATACTAGACACAAGAATAGGCACAGTATATGGACAGGAGTTACCATTGTATTCTGATCACTTAGGAGTTGCAGGTCGAGTTGACTGTGTTGCAGAGTTTGATGGTAAACCGTCTATTATAGACTATAAGACAAGTAGAAAGACAAAGAAAAAGGAATGGATCCATTCTTATTTCATGCAAGAATGCTTTTATGCTATTGCATGGGAAGAGAGAACTGGTATTCCTATCACACAATTAGTAACAATTATCTCTGTGGATGACGCAGAACCGCAAGTATTCATTGAACATCGTGACAACTGGGATAAGGAACTCGTGCAGGTCATACACCAGTATACTTAAACTGGCACACCAACTCGCCGCATCTGGACCAGTAAATAGTTACACAAGCACTCGTTTTTATGATATAATATAACTATATTAAACAATAAGGACAGACAATGAAAGTAGGAAATAGATTAAAACCAGGTAACAGAAATCAAAGAATACAAGACAGACACGCACGTCTTGTTGCTCAAGTTAATCAACTTCAAGATGACAATGCTCGTCTTCAAAAACAAGTTGATTCTAACAAAGCAGCTTTTGATTGGGCAAGATGTCAAGCTCATATCAATAGGCTTATTGCAGATCGTAATCAGCTTAGAGCACAACTTGCTGCTCTTACTTCATAAATAAGCACACTATTTCTGTGACTATAAAGTTACACAAGCGATCAAAACTGTGATATAATATTACTATATTAAATAAAAAAGGAATTAAAATGGATATAATGAAAATACTTGAAAAATACGAATCACCTGAGAACGAAGCTTCTTTTTACAAAGGCATTCCAATAAAATACCTTAAAGATGTTCAAAAATCTTTATTGTTTTGGGATAGCTTAGATGGTGTAAAAACTTTTAGATATCAGTTTAGAGGTAAGTCTAAACCTGGTTTTAAAAGACCACAAGCATGGTGCCCTAAAGCTCATGCAGAAACATTTGCTGTTTACGAAAAAGGAGTTAACACATGGCTAGTATAAAAAGATCAAAAGAAGTGCAAGACTTTATTGATGCTAACCCTGATAAGTTCAGGGTTGTATCACCTGAGGAGACTGCCAAGACTTTGCAAAAGCAAAGTGGCGGTTATTTCAAAGGTCAATCAGTGATGGGTCCATCTAAAAAGAAAGGCAAATCATCGTGAAGAATTTCATTATTATAATGTTAGTTATTATCAATTTTATTATTTGGAGTCAAGTATAATGTGGATTAAAGAATCAAAGCGTAAGACAATTGACACACTCGAAGGTATTCGTTTAAGATCAGCCAGACTATGGTTAGACAAAGATGGATTCCATCCTTTTTTAGATCAAGATGATCTTACTAAACCTGACTTACAGAAATCCATGGGCTGTAAGTATGATGAATTACCTAAGGAAGCTTGGGATACTATGGACAGATATGATGAAGCATTAGCTAAAGGGAGTATATATGCCACGTGAGATAAAAGATAAAGTAATATTAACTGACTGCGATGGAGTTCTCCTCGATTGGGAATTTCATTTTTATCGTTGGTTAGAAAAGACTGAAGGTCTACATAGACTTGGTGATGAATATAATGTTGCCAAAGCGGTTGGAGTTGCACAGAAAACTGGTGCAAGGTATGTCAACTTGTTCAACAGATCAGAAGAAATGAAGAAGCTATCACCATTACGTGATGCGATTAAATATGTCCGCAAGCTGCATGAAGAGCATGGATATATTTTCCATGTCATTACTTCACAAACTAATTGCAAGCTTGCACAAGAATATCGTAAAGAGAACTTGCGCAATGTATTTGGTGATGTGTTCGAAGGGTTTACTATTCTCAATACTGGTCAAGACAAAGATGAAGTCTTAGTCAATGATTGGGGTGGATCAGAATGTTGGTGGATAGAAGATAAAGGCGCGAACATTAAAATGGGTAATGATGCTAGTTTAAGGAGTATCATTATCGATCATGCATGGAATAGAGATTGTGAATATGACTGTTATCGTGCAAGAAATTGGAAAGATGTTTATAATATAATTGAGGGAATAGTATAATGATAGTAACAGCTGAAAATAGAGAACAACACTTTAGATCAAAGAACCAATTTTATGTTGCTGGTTGGGTAGCGAATGAACAATGTGAACTACCACAATCTTTACCAGAATCTTGTAGAGATAATCCAGTTATTGCCAAGCAGTATGAAGATTACATTGCTGGCTATGGAGATTGCGTTGCGAATATCGAATGTTTGAGTGCTGAGATTGTATAAATAACCCTATATCACACAGGATAATTTAATGTCGACGACAGAGAAGTTACAAGCGCTTGAAGATCATGTTAAGCGTATGGGTATGATGGGGCAGTGGTATCAAAGATATGACATATCTGAGTCTGCTGAAAAATCAAAGAAGATTATTAGAGAATTAAAAAGTGAATTGGACCCACCATGTGGTATGAGTAGAAAATAGAATGGGAGGTAACCATGGCGTTACTCGAAGATATAGTTGATTTTTGTAAGAAGGAATTGAGTATTCCTCAAGAGATTTTAGTATCTGTTGAGGTTGAAGATATATCAGAAGATAATGTTAAAGGTTGGACCACTGATTCTGCAGAAGATGATGAGTATGATATTGAGATTGATACAGGTCTTAGTTTCAAAGAGACTATCTTAACCTTGTGCCACGAGATGGTACATGTCCAACAACTACACGAACGTCGTGAGCTTGATGAAAATGAAGCTTACGAAAAAGAGAGTGTATTATATAAAAAGTATATAAATAACACTCAGTAGCTAATCCCTACTCAAAAAAGGATATTTTTGTTTAAATAAAAAGGAAAGTAATATGTTTAAAAAACTACTAGTCGCGACGGCGGCAATGGCAGTATCCGCAACTTCGCTTGCAGGTATTAGTCTTTCGGGTTTGTATGAGGGTACACTAGATTCACACGGTACATACTCTCAAGACATTCATACTACAATGAAGGGAACTGCAGGTGCGTCAAGCGTAACCGTTGTTCTTGATAAAGATTTCAGCGTAGATGATATGTATGTAGAGAGCACAGCTGGTGTTCTTACTCTAAAAATTGGTGACTGGTCAGGAGATGATCCTGATGTAACAAAGATTGGTGTAACAACTACTCTTGGTGCATACACAGTTGGCCTTAGCCAAGTAAGTGGTGGTTCTACTGAGATTGACGCAAGTGGAACAATTGGTGGTATCGCAGTTGCAGTAACTAATGTTGCAAGTGAAGAAAGAGAAACTACCGCATCAATTACATCTGCTGGTGTATCAGCTAAAGTTGTACACAATAAAGTCACAGCAGGACACAATTCAGAAATTACGGTTGGTACAACTGTAATGGGATTAGGTCTTGAAGCAGTTATGGATAGAAATGCTGGAGCAACGAATGACAATGAATTTTCAGTCTCTCGTGCTGTTGGTACTCTAGGTACTGTTAAAGGTATTTGGAATAAAACAGATGCAGCAACTCCTGTTACTACAAAGACTGTCGAGTTAACTCGTGGTATTTGGACAGGTTCTTGGGCACAAGTTGATAGCGCAGACGCTACAGTTAAGCTTGAGGCAAAACTATCGTTCTAACTTAGGTATGGTACTCTAAGTAACTTGGGGGACTTTCCTTATTAGGTCCCCCATCCTTTAAATAATGGAGACGTCATGGAATATAATAATACAAAACTAATGAGCGAACACTATAAAGATGATGGTAGTGTTGCAAAGATTTATCAAGTAGTAACAGGAATGGATGGAGAACATTCGTTCTTTTCAATAACATACAAAGATCCAGCCGGTAATCGTATTATGCAAGAAGATTTTCCGTATAAAGCTTTAGGCTATGTGGAAGATGCTGCAGAGAACTGGACTAAGGGTATCAAATTATTAAAGGGTTAAATATGGCAGATTTCGATTTTGGTTTTACTCTTGTAGATGAAGATGAATTAGAAGTTGCACAACAAGCAGTAACAGCAACGGCTTCAGCAGATAACACACAAGACAAACTAGACAAACTATATAATGCTATCGGACCATTACTCAATAACTTAAAGGCTAATCCTGAGAAGGAATATATTAAATGGCCTAATCGTGTTGAGAAGGTAGAGGCATTTGAAACACACATACAAAAAATTTACAAAGGTTAGTATGTACTTTACACACTATCTATGTTATAATATATCTAACACACACTAAATAGGATTTACATTATGGCAAAACGTAAGATGAGTGAAGAGCAAAGAGCAGCCGCAGCGGCTAATCTAGCAAAGGCAAGAGCAGCAAAGAAACCTGCTGCATATAAAAGTATTGCAGCTAATGTTGTTGCACTAGATGATGACCACGGTTTATCTCTAGTTAACGTAAAGAGATATATCAAAGCAACCACAGAAAAAATGGCAGCATTAAGACGTGGTATCCAAACTGGTGAGAGAGGTGCAATTGCTAAGTATGAATCGGCAAGAGTATACAAAAACCATTGTCAAACATATTTAAGAGAAGGTGTATGGTCTCTTGATTTCTATGGTGAAGATGAAGAGAAGCCTATTTATTGGGCTACACTTGTTCCAGCTTATGACAAAGATGGGAATCAAAAATGAGTGAGGATCTAAATAAGAAAGCATTCTCAGGTTTAGTTGAAACATATGTGCGTACTCACAGAGGCTGTCAATACATGGATGCTGTCATAACAGTATGTGAGGACAACGAGATCGATCTTAGGGACAGTAAAAAACTGATCTCAAAGGAAATAGTTGACCACATTGAGTATGAAGCAAAGAAACTTAATCTACTGCAAGGTGGACATTCAGCAATGTTGCCTATATGAGAATGACAGGATATGAGGCCTTCACATTACATAACGCAATTAACCTCCACTTTAATGGATCTTACGATTGCTTTAAGTATAATTTTAAAACTAACGTAACTGAAAAGACGTATTGGAAAAGGCCAGATAAATTTCAGTTAACAAAGATTGGTAAAAGGTTTAAGAGTAAAGATGATATTATTATGTACTTTGCTGCACATCAAGTAGCAGGTAATAAGTATAGTGGTGATATGATCAGAGACGAAGAGACTTATACCAAGTTCCTAAAAGTTATAGATAGTATGTCTTATGTATTTAGGAATGAGCTAGAACAGATTTCAGATGTAAAGTTTGATGATCTCTTGGAGATAGAAGAAACATATCCAAGAATTGTCCAGCTTCATCTCGAAGGCACGGTTTCATTAGAGACTGTGTGTATCATAAACCGCTTGACTGGGTTTATTGATAGGGCAAACAAACAGATCACAGAAACTATTCTATGGCCTGATTTGTTTAATAAGATATCAAAGTATCAATCTTTCTTAAAGTTTGATGACAATAAGTTTAAAAAGATTATTGTTGATATCTTTAAATAAGTATGTACTTTTAGCAAAAGTATGTTATAATATACAATGATACAAATTTATACTAATAATTAAAGGAGATGTACAATGAGTTTTGCAGACTTAAAGGCGAAAGCTAATGACATGAGCGCATTAGTTGGTGCGGCCGGAACAGGCACCACAGAGAAGAAATCATATGGCGACGATCGTATGTGGAAACCCACGGTAGATAAAGCAGGTAACGGTTATGCTGTTATTCGTTTCTTACCGACTGTTGAAGGTGATGACTTACCTTGGGCAAAGTATTGGGACCACTTCTTTCAAGGACCGACTGGACAATGGTATGTTGAGAAATCACTTACTACTATTCAGAAGGACGATCCAGTATCTGAAATGAATTCTAAACTTTGGAATACAGGTATTGAAGCTGACAAAGATTTAGCACGTAAGCGTAAGCGTAGATTACATTATGTGTCAAACATCTATGTGGTTTCGGATCCTGAGAATCCTGAAAACGAAGGTAAAGTATTTCTATATACTTACGGTGCTAAGATCTTTGAGAAGATTATGGATAGCATGCAACCTAAGTTTCAAGATGAAACACCAGTTAACCCATTTGATATGTGGAAAGGTGCTAACTTTAAAATGAAGATCGCTAATGTTGCTGGTTACAGGAACTATGACAGATCTGAATTTGCTCCTGCTGAAGCCTTGAATGCCGATGATTCTGTGCTCGAAGGTATCTACAACAAGCAGTATGCACTAAGTGAGTTTACTGATCCATCATCATTTAAATCTTACAGTGAACTTAATCTTAAGTTGACACGTGTGTTAGGTGAGGAAGTAAAGATGGCAGCACCAGAAGATGATGCTCCATTTAATGATGCACCTGCAATGTCTGATCCTGTTGCAACAGCCGCTGATCCAGTAGCCAGAGCTGATTCGGACAATGATGATACTATGAGTTATTTTGCTAAACTAGCAGCTGAAGCTTAAGAGTTAATCAGTTATTGAGAAGGGGACGAAAGTCCCCTTTTTTAGTAGCTACTATGGGTACGCGAGCATATCACTGGTAACGCCTTCAAAAACAGAGCGCAGCTGATAACCATGAACATGCGTGTGATTATTTGTAATCATATCTCCACTATTTCCAGTAATAATTGTTGTAGGTCCTCTTGTACCTCCAGATCCAAGAGATTGTAGTCTTTCCTTTTCTTCTACTTTTAAATTAGAAAATAAATCACCATCTCTATCTCTAGATAATATGTCATTTACTCCGGCAGAATTAAGAATACCAGCAAGCTCATCTACATTCCATCCTAAAAACCCTAACTGCTTTATTAGTTTATCTCTTTGACTAGCAGTTTTTGCTTTCATTAATTCTTTAATTTTTGCAATAGCTTTATTTTTTCTATCAGCACTAGAAAAAGCTCCATTGTTCCTATCAGGTGCTAATAGTCTAGCAAGTTCATCATTACTATTTGGACCAATTAAATCTGTAGTGTCTGCAGCCACATCATTTATCATTGTGTCTAGAGCTGCTTCAGCTTCTTCTTCATTTTGTGCATACGACTTCATAGCCCAACTACCTAATTCCCATGCAACCCATGCTCCAAATCCCCAAGGACCCATAAATCTTAATAGGCCTCTTCCAGTTAAAGATAAACCTCTTTTAAATCCTGGATTAGAATATAATCTTCCGCGTAAACTATTTTTAGGTGCATTTTTATATGTTGTTCTTAATTTATCTCCTACTTGTTTAGCCACATTTTGAACGATTGTGGCTCTCGATAATAAGGATGCAGTACCTGCCATTATAAACATGTTATCTATACTTTTAGAAAATGCACCTTGTCCTGGTAAATCAGGTAAATCTTCAGGCGGTAAGACATCACTAGTTAACTCTACATCATTCATCTCTTCGCCGTCATCAGAATTTGCTATACCTAAGAACGAACCTGCTAATAGAGTTGCTAAAACAAGCGGCCATCTTCTTGGATTACCTAACATTCCTAGCATTTTCTTTGATAATCTATAGCCTTTAAATATTTTTAATCCAAGCTTTTTAAAGCGTTGACTCATTACTCTTTTAAAACCTCTTTTCGTACCAAACCCAAACCATTTTTTCATTCCAGCAAGTAAACCAACTCCACCAGCGCCAGCTGCCCCACCAAGAGCATTAGCCAAGACAGATTCACTAAATCCTATTCCTCCAATATCACTTAGATCAGGTAATGCCATAGTTTGACCAATCCCTCTTGCTCCTGGTCCACCTAATTTTATTGCTTCTCTTCTTGCTTCTTCTTGTAATCTAAGTTGAGTATTAAATCTTTTTGTTTCTTCTCCGTATTGAGTAGTATGTATTCCAGCTATTTGAGATAATATATCTCCAATACCTAATAGTAAATGTTTTACATCAATATGAGCATCTGCAAAAGTACCTACATCTAATAATTTGTTTCCGATAAATTCTTGTTTTTCTTCATCCCAAGTAGAAACTATACTTGAGTTGATAGATTTTAGTAATCTATTTCTTTCAGTATTCTTTTTGCCTTCAGCAGTCTTTGTTATATTTGTATCAACGAATGTTTTTGCTTGACCTGCAATAAATCTACGACGAAAGTCCTCGCTCGAAGATACAATTGATTCTTGTTGTACTTCTTGTGTTTCACCTTGTAATGCAATTTGTTCAGCACGTTTGGCTTCTTCTGATTCTCTTAATCTATCACGTACACTACTAGCATTCAGCTTTCGTAACTGACCAACGACCTCTTGGAGTAACATCACATTTTGTTCTTTCTTAGCCATTTTGTTTTTTTATCCTTTCGTTTTGTTCTTTAACATGTTCCTGTAAAAGGGTTAAATAAATCTCCCTTTCCCATGGAATCATGTTATCTAGCTCTTCTAACCCAAAATTATGCTGATGCATTAAAGCAAAATTTAGTTTATAATAACTTATAACGCTACTATGAGAAAGGGTTATTGAAAAAAATCAGATAACCCGTTTAACTCTATACTATTACTTTCACCACATTTCTTACAATCAAAATTTAAATCATAACTTAGATAAGGGGCTTTTGCCATCACATCAACTACTTGATTAAATTGTTCATTACTTAAACTTTCAACAAATTCTTTTACTTCTTTCTTAGGCACATCAGCAGTAACATATATTTCTTCACCGCTATATATTGTACCAATTGTAGATGCCATCATATTAATAATTGTTTCAGTCTCACTGGCTTCGTCTACTAAATCAATGTGTCTATGTTTCATGGTAGGCCATTGCAATTCAACACTTATATCATCTGTTAATTTAATCATTGTATCTGTTTGATCTTTAAGATTCTTAACAGTAACCTCATCTAAATCAAGTTTTACTTCATTTGTTTCTTCACAACTTGCACAGTTGGGAGATAACTTAATACCTTCACCTACTGACTTTGCACGTAAAGTCACAAACATAAATTCAACATCAAAATTTGTTAGTGTATTAATATCAAGAGGTGATTCTATGCACTCCTCAATAATATTCATAACAGCATTCTCAATCTGTTTTTCATCTTGAGATTCCATTGCGATTAACAATAGTTTCTCTTCTTTGACCACGTATGGTCTATATGTAATACTTTTGCCTGTTGAAGGCACAATCATATCATACTTTGGTGTTACCATTTTTGGTAGCATATCAATTTACTCCATTATTAAAATTTAACTATGTGGTCCTCTTAAAGGAGGAAGCCACGAATCTGACGAACTTCTTTTATTCTCACGATCTTTGGTTGTTTTCCAATTATCATATTCCCATGTTACTGTTACTTCTATGATTCCATCAGCACCTTCACCTAATTCAACCTGACTTACTTGTATTGGGTAAGCATTTACTAAAGTGACTGAATATCCTACTGAATCTTCTTTGTCTCCTTGCAAAGCTGCTATAACTACATCCGCAACATAATCTTTTTTATAGTGAGTTTTATAATGATTACCAGTGCTATTTACAATCATCTCTTGCCATAGATCAAAATATTTTTTCATATAATAATCACCGGTTAATAAGAAGCTCATTGTGACTTCATCAGTAGCCATTGAATACGGCTTTTTTGCAAGGTGATGATTATGTGTGGCTTCAGTAGTAGATATACGTTTACCTGGTAGTACCGCAGCTGTACATAATATCCATGTATCGCGACCGTCTGTTACCCAATTATTATCACTCCCTTGGCTATTTCTAAGTGTAGGATGACTGAAATGAACACCGTATCTATTGCCGCGTGCTATATTTTTACGTTTAGATAATAATGCTTTCATGTTATCTATTGGATTTGGCATTAGTATTGTCTCCTTGAATCTGACCAAACTGTGCCAACACTGGCTTTCTTAAAGTTTGCTGTTTGTAAAAATATTGCTATATTCCATTCTGCAGCATTTACCTTCATTATGTTTGATGTTACATTTGCTGACAAGTAATGTTTAAAGCATGGCTTAAAATATTTATAGCTTCTTGTTGCCATTAATAGATTATACGTTATCTTAAATCTTGTAGTCTTATCAAACTTTTGATTAGAAGCTGTATCGTTTAATTTATCTAAGAAGATTGCACGAACTTTAGGTGGTAGATAATGTAAGTTAATACCATAGAATCCGTCTTTTGCAGGACCAACAACAATCGTTAATGGAAAAGCATCATAGTAAGGCAGGGTCTTTTTAAGCTTTGGATTATATGTATACATCACCATATCACCAGGTGAGGCACCAGATTGCTTACGTAATCTATCATCTCCTAACATTTTACCTGCGCCTATCTTACCAAGCTTTGAAACATTCGATGCAAACCAATCATTTGCTTCTTTACTACGAGCCTTTAATCCTTTACGGAATGCTTCGCCTTCTAACTTATCGAATAAACTAGCCACTAAATGTCTCCATTAATTGAGGTCCAAATACCACCATAATATATGCAATGATCGTCATAGCAGCTATACCGCCTAATAAGAACTTTATTTTAAAATCATCCACCATCATTTTAAATCCTATTATTTCATTCCCTAATATTCTTAGAGATAATTCTAGCTTGCCTTCGCTTTGATCTTCTTCTTTCATAACTATATTTATACTCTTTTCTTCAGTGATTTCCATATTCTTTTGCCAGTCTTTGTTTTGCTGGCTTTGAATCTCATTGTCATAGTTTTAATACCCATTGCTTCAAGTTCTTTTTCTGTCCATATCTGAAACTCATAACCACGTTCATCACAAAACTTTTGTGCATACTTCCACTTCGAAGTATTCTTCATATAGGTTAAAGCCTCATTAAGTTTTTTACGTTTAGGTGGTTGTGTTTGAGATGATGGTTTAATTTCAACTAAGAGGGTACGACCACTTGTAGTTCGTATAGTGAGGTCAACAAAGTATCTATGAGGTTTATTATCGGTTGCGCATATATAACCTATAACAGTTTCTTCAGAGTTCCACCATTTAACCCATGATGCATCATCTAAATGTCTAAACGCATTGCGTTCCCATAATGATCTGTAATGTATTTTATTGGGATCACCTTTATACTTATGAAGGTTCTTAGGTTTCCATGATCCAGAATATGTTTTTTTCATACAACTATTTATACAAACCCGTATAAATAACTATATAACAACCAAAGGACCAATTATGGCTTTAAGCAATTTTTTTAATGGCGCTGGTACAGTATCACCGGCATTTTCTAGGAAACTAGATGGTGCAATGGATCCATCACACGTTTTTAAACATAATCAATTTAGAAGAACAAGAACTAAACCATTTGATTTAAAATATCCTCATACTGTTGGAGATGCTCCTTCAAGCTTATCAGTAGATTATAATACTAATTTATCAAGTGAATTTGCAACAACAAGAGCTTCTGAAGGTATAGACAAGGAAGCAATTGAACCATTTGTCTTTTTTGAATTTATGGAAATAATACCTAAATTAAAAGAAGAGAAAAATGAAAGGCGAAGACAGTATAAACAAGCATTAAAGCCTGGTATATTAGAAGGTAAAAAAGCCGCAGAAGTACCAGGAGCACTTGCTAGTGCACTTAAAAATAATATAGAATATTCACTAGTTGGAAATATAAATGATATAGAAGAAAATGAAGAGGCGATTGCTAAAAGCGGAGAAGTAATAACTAAAGGAATAACCGAAGCAAAAGAAAGCGGATTACTTAAACCGGCATTAAGACAATATAAAGGTTCTATAGCAATGTATATGCCTACTGATATTCAAATAAATGATTCTATAGCATATAATGAAAACACTCGAAAAACATTTGGAGTTATACAAGGCTTAGCCGAAGGCGATGTGGATGCTGAAAACGTAGGTGTAAAACTGGCCGCACAGGCAGGAACAATTGGACTTGGTAGATTTTTAGGATACCTAGGTGGAAAAATGAGTATTGGTGGTGATTCAGCCTCTAATTTAGGTACTTTATTAGGTGCTGCTGGTGTTGGTACTGTAATGGATGAATATCAAAGATCTACTGGTAAGGCATCTAATCCTCATGATTATATGGCATATCAAAATACTGCTTTAAGAAGTTTTACATATACATTTACATTTTTACCAGATAGCAAAGAAGAATCAGTAGATGTGGCAGAGATCATTAAACAATTTAGACATGCTGCTCACGCTGAGAGACTTGATGCTGTTGCATTAACTGTACCAGAACATGTTATTATATCGCATCACGGAGCAGGAGATATGATTCAGTTACCTCCTGTAGTAATTGAATCTGTTAATGTAGCTTATAACCCTAATAATTCTTCATTCTTTATAGAAGGTGGACATCCGGTTGAAGTTGGATTAAGTGTAACATTTAAAGAAATTGTTCCGCTTTATAAACAAGATGTTGAAGGAGGTATGTAATGTATTTCTCAAATATACAAGATGTAGGAATTGATGTAGATGGATCTGGTAATATAGATGCATTAAAAAATTTGACTGCACGAGCAAAAATAAGTGAAGAACTATTAAATAGCGGAGGTTTTTATGAAACAGTTACAGTTGAAGAAGGTGAAAGACCAGATCATTTAAGTAAACGATTATACAATGTTGAAACATATCATTGGACTTTCTTATTACTTAATCCTCAAATAAAAAATATATGGGATGATTGGCCAATGGGGTCATCACAGTTAATAGAATATTGTACAAATAAATATCAATACTTGGCTGCTGATACAGATGATGATCTTAATAATAAATTTATACTTGGTGAAACAGTACAAGGTAGTGTATCTGGTGCTTTAGGGAAAATTAAAGAAATACATGTTAATTTAGGTTATGTCACAATTGATTTAACCTCTGGCACATTTTCTGAAACCGGTGAAACTATTAATGGTATTAATTCTCAAGATTCTGTCACGTGTAATTTTATTAAGTCGCAGGCTTATGCACCGCATCATCATAGAAACACTGCTGGAGTTAGAGTAAAACGTAGTTCTACAACAGTGCCTTATACATTAATCGATTATGAGACAGCTATTATGGATCAAAATAGACAAATTAAAGCTATTAGACCTGAACATATAAACACTGTAGCAAATGCGTTTATAGCAACAATGTCATAACATTATGTTATTAGATTCATTTAAAGTAACTGCGGCTACTACTAACATTACCGATATGGTAATGGGAATGACATTCTTTGAAAGTATTAATGGCCTATTAAAAGGCAATATTCAAATGCTTGATGGTGCCAACTTTTTTGATGTAGTAATTGGTGAACAAGATAAATTATGTCCAGTTGAAATTGAATTTAAATATTTAGCTAATAAACCTGTTATTCTTCGATTTATGATTGATGGTGTTAATCAGATGAAAATATTTAAATCTGAAAAGTCATACGTAATGCATTTAATTAGTTTTGAAGAATTTAATTTAAAATTAAATGATATTAATGATGTTTATAATGGAACTGCTGAAGAAGTTGTTGCAGGGATTTATACTCAGAGCATGGGAGAAAACAATGTATTACAGATTAATACATTATCAACAACAAATGGAAAATATGTTGTTCCAAATATACCTGCGATAGAAGCAATAGCTAATGTAACATATGCGGCAGTTGATGCAAATTATACTGGATTTTATTTTTATCAAAGGTTATATGATGAAGGAAAATGCAGATTTGGATCTCTCCATTCGATGTCAATAGATTTTCATAAAAGAGATGATGGTAAAGTTATGAAAATATCAAACGCCGATATTAGCTTAAAAGAATTAAATGATAATGATATAATGTCAGAAGGTTCAGCAAGTATATTTGAATTAGAAGAATATAGAATGCATCATAGTGATAAACTTGCTAGAGGAGAATACGGTCATAAAATTCATCATATAGAATTAGATAAAACTAATTTAAAAAAGAATGAACCAATAATTAAAAATCAAACTCAAGTTGAAACGACAAGATATAAAATATCTGAATTTATATATGGTAGACCAATTACTATACCGCCTGGCCCGCATTCTGATGAAGAACCAGAAACTTATGAACAAAAATCTTTATTTCACGATGTTAATTCTCCTAATACCCAAGCAGCAGTAAATTTAAAAAAGAGAATATATAATAATACACTTAATGTTAGTGGTATGGTTCCAGCTGCATATATGGGAGTTGGCCAATCGGTAGAAGTAGAATTAGGAAGAGCTTCACCTGAAGAAAATATTTCGGGAGGAACATATATTATAGCAGATATAAATCATATATTTAAAATTACAGATAGCGGTGCTGGAATGGATTATGTTCAAAATGTTAAACTATTAAGAGAGTATGCATAATGTATAAGTTTGGTGAAGTAAAAGATATTAATGATCCAGAAAAACTCGGAAGAGTAAAGGTAAGTGTATATGGCATGCATGATAATATACCAGTTAAAGAACTTGGATGGTCACAGGTTGTTATGCCCGCTAATACACCGGCAACACTTGGTCAAGGTCATTCGGTTAATTTAAAAGAAGAAGTATTATGGAAAACAGGGGATCTTCTACCTGAGCCAATACAGAGCCCAGCATTTAGAGCAGTAACTTCAGGACCGGCGGGGCAATCGGTAGAAGAAGCTTTAGAAGTTAAAACAATTACAGATGTTGCACCTGATTATGGATTTTATACAGGATCAGATGTTCCAAAAACAGGTGATATAAGAGAGCAAGGCAGTTTAGTTTGTGGCATATTTTTAGATCCAGCTAAGCAAGAATTTTTAGTTGTAGGAAGTTTACCTACAAGAACTGCTGGAGTAAAAGATAATAATTTAAGAGTAAGGGGTGAGAATGACCCGCATGCAAATGAAGAAAAAGGTGTCTATGAACCAGTAAGCCCGTACGATCCAACATATCCATATAATCATGTGTATGAAACAGAGAGTGGACATGTTAAAGAATATGATGATACACCTGGAATTGAACGTATAAAAGAAAGACACATGAGTGGTACTCAATACGAGATAGGTCCAAATGGTGCAAAGGTAGAAAGAATCGTAAATGATAATTATCAGTTAGTAGCAGGTCATGATACACTTGAAGTAAAAGGTAGTGTAAAGATTATTGTAAGTGGTGATTGCAAGTTATCAGTAGCAAAAGATCTTACAGCAAATGTAGGTGGCAATATAGAGGCTAATGTAACGGGTAATGCACTAGCAACAATTGGCGGTACAACTACTGTGTTGAATACCGGTGATATGAATTTAACTGTGAGCGGAAAGGACTCAGCTAATCTAACAATAAAATCTCAGTACTCAACTACTGAGGCTGCTGGCTCAACGACTATGCATAAGGGTGAAATTAAATTAGATGGTAATGTTACTGTGACTGGTACAAGTAAGTTAATCGGTGAAACAAGAATAGCTGACGATACTATCACACTTGATAACCATACACACGGTTCTAATAATGTAAATCAAGCAAATACTGCAGGACCTAACACTAACTAGTATAAATAAGATATATGGCACAGATAGCAATACCAGCAACGTACAAAGATTTAGATTTTTCTTTTAAGCAAAATCCTAATACCAATGACGTTGGAATAAAAAAGAATAATGCAGCAGTAATCCAAAGCTGTCTTAATATACTTCGTACAAATCACGGCGAAAGACCATTTGATTATAATTTCGGTGCAAACTTAAGAGCATATCTCTTTGAGAATATGAATAATGTTACAGCTGCAAATATGGCAACAAATATACAGGTTGCTTTAAAAAACTATGAGCCACGAATAGAAGTACTTAACGTAAATGTCAGAGCGCAAGCCGCTGAGAATGATGTATTTATAACAGTAACCGGTAGAGTAAAATCAAGCAATGATATAGTTGATATCGCTACCACATTAGAGAGATTACGATAATGGCAATCGAAAGAAGAATTAATGCAAGTGAATTAGATTTTAATCAGATAAAAACAAATCTAATTAATTATATGAAGGCAACTGATACAACCTTCAATGACTACAACTATGATGGCTCTGCGATGTCAACCATTATTGATGTGTTAGCATATGTAACTCATATTAACTCAATGAATGCAAATTTTGCTTTGAACGAAACATTCCTTGATACTGCTCAGCTACGAACTTCTATTGTATCTCATGCTAAGCTATTAGGATATACACCTAAATCGATTGCGCCCTCTATTGCTTATGTTAATGTAAGAATGAATTATGATACAACTGCTACACCATTATGGAATCATGATGGAACTAATACTCCATTACCATTAACTATGACAAGGGGCACAGCATTTAAAACAACTATTGATGGTGTTGATTATCCAATGTTTGCTTCAGATACAAGTACGATTTCATTTAACAGTGGTTGGAACTTTTCGAATATAGCTATCGAGCAAGGTACACTTACATCAGTATCATACACATATCAAAACAATGCATTTGAACAGTATATATTACCACAAGCAAATGTAAATACGAGTTCAATTAAAGTTACTGTTACCGATTCAGGATCTACTAATGCTGCAAAGGTATATTCACTTAATACTAATATGGTAAACTTAGATGGTACGAGTGAAGTATATTTCTTAGAAGAAACTCGTGACGGCTTTTATGAGGTTAAATTCGGTGATAATATTCTTGGTAAGAGACCAGGTAATGGTAACACTATTAAAATAGAGTATTCTTACATCGCGTCAGGTACAAATGTAAATGGTGCTACAGTATTTGAAATGACTGGTTCACTCAATGGTAACACAGATGAAACAATTACACTTGTAACAAAAGCGGTAGGTGGTTCACCAAGAGAAACAAAAGAAGCAATCAAGTTTAATGCTCCTTTATCATTTGTATCTCAAAATAGAGCGGTTACGCCTGATGATTACAAGTCAATTATTCAAAACGAATTTGGAGATGTAGATGCGGTATCTGTATGGGGCGGAGAATCTCATGATGTTCCTGATTATGGTAAAGTGTATGTGAGTATTAAACCAAAATCAGCAGATACATTAACTGAGGTGCAGAAAGAAACAATTAAAACACAAATACTCAAACCTAAAAACGTCGTAAGTATTACCCCGGTTCTCATTGATCCCGAGTATACATATATTGACTTAGAAGTTTTCTTTAAATTTAATCCTAACAAAGCTACAGTAACTGCATCAGGGTTGGCAACATCTATAAGGAACACATTAGTGACAACACAACACAGACGTATTAAAAACATTTGGTGGTGTATTTAGATTATCAAATGTAGCTAAAAAGATTGATGATACTAATGTTGCCATTATATCTAATGTTACACGCGTAAAGATGACGAAGAAAGTCACGCCTACACTTGGTACTGCTAAATCATATTCTTTAAAGTTTAATCAACCATTAACTGATTTAGATGGTACTTCTTCAGCTCTTGGTTCTTATGTAACATCAAATACATTTACATTTAATGGTACAGCTCAAGCAAAGCTAAAAGACTACTATGATACAGATTCTGGATACACGCATCATTCAAGTAGTTGACTCAGGTGGTTTAATATTAGATACAAACGCTGGTACGATAAATGAAACTACTGGGGTAGTTACACTTACCTCATTTAATCCAACTGCATTACCTACAGGGCAAACTACTATCGATGTCACGGTTAAACCAGCGAGTACTGATGTATCGCCTGCAAGAAACGTGTTATTAGATATACAGACTTCAAGTGCTGCTATTTCAGGTGAGATAGATACAATGGCTACTGGCGGTACAACTGCTGGTATTGATTATAATACAACGAGCGCATAATGTCAAATAGTCTTGGAAAATATAATATATCATCTTACATAGATGAACTAGTACCTGATCATGTAGAATCTTCATATCCTGACCTAGTTAATTTTCTTAAGACATATGCATTATATTTAGAGCGTTCAAATGATTCTGGATTCTATCTTAATGCATTAGATATTCAAAGAGATATCGATCACGTAGAAGAGAATCTACTTACTGAGTTGCAGAATGAAATCGGTGTTGCTGTACCAAGAGACTTCGCTACAGATCCAAGGATGTTTTATAAGCGTTTAGTTGAATTCTATAAGTCACGTGGTACACCTGAATCTATTACAGCATTCTTTAGAATGATATATGATGATGAGGTAGAAACATATTTTCCATATGTAGATGTATTAAATCCTTCAGATGGAGATTGGACAGATCAAGCGGCGGCAGTTCAAGCTGATAGAACAGCATTTACTCCAATAAACACATTTACAATATCAGGTACACCAACTGAAGTAACTGGAAATAATGATGCAGGTAACCCGGCATTATTTGATGATGATATTGTGTTTGTTAATAACGATTATAAAACTCCAGGCACAGATTATACCGAATCAGTTTATTCTGATTCTACTACTAAATATAAATTAACATTTGCAAGTGCATTATCAAATGGTGATGTTGTAAGAACATATGCAAAGGGTTTATTTACATCAGCTAATGGATTCTTATCAGATAAAAAGTTTATTCAAGATTCTTATTATTATCAAAAGTTTTCATATGTATTAAGAACTGGTGCAAACGTAGCAGACTGGAGTAACGCATTTACACGATTAGTACACCCAGCAGGATTTAAGTTCTTTGGTGAGATTGCAATATTTATTCAGTTACTTACATCGGGAAATAACCAAACACAATTTGGTAATCAACTACCAGCTGGTGAAATTAGCTTTAACATCGGTGCATTCCAAGTTGGACCAGCACAATTTAATACACATATATTAGAGAAATCATATACTCACTTTGCTAACGGAAGTTCTGAGCTGAGTAAGATAGGTATGCAAAACCATTGGGATAATATGAAGTTTAGATATTTAGGTCCAAACTCAGATTTCGCTCATTGGACACTGCAAGATAGTATAAATAACAATATAAGTACACAATTCGGAATGGGTGGAGCTAGTTCACTCGTTATTTCATAAAACTAAGGAAAAGACATGGCAGCAATAATCACAAGTAAATTCAGACTGGATACAACTAATAAGTTCGTTAATAGTCTAAGTGATAATCAATTCTACATGGCCCTGGGACGGCCAAACGCATGGGCAGATGATACTGTTCCAGATACCCCATATGAAAATGACTATGCATCACACACTTTATGGGAAAACATGTTCGCCATGAAGAGAGTTGATGCTGCAGACATTATTCATTGTTCACCAAGAAACTTATGGGTTTCTGGTACAACATATGCAGAATATGATGATCAAGATACAAACATAGAGAGCAAAGTATATTTTGTTATTTCAGCAAATAATAATGTATACATGTGCTTGAAAGCAGGAGCAGGAGCTTCTACTACTAACCCGGATACTACAGGTGTTCAAACATCGGGTGTTATTAATCATAGTGGATCAGATGGTTATATATGGAAATACATGTATACAGTCCCAACAGCTGATGTAACTAAATTCTTAACAACATCATTTATACCAGTAAGACATATTAAAGAAGCACCAGCAGGTGGATCTGATACTGCATTAACTAATCAATGGGCAGTACAAGGTAATGCTGTTGATGGTGCAATCTATAATATGAAGATTACAAATGCAGGAACTGGATATACATCAGCTCCTACAATAACAATCTCAGGTAATGGATCAAGTGCTACAGCGACAGCTACAGTATCTGGTGGTGCTATCACAGGTATTACAATGACTAATGTTGGTTCAGGATATCGTCATGCAACAGTTACAGTAACTGGTGGTTCAGGTTCAAATGGTGCAATCAGACCAGTTATTGGACCAGTTGGCGGATTTGGAGCAGATCCTACAAATGATTTAAGAGCACATTATGTAACAATCAACACTGTATTTACTGGTGATGAGTCTGGTGCAATTCCTGATTCAAATGACTTTAGACAAATAGCAGTTGTTAAAAACCCTATTGAGAAAGCAAATGAGAGTGCAACAGTCTCAGCTACTGGCTCAATGGTTGTAGGTAATTTTTATAAGATCTTAACAATAGGAAATACTACCGATTCTAATTGGGCAGCTGCAGGTTCAACAAGCGGCAATCCAGTTGTTGGTGAAATATTTAAGGCTATTGCCACAACGATAACAGGTTCAAGTACAGGTACTATTGCACAAGTTGCAGAAGCAAGTGCATACAATACATGTAAGAGTGTTACAATCCCAGCTGGATTAGCATCTACATATGTTGCTGACTTTGCATTTGAAGGTCATACTGGTGGTACAGTTGGTGCTAAAGGTATCGTTGTAGAATACAATAACACAAACGGTGTATTACATTATATACAAAACGAAACTACTGGGTTCGGTACATTTACTACTTCACATTTGACAAGAGCAACTGGTTCATCAACTGCTGGTAATCAAATCTCAGCGGTAGGTGCACCTCTCATTAATCATCATCAAGGTGATGTGATGTTTGTAGAGAATAGAACAGCTACAACAAGATCCGCAGGACAAGTAGAAACAGTAAGATTAGTAATCGCATTTTAAATAGGATAGAAACATGGCAATTTCATTTAACGTAGAACCATATTGGGACGACTTTGAGTCGGTTGCATCGGGCAACACACTCAGCCCTAAAGAACAATATCAAAGGATATTATTTAGACCCGGTAAGGCGGTACAAGCACGAGAGTTAACTCAACTGCAAACATCTTTACAACATCAGATCTCTTCTACAGGAGATCATTTATTTAAGGATGGTTCTGTTGTTGTACCAGGAGCGGTGCATCTACATAATAAGATTGACTATGTAAGACTATCAGCATGTAACACAAGTGCAGTTGCAGATATTATTGGTACTGAATACACTGATAGCTCAACTGTTGCTCGTGTTGTCCATGCTACATTAGCAAGCGGTGATGATTCTATTACGTTATTTGTACAATATATTTCAGGTTCGGTGTTTGCCGCAGGTGCTTCATTAACAGCAAGTGGAAGTAAGACAGCTACAGTTGCAAGTTCTAATGATGCGAATGGTAAAACACCAGTTGGATTTGGTTCAATTGTTTCTATCGAAGACGGTATCTATTATATTAAGAGACACTTTGTTACAGTTAAAGCAAATACAATTGTTCTAAACAAATACTCTCCTGATGTGTCATTTGATATAGGTTTACTTGTCACTGAATCCCTTGTCAGTTCGGGTACCGATACGTCTCTTAACGATAATGCTACTGGCACTCCTAATGAGTCTGCTCCAGGTGCACATCGTTATTCTATTACAGCAGCATTATCTTCTCAAGCAGTCAATGCAAACTCAGGTAACTTTGTTCTTATTGCTAGATTAGAATCTGGTGTTATTACAAAGAATGCGAGAACAGCTGATTATAACGTGCTCGAAGATGAATTAGCACGTAGAACATTTGATGAATCAGGTAACTACTATGTTAATCCATTTAAAGCTACTGTTAAAACACATCAAGCCTCAAGTCCTGATGCTACAAAGCTAACTACAGTTGTTGAGCCTTCGAAAGCGTATGTGAGGGGTTACGAGATTGAGACATTATCAAATACAAATGTACATTTTGATAGAGCAAGAACGTCTGAAGTAGTTGACGATAAGCTTATAGAGATAACTCATAATAACTTTATTGAAGTCACAGCCATGACTGGAGTTCCTGATATTACCACATTTGGTAAGATATCAATTGAGAATTCTAGTGGTGTAGAGATTGGTACATGTAGAGCTCGTTCAATTGAAAGAGTAAGTGGTAATGGTGCAACATCTGCATCAAGATATAGAATACATATATTCGATTTTACTGGTACAATGACAGCTGCAACTCAGCTAGATGACAAAGAAGGCACCGCGGCAGGTACAGCCTTTGCCGCAACAATCGCAGATGGTGGCTTAGCCACCGCATATAACATCGGCCCTGACAGTTTAGTATATGAGTTACCATATAAAAGAATTAAAACATTAGATGGAGAAGTTGATGAATCTGCTGCAGATGATTTTGACTTTAGCTATAGTGTTAATCGTATAGTTGGTAGTGCAACAGTATCAGGTACTGGTACAGCTACATTTACTGCTTTATCATCTGGAGAACAATTTGGTTCGAAGTCAGCTAACACAAACTGGATTCTGATTAACGATACAAATGATGGAGATGGTGGTGAAGAAGTATTATCAGCTGATATTACTATTAATAACAGTGCAAACCCACCAAGTGTTGTGATTTCTAACTTACCAACCACTGGAGATTTAGGTGGTGGTGGTAGTGATGGTGCTGTAGGAGATACAGTAAGACTTGTTGCTCCAATGGTACGTACATTAGGTCAAAAGACAAAAACACTGAGTTCAAACACTGCTGTAAACTTTAATGCTGGTACAGACTTTACTGGTACTGGTCAAGCTCTTGGTCATGCAGATGTACATGAATTAGTTTCAGTTGTTGAGACTTCTGGTTCTGCTAACGTTACAACACATTTCGAATTAGATAATGGTCAAAGAGATGATTACTATGATGTTGGTCGTATTAAGTTAAAGACTACATCAAACTATACAGCGGCCGTAGCACTTACTGTAACATATAAGTATTTCTCACATTCAACAGGAGACTTCTTCTCAGTTGATTCATATACTGGCCAAATTGATTACACAGCTATACCTAAATTAGGTGATATAGAATTAAGATCAGCAATTGATTTTAGACCAAGAGTTGGTAATGCGGGTGGTAACTTTACAGGAACAGGTGCTACAGTAGCAGTTGCCCCAGTAAGGTTCTCTCAGTTCTCAACAAATATTCAATACTATCTACCAAGAATAGATAAGATTTATCTTGACTCAAAAGGTGTATTTGGTGTTTCGCCAGGTGTTCCAGCAGTTTATCCTTCTCCACCGTCTATTCCTACAGATGCAATGCATTTATACACGTTGAAGATTCCTGCATATACTACAGGCCCCGATGAAGTTACTCTTGACTTTGTAGATAATCGTCGTTATACGATGCGTGATATTGGTCGTATTGATAAGAGAATAACTCAGATCGAATACTATTCAGTGCTATCATTCCTCGAAGCTGAAGCACAGAACAAACAAATTATAGATGGAGCTTCAAGCTTACAAAGATTTAAATCAGGTTATTTAGTAGATGCATTCTCAAATACAAGAATGTCTAACTCTTCATCACCTGAATATCGTGCTTCAATTGATTTAAGAAATCGTGTGCTAAGGCCGGGATTTGCCTCTGGTAATGCTCCATTAACATATGTTTCTAGCGCATCAGGTACAACAAAGACTGGAGACTTAGTTACATTACCATATACCCATTCAGCAATGATAACACAAGGCCAGTATTCTGGTCAAATCAATGTTAATCCATATGATGTATTTAACTGGACTGGTTCAATGACACTTACACCATCATCAGATGAGTGGAGAGATATTGATCGTAGACCTGAAGTTGTCATTAATAATGATGGTGAATTTGATGCGATGATGAATGCTTTAGAACCTCAAGTAGGTACTGTATGGGGTGATTGGTCAACTAACTGGACTGGAACAGAATGGGAAGCTCATGGAAGACGGAGAGAATTATTTAATACTGGTACATCAACACGAGTAGGTGTACAGCAAACAATTGAAATTCAAACATCAAGATTTAGTGTTGGTGATCGTATAGTTGAGGTTAACTTTATACCATTTATGAGAACAAGATTAGTTGCCTTCTCTGCAACTCGTATGAAACCAGGTGTTCAGGTATATGCATTCTTTGATGGTGTGTCTGTAGCAGATTACGTTAAATCAGGAAGTCATTCATTCACGCCTTTAGTTGGTGTTAATAGTGTAGTTGCTCACCCAGGTACAGCATCTACCCTCACAACTGATGCAAACGGTGCAGTGTCTGGTACATTCCTTATACCAAATAACTCTTCACTTAATTTTGCTACAGGTGATAAAGAATTTAAACTTACTCAATCATCTACAAATGATGACGAGACAACTACTACATCTGCTATGGCAATGTATAGAGCTACTGGATTACTTGAAACAAGAGAGAATGTTATTGTTTCAACACGTACTCCTGTTATTTCAAGGACAAGTGTTAATGAATCAGTAGATGCAAGAGCATCAACTGGTAGAGTCCGATGGGTTGATCCATTAGCACAATCAATATTACTTGATAAAGCTGCATTCGTTACTAAGATTGATTTAATATTTACTGCGAAAGATAGTGCTATACCTGTAACGGTAGATATACGTGAAATGGTGAATGGATTCCCAACGCAAAACATTATTCCATTCTCTGAAGTAACTCTTAATCCTGGTTCGGTAAACATTGATGGTACAGTATCTACATTTACATTCCCATCACCAGTATATCTACAAGATGGTGTTGAGTATGCAATTGTTATTATGGCTAACTCTAATAAGTACTTAGTACGTTATGCTGAGATTGGTAAGGAAGATCAAAATGGTAATAGAATATCACAACAGCCATATGCTGGTGTATTATTTAAGTCTGCTAATGCTTCAACATGGAGTCCAGATCAAAATAAAGACTTAACGTTTACATTACATCGTGCAAACTTTGATATTTCTACTACTCGTACAGCAGTATTAAGAAATGCTGAGTTACCTTCAAGAGCGTTAGTTGCAGATCCATTAACTACTGTGGCAAACACTGCCTCACAAGATAACATTATTACCGTAGCTCATCGTGACCATGGTCATTCAGCTGGTGATTCAGTTACTCTTGCAGGTTTTGCTGCAACGAATGGTTATACTGCAGCTGAGTTAAATAAAGCACACACAATTACTGCAATTGCAAGAGATAGTTATACGATTACAGTTGCTGCAGCTAATCACGCAAATGCAATTACTGCTGGTAATGGTGGTGGTTCAGCATGTCAAGCAACAGAAGGTTTAGAATGGAATACAGCTCGACCAATGTTACAACAAGTTGTATTACCTAATACAGCACAAACTTGGACAATTAAAGATACCGCTGTAGGTAATGGTACATCCATTGGTACAACTGCTGCCGCTGTTGTTGCGAATGAAGATTATACTCCATTGTCACCTAAGGTTATTAAACCAGGTTCAACACATACTGCTGAATTAAGCGGGGTGTTTAGTTCTGCTAATGCTTACTTATCACCAGTACTTGATTTAGAGAGATCTTCTATCATTACTATTGGTAATCGTATTGATAATAGTACCGCAGTTGCTGAGACTGATCCAAGTAAAGGATCTAACTTAGCAAAGTATGTAACGAAGACAGTTGAATTAAACGATACCTCGGATGGTTTAAAGATCTATTTAGATATTAATAGACCTAACGGATCATTTGTTGATGTATACTATAAGCTTGGTAATACGGCAGGAACATTTAATGCTGAGTCATGGGTAGCAGCTACACCAACAGGTAATAATGGTGCAGTAGCATTCTCTGATGGAGCTACATATAACGAAACAGAATATAACATTACTCCAGCAAATACATTTACTATATTTGCTGTGAAGATTGTAATGAGATCTGGAAGTACAAGTACTGTTCCGATGTGTCAAGATCTTCGAGCTATAGCATTGAGAGCATAATGAAAGTACCTATTCAAGGACATCCTGGTATGGTAAGAGACACAAGCTCAGGCGCTATTATAAATATGAATAGTGATGGTGCACTTCATTCGGCGAATAGGGCAAGATTAATAAAGGACGCAGAGAGATTGAACAAAGTAGAACAAGATGTATCAGAAATTAAAATGATGCTCAAACAATTAATAGAGAGATAATATGGCAAATACAGTTAACGTAACAACAGCAAATACCTTCGAGCAATGGAGAGTTAAAACTAATGAGCTTGGTACTGGTATTGGTGATCTAGATAAAGTAACTAATAGCGATATTGGTGCCACAACTATTGTAGGTGCTCTTGAGGCTCACCAAGGTATTGTTGCTGGTAGTGTAACAGTTGCAGGATCTACCATGACAGGTAACTTAGTCTTTAATGATAACGCGAAGGTTATACTTGGTACATCATCTGATGGCTTAGAGATATATCATGATGGTTCACATTCATATATAGCAGACACAGGTACAGGTGATCTTAAATTTACAGCACCTACAGCTTATTTTTCTGCTAATGTCGATGTTGACGGTATATTAGAAGCTGATGCAATTACAGTTAACGGTGTTACTCTTGCTGAAACAATATCAGATACGGTTGGAGGAATGGTTGGTGGTAATACTGAAACAGGTATTGCAGTAACATATGAAGATAGTGATAATACATTAGATTTTGTATTAGCAGCAGCTCAAACAACGGTAACATCTCTTAAAAATGCTGCCTTAGTTATTGGTAGAGATGCTGATAACGATATAGATTTTTCTACTGATAATAATATTATATTCAGAACTGGTGGTGCAGACCAAGTAAAATTAGAAGATGGTATATTACGACCTGTAACAGATAGTGATGTTGATTTAGGTGCAACAGGTGCAAGATTTAGAGATGCTTTTGTAGATAGTATTACTGTGACAGGTGAAGTTGACGCAGCTTCATTAGATATTAGTGGTAATGCTGATATTGATGGTACGTTAGAGGCTGATGCTATTACAGTTGGCGGTGTAACATTAGCAACAACTATTGCAACAACTGTTGGTGCTATGGTTGGAAGCAATACTGAATCTGGTATTAATGTAACATATGAAGCAAGTGATAATACACTTGACTTTGATGTTAACGACCCAGTTATTACATTAACAGGAGCTGTAACAGGTTCTGCTACAATGACAAACTTAGGTTCAGTAAGTATAGCTACGACAGTTGCTTCATCTAGTGTTACTACTGATGATATAGCAGATAATGCAGTCACACAAGCAAAGATGGCTGATGATTCAGTTGGATCTTCAGAGATGAAATCATTATCAACATTGTTAATAATTAATTCAGCTGGTGCAACTGTAAAGACATTACATGGCGCAGGTGCTTAAAACAAGAATTTTATAAATATAGGTATAGAGGAAAATGGCAGTATATTCAGACTTAAGTATAGATCAAGGTTCAGACTTTTCAGCTGAGATAATTGTAGAAGATTCTACAGGAACAGTTGGAAATTTATCTGGATACACTGTTGCTGGGCAAATGAGAAAAACTTATACGTCCACAACAGCCACAAACTTTACTGCTGTGGTATCGAGTGCTACAAATGGGGTAGTCACGATATCACTAGGGAATTCGGTCACAAATTCATTGAAGGCTGGAAGGTATGTATATGATGTAGAGATAACCAAAACAAGTACTGGTGAGAAAACCAGAGTTGTTGAAGGTCAAGTAACAATTAACCCGGGAGTAACACAAATATAATGGCATTACAAGGAAAGATCACAGCAAATAGAGGATATCAGAGTGGTGGATCATCACAAAAGGTAATTGTAGCCAGAAATATGTCACTTACTGCAGGGCAGTCATTATCAGCTTTAACGGATGTAGATACAACTTCTAGAGGTGATGGTTCGATGATTATATGGGATGCAAGTTCTTCCACTTTTAAAGTGCAAGGACAAATAGAAAACACAAATTTAAAAATAGTAGGCGGGAGTTTTTAACAAATGAATTTTAACGCGCGCGCACAACACAAATTAATTAGGAGATAGTATGTCAGGTACAGTAATTATTACTAAATATAGTACGAGCACCGGATCGCCGGCGTCTGATGCGTTAGCGGTAGGTGAACAGGCCTATTCATTTAATTCGGATAAGCTTTTTATAGGTGAAACAGTTGGTGGTGCTGTTGTAGCAAGAACGATTGGTGGTCAGCATTTCACCGATATGATGGACCATACTGCAGGAACGCTAACCGCGTCATCTGCAATTATAGTAGACGCGAATTCAAAGATTGATGTATTAAATGTTGATAACTTAACATTAAACGGCAATGCCATTACATCAACAAATACAAACGGTGATATTACAATCACACCAAACGGATCTGGTAAGGTTATCCTTGATGGTTTATCACATCCAACAGCGGATGGTTCTGCCAACCAATTCTTACAAACAGACGGTTCAGGTAACTTATCATTTGCCACGGTTGTAAGTTCATTTAATATTGCTGCTGACTCTGGTTCAGCGGATACAGTAAATACTGGTGAGACATTAACATATACTGGTGGTGAAGGTATTGATACAGCGGTATCAAATAATACTATCACAATTTCTGGTGAGGATGCAAGTACAACTAATAAGGGTGTTGCTTCATTTGCTACTGCTGACTTTGCGGTATCATCTGGTGCAGTAACAATTAAAGCGTTAGGTGTATCGAATGCACAACTTGCTGGATCAATTGCAAACGCTAAACTAGTAAATGATGGTATAACAATCGGTTCGACTGATACATCTCTTGGTGGTACAATTACTGCACTTCCTGGATTAACACAAGTTGTAGTTGATGATTTAACAATTGATGGTAGTGTTGTTTCAACAACTGCTGGTAATACAAACATATCACTCACTCCTCACGGAACAGGAACAGTAACGGTACCTTCTGGTTACCAAGGTCGCTCTGGATTTACTGCAGACTCACTTACTAATAAAGCATATGTTGATAGTGTTGCAAACGGATTAGATGTTAAAGCTTCAGTTCGTGTTGCTACAACCGCTAACCTAACTGCTACATATTCAAATGGTGCTGGTACACTAACTAACTCAGGATCACAAGCTGCTATCGCAATTGATGGTGTTACTCTTGTTGCAAATGATAGAGTTCTTGTTAAAAACCAGTCAACTGCTGCTCAAAACGGTTTCTATAAGGTAACAACTGTTGGTTCTGGTTCAGCGAACTGGGTACTTACAAGAACACCGGATGCTGATGCTGCTTCTGAATTAACTGCAGGTGCATTTACATTTGCTGAAGAGGGTACAGCCAACGGTGACAATGGTTATGTTCTAAGTACAAATGGTGCGGTTACTCTTGGTACAACTGCTATTACATTCGAACAATTCTCTGGTGCTGGTCAAATCACTGCTGGAAATGGTTTAACGAAGAGTGGTAATACAATTGATGCGGTAGGTACAGCAAATCGTATTGCTGTTGCTGCTGATACAATCGATATTGCATCAACTTACGTTGGTCAAACATCACTTACTACATTAGGTACAATCGCTACTGGTACATGGGCAGCAACTGATGTTGCGGTGGCTCATGGTGGTACAGGTTTAAGTTCATTCACTGGTAAGGGTGTTATGATTGCAAATGATGCTGGTACAGCGATGTCATTTGTTACTGGTAGTTCACAATATCACGTGCTTGGGTTCAACTCATCGGGTGTTCCTACAGCAACTACTACTATCGACGGCGGTACGTTCTAAAATTTCTACAAATACAACTAAACCCCCTTCATTGGGGGTTTTTTTACGTATAAATAAACATAAGATGGTGAGTATATACTCGCTATGAAAAATTATAGGATACCATAAATATGGCTGGAACAGTAGTAAAAATCAAGCAATCGGCGGTTGCGGGAAGACTCCCTACGCACAACACCGGAAATGCAACTGACATTGCTCAAGGCGAATTAGCCTTAAACACCGCAGATCAAATACTATATTCGAAAGATGGATCAGGTACTATCTTTCAAATTGGTGGTTCATCAGGTGGAGCAGCGGGTGCTAATGAGATAATCACTACAGATTTCACCGCCACAAACGCACAAACTACATTCTCGGTATCATATAATTCAATTAACGATCATGTTAACGTATATTATAATGGTGTAAAACTATCTCCAGATGAATATACGGCAACAAGCGGAAACTCAGTTGTATTAGATGTTGGTGCTGTTACAGGTTCTACCATATCAATTGAGGTTATTAAAGCTTTATCACTTGCTAGTGGTTCAGATATTACTGACCACGAATTCACTGCCACGGCCAGCCAAACTACATTTACTATTTCAGGTGGTTATAATGCATCAAATAGTATACTTGATGTGTATGTTAACGGTGTTAAAATACCTGCCGCAGATTATACAGCTAATAACGGAACAACGGTTGTATTAGGTACTGCCGCAGCGGTAAATGATCAGGTAACAGTAAAAGTTATTAAAGTTGCCGTTGTTACAGATACAGTAAGTCAATCTTCAGAAACTGGTTCTGCTATTATGCCATCAGGCACAACAGCACAAAGAGATTCATCTCCATCAGCTGGTTATTTAAGATGGAATACAACGATTGGTCAATTAGAAGTATATAGCGGATCATCATGGGCTGACGTCAATCAAATGACAGATGGTGAGATTAAGGCTGCATACGAAAACAACTCGAATACAAATGCATACACAGATGCAGAGAAAACAAAACTATCAGGAATAGAGACAAGCGCTGATGTAACAGATGCAACTAATGTTGCTGCAGCTGGTGCGGTTATGGAAGCTGATGCAACAACCGCTGCGATGAGTTTTGTCGTTGATGAAGATAATATGGCAAGTAACTCAGCAACTAAACTAGCAACACAGCAAAGCATTAAGGCATATGTTGATGCACAAATTCAAACGGTACCAGATGCAGTTGCGATGTCAATTGCGCTAGGATAATATAAATAGGATAAGATATGGCAAATACATTTAAATTAAAGACAAAATCAGGAGTGAATGGAGCTGCACTTAGTACTGTTTATACGGTACCAAGTTCTACTACTTCGGTTATTATCGGATTAACAATATCAAACATTAAAGGACAGTCAATTACAACTGATGCTCAAATTGTAACTGCCTCATCAAGTGGTGAGAATGCTGATGATGTTTATATTATAAAAGATGCTCCATTACCGGCAGGGTCATCATTAGAAGTAATGTCAGGTAATAAGATTATTTTGCAAACAGGTGATGTCGTAAAAGCTGGTGGATCTAATTCATCAGGAGCAGATGCAGATGTAATACTTAGTATAATGGAGATAACATAATATGGCGTATTTAGGTCGTTCACCTTCTAATGTACCAATAACTTCGAGTGATATACCAGATAATTCTATCACCGCAGCAAAGATCCTTGATGGCGTAATCACACCACAAGATCTATCGACTGGAGCTGTAACTACAGCGAAGTTAGCAGCGGACGCTGTTGATGGTACAAAGATTGCAGATAATGCAATTGGTATTGAACATATAGAACCAAATTCTGTTGGTGTCTCTGAGTTAAATCTAAGTGACGGTACAGCAAATCAGTATTTAAAAACTGATGGTGCTGGTAATATATCATTTGCATCTATATCAAGTGGTGCAACAGGTGGTGGTACTGATGCTGTATTTGTTCAGAATTCACAAGCTGTTACTACAGACTATACAGTACCAAGTGGTAAGAGTGCTTCTTCTACTGGTCCAATAACATTAAATGCAGGTGTTGATATTACATTATCTGCAGGTTCAAGGTGGGTAATCCTATGAGTACATTAAAATTAAGCGGTGTAACAAGTGGTTCAAGTATAATTAAAGCTCCTGACTCAGGATCTACTGGTGTTACATTTACATTACCAGCAAGTGCAGGAACATTAGCAAAGACTACAGATATAACAGGTGGGGCAAATGGTGTTGATTTTAACGATAATGTTAAGGCTAGATTTGGTACTGGTAACGACTTAGAAATATATCACGATGGTTCTAATAGTTATATTGATGATACAGGAACTGGCGATTTAAGAATTAAAGGTGCTAATGATTTATTAATACAATCGTCAACAGGCGAAAATATGATTAAGTGTGTTAAAGATGCACAAGTAAATCTATACTACGACAATGTAAAAAAATTTAATACAACTGCTACTGGTATTACTATTGCTGGTGATGTGGATGGTGCTGATAATTTGGTTGAGCAGGTGGCTTCAGGTTCTACGGCAGCATTATCACACGATGGTACAGCATCAGCTACTGTATATACAGTCACAGGCACACATAGTACATATTTAGTTACTGCATCAGCAAATAGTTCTATAACTAATGTAGTTGCGCTTGTTAGTATAGGAACTTCTACAAGCACTATGAGAATTACTAATTTAAGTGGTTCTTACAACACAACGGTAACAGGCTCAGGCTCTAATATTCAAGTAACGTGTGGATTTGGTTCAAGCCTTGTTTACCAATATAGAGTAATTCAATTAAGATAGGAAATTATTATTATGACTACAAAAATTTATCCATTAAACGATACAGAATATCAAAGTATAACAGAATCTGAAAATGGAAACACGTACGAAGTTGTCACTGCTATTCCTGAAGGGGCTACTGTTTTTAGTAGTCTTGCAGATTACACAGCAAAAACTCAATATTCAAGATTACGCAAAGCTAAATACGATCTACTTAATCAAGATGAGATGCGGTACGATGATTTAGTAAATGGGACAACAACGTGGAAAGATGCTATCGCATCAATTAAAAATGAGTTTCCAAAACCATAGGAGTAATAAATGGCAATAGTATTTGATTCAGACGCAGGCACAATAACAGGAATATCAGTTGGTGGTTTACCTGATGGAGTAGTAGATGCTGGAACACTAGCTACTGACTCAGTAACCGCAGCTAAGATTGCAGCGAATGCTGTAGTAACTGGGAAGATTGCAGATGATGCAGTAGATTTTGTAACAATAAGAAATGATATAGCAAGCTTAGCATTGCATTCAGCAGTAGCAGATAACAAAGCTGCTTACAATCTTCCTAACTCTTTTATAGATCAATTTGAAAATGATACGGGGCTTGCTACACAAACAGATGTCAATAGAAATGCTAGTGAATATGTAATTCCAGTAGCAACTTCAGCAGCAGCAGCTTTTACAAGTGATTCAAATACTTTAGCATTATTGCATTTTGATGGAGGTAATAATTCAACAACAATTACAGATAGTTCTTCACACAGTAGAACTATAACTAGAACTGTAACTGAAGGAGCTCGCCCAAAACTAGATACAGGTGAAAAGAAATTTGGAACAGCTGCTTGTCAATTTGGTTCTGTAACAGCTACTTATGGTACACACGGAAATGCTTTATCAATGGGAGATAGTTCTCATTGGAATTTTAGTACTAACGAATTTACATTTGAAACTTGGATATACCCTTATTCAGGTCAACTCACTGCTGCTGCCAATGATTGGCCGATGGAATTAGGAGGACAAGCTACTTCAAATACTTCAGATAGTAGTGGAGGAATGCATTGGACTGTATTGCAGAATGGCAAAGTACAATTTAACTGTTATAGGAGAAATGGTTCTAGTAGTGGAGATGATTTTACATTTACTAGCTCAGGCTCTATTTCTGAAGGTGAATGGTCTCATGTTGCAATTACAAGAGATGGTAATGTATTAAGACATTATATAAATGGTGTAGCAAGTGGTTCACATACACTATCTACTGTTTCGGGAGGATATCACCTTCATGTTACTGATTTTGGTGGTGATTTTTGGATAAGTAGAAGAGCTTATAATAGTAATTATGGTTATATTGGTGGGCTGCTTGATGAATATAGACTATCAAATACTTGTCGTTATCCGAACGGAACAACTTTTACTCCAAACACAACACAAACAATAGGTGCAACTGGAACATTAATATCAACAGTACAAACTGCTAGTTCTGCTCAAACAAAAGTAAGTGGAGTTATTCTTTATAAAAATAATGCAGGCACAGCAACACTAGGAACAGATTTAAAAGTTTATTTTACTTGTAATAATGGGACTAATTGGACTGAAAGTACACCAGTAGCATCTGGAACATTTAGTACTGGAATCTTAATGGCAAAATGTCCTGAGGTAACTTGTACAAGTGGAACTGATGTTAGGTATAAAGTTGTATGGGCAAATCAATCAGCAGGTTCTAAAGAAACACAACTTCATGGCATAGCAATGAATTATTAAAGGAGTTATAGATGAGTGATATAAAAATACAACCGAGTGCAACAGGATCAGCAACAGTAACACTAACTGCACCTGCTACAGGTACAGCACGTACTGTTACATTACCTGATGGAACAGGTAGTCTTATTGCTGATAACGGTAGCGGTAGCGTAGGTATAGGCACAAGCAGCCCAGCTAGACCATTAGAAGTTAAAGACAGCTCTGACCAGGCCAATATAAGATTACAAGGATCTGTAGGATACTGTGATTTAAGTGGTAATGGCGGCAATGGCTCAGATTTTGTAGTTCTTACAGAAGGAACAGAAAAATTTAGAGTTAAAGAATCAGGTGGAGTTAGAGCAACTGATGGAATATTATTTGGCACAGACACAGCAGCAGCCAATGCTTTAGACGATTATGAGGAAGGCACTTGGACTCCTGTACTTACTGATTTAACTAATAACGCAACTATGCATTCTCTTAATGCTGGTGTTTATACAAAGATTGGGCGAGTAGTTCATTGTACAGCAAATGTTAGAACTACAAGTTTAGGTTCTGTTTCAGGAAACTTATATCTTTCAGGATTTCCATTTTCCACACCAAATACAAATGGTAATCACGGAGCTGGTTCAGTAGCAAATGCAGAAAATATGTCTATAACTGCTGGTCACGCTATAACTTTATATTATGGTAAAAATAGTAATAGTGCTCGTTTTGATATTTATGACCACTCTGGGGGAGTTACTGTATTGCAAGCTAGTGAATGGACATCTGATGGTCAAGCAACAATTCAGGTTACATATTCAACTTAATTATTAATAACAGGATAACATATGAGTAACACAAGAAATTTAGCAGACTTATTAGATAGTGGTGGTGACATTAAGTCATCAGCTTTAGATAATGTACCAGCTACAGATATATCAGGTAAGTTAAATTTAACTGGTGGTACACTAACTGGTACACTCACCATGGAATCTACAGATGCAGGAAATTCAGCTGCACCTGAACTAATACTATATAGAAATAGTGCAAGCCCTGCTAATGGAGATTACTTAGGGCAAGTTCAGTTTAAAGGTGAAAACGCTAATGGTGCACAAGAGATATATGCTAAGGTTACTGGTAAAATTTCAGATCCAACACATAACTCAGAAGATGGTTTAATTGAAACTGCAATTAAAGGTGATGGTTCTTTCACAATTGTTAGTAGACAAAAATCAGATGAATTACAACTTTTAAATGGTGTTAACTTAAATGTAGATGGTAATATTGTTGTAGGTGGTACGGTTGATGGAGTAGATATACAAACTCTAAATACTACTGCGGGTGCAGCTCTACCTAAAGCTGGTGGCACTATGACAAACAACTTAACTCTAGCAGATAGTGTCAGGTTAAATGTTGGAACTAGTGCTGACTTAAAAATACATCACACAAGTGGTAATAGTTTTATTGAAGATTCTGGTACAGGTCAATTATTTATAAAAGCATCAGCAATTGATTTTCAAAATGCTGGTGGTACTGAAAGTCTGGCTCAAATGGTAGTAGATGGTGCAGTAAATTTATTTTACAATGGCACTAAGAAACTTGAAACAACTTCTGCTGGAATTACTGCACAAGGTAGATTAGAAATACAAACACCAAATGATGGTAATACACATTTAGTACAAAGAATGGGTAGTACAGCTGGTTCTTATGGATATGTAGATCTTGAATTAGTCAGTCCAAACAGCACAGCTGCCGGTTTACCAAGATTAGATTTGCAAATTGGAAATACCACAGTTGCTTCTTTTTTAAGAGGTGGTGGTATGACGGTAACAGGCACTACCAGAATGAATGGTCCAGGACAAACTGGTGGACCAGCTTCATCAGGCACAACGCAAGTAAACACAGTTGCAGAGTTTTCAGGTGCTGGAAATGGAAGGCTTTATATTGGTACTGATACTTCTAGTAATCGTATGTGGTTTCAGAACTCTAATCCGGGTTCTTTAGATATTGGTTATGATATACATTTTCAACCAAATGGTGGATTTGTTAAAATTGCAAACTTTTCTGCAACAGGTGCTTCAGCTGGTGCTGATTTTAATAGTGAAGGAAAACTTACTATAAGTGCTAATACATCTAGCTCAAAAAATCTAATTGGTTTTTATAATACTAATGTAAATGTTGGTAATATTATAGCTTCGGGTAGTTCTACTTCTTATAGCACTTCTTCAGACTATAGACTTAAAGAGAATGTTGAAGATATGGCAAATGCTACAACAAGACTTAAACAATTAAAACCAAAAAGATTTAATTTTATAGCTGACGATACTAATACATTAGTAGATGGTTTTATAGCACACGAAGTATCAACCATTGTACCTGAAGCTATTAGTGGTACTAAAGATGAAGTTGATGATGATGGAAATGCTATACATCAAGGCATAGACCAAGCAAAACTTGTACCTTTATTAGTTAAAACAATTCAAGAGCTTGAAGCAAGAATAACAACATTGGAAGCATAGGAGATATAAATGGGTAAGGCAAGAAATTTATCGGTATTATTAGCAGCAGACGGGCAAGTCGAAGATGCTAAACTTGACGGACTGACATCTAGTAAATTATCTGGAGCTTTACCTGCAATCTCAGGTGCGAGTCTAACTAACTTACCTATTGTTTCAGCATTATCTGCAGGAACTGGTATAAGCATAAGTGGTGGCGGTGAGATCTCAGTAAGTTCAGTGGCATTAACTACTGTACAGACTGCATCAAGCCAAAGTGCTCATCTTGCTCTAACAACACAAGAGGGTGACATTGTTGTAAGATCAGATGAGAATAAGTCGTATGTACGTAATAGTGGAACTGCTGGTACAATGGCAGACTTCACTTTACTTGCCACTCCGACAGATGCTGTACTCAGTGTAAATGGCAACACAGGAGCAATCACAGCAGCTCAAATCGCGACAGCGGTTGAGGCAGCAACTGATTCTAATACATTTACCGATGCAGATCATAGTAAATTAAATGCTATTGCTGCAAGTGCAAATAACTATGTGCATCCTAACCATAGTGGTGAGGTTACATCTACAGCGGATGGAGCAACAGTTATTGCAGACAATGTAGTAGATGAAGCGAATTTAAAAATATCAAATTCACCAACAAATGGATATGTGTTAACCGCCCAATCAGGAAATACAGGTGGTTTAACATGGGCGCAAGTAGATGCTTTACCATCACAGTCAAGTAATAGTGGTAAATTTTTAACAACAAATGGTACAGCGGCAAGCTGGGCAGTATTAGATACAGATGCTAACTCAACATCAAAGGGGTTATACGAACACGCAAATACAATTAGTGCAAACTATGCTATAACATCCGGCAACAATGCATTAACCGCTGGACCGATTAGTATAAATAGTGGTATAACAGTTACTATTCCAAGTGGAAGTACATGGGTAATATCATAGGAGATACATGAGTAAAATAAAATTAACAGGACATGCATCGGGATCAGGAGTTTTAACAATTGCTGCACCCAATACTGACTCTGATAGAACGATAACATTACCTGATGTTACAGGTACTCTACTCGATAGTGGTAGTGACTTGCCTGCAGCTAACTTAACAGGTACAGTTGCTGATGCACGTATTAGTGCATTAACAGCAAGTAAATTGACAGGTGCTTTACCGGCAATTAGTGGTGCTAATTTAACAGGTCTTCCTAATTCATTTTCTGGATTAACAGATACAACAGTGTCTACAAATGATCCAACTTCTAGTACTAATCCATCAGCAACTGGACATATTTGGATTAATAAAACATCAGGTGAATCTTATGTTTGTACAGATGCAACTTCTGGTGCTAATATTTGGATTAATATAGGTGGAGGAAGTGGAGATGTACGACCATTCACAGCTACTGGTGGCACTATAACTACAGATGGAAATTTTAAAGTACACACATTTACTTCTTCTGGAAATTTTAATATTAGTGTTTTAGGAGCGTCTCCTGTAGTTGAGTATCTCATAGTTGCTGGTGGAGGTGCTGCTGGAGGTTCACAAGGTTATGGTTGGTCAGGTGGAGGCGGAGGCGCTGGTGGTTTATTAACAGCAACTAATCATAGTGTATCAGCATCAAATTACACTATTACTGTTGGTGGTGGTGGTAGTGCTAACAACACTGGTAGTGGTGGTGATGGAGGTAATTCTTCTGCCTTCGGTCAAACAGCTATTGGCGGCGGTGGCGGCGGTCCTGGTAATTGGCCAGGCGGCGGAGGCAATGGTGGCAGCGGAGGCTCAGGTGGCGGAGGTGGTCAAGGAGCAACTGTTACATCTGGTGGTTCTGGTACTTCTGGCCAAGGAAATGCTGGTAGCGGTTCAAGAATAGCATCAGGTGGCGGCTATGCTCCTGGCGGCGGCGGTGGAGCTGGAGGCGCTGGTGGTTACAGTACTGGTGGTGCTGGTGCAGTTAATGATATTACAGGCTCTAATGTTACATATGCAGCTGGAGGTGCAGGAGCTACAAATGTTGCAGCAACAGCAAATACTGGTAATGGTGGAAATTCAAATGGTGCCAGCCCTCATGCTGGAGCATCAGGAGTAGTAATAGTGAGGTATCAATTATGAGCCATTTTGCAAAAATTAATAGTGATAATGTTGTGGTTAAAGTAATAGCTGCAGAGTCAGAGTTTTTTGATACATTTATAGATAGTAGCCCAGGAGAGTGGATTCAAACTTCATACACTGGGTCTATTAGAAAAAATTATGCGTTTATTGGTGGAACATACGATAAAACTCGTGATGCTTTTATTCCACCTAAAACTTTTGCATCTTGGGTATTAGATGAATCTACTTGTCAATGGAAAGCACCAACAGATTATCCAGATGATGATAAAGATTACTATTGGGATGAAGATACAACTAGCTGGAAGGAGATAACTTAATGAGTTCAATAGCAAGTAATTCAGAAGATCTAATACTAAATGCCGATGGCGGATCTTCTACAGTTAAATTTAAAATTGACGGTACTGAGAAAGCAAGTATCAGTTCTGCTGGTGCGTTTACTTCTACTACTATTGATGCAACCAAGCTGACAGGTAATCTTCCAGCTATCTCAGCTGCCAGTTTAACTAATATTCCAGCAGCTAATATTACAGGAACACTGCCAGCTATTAGTGGTGCTAGTCTTACTAACCTTCCAGAACAAGGAATTACTGAAGCTGATATGTGGAGAATGCACACACAAACAACTGGTGATTTAATACCTATAACATCTAACTTAGAAAGAGTTGATACAGATTCCTTTGAAAAAATAGGTACTGGTATGACACAATCAAGTGGAATATTTACTTTTCCATCAACAGGTAAATGGCTTATTCAGTTTCAAGCTGCGTATTATATGGACACAAGCAGCACTTCTCGTTATTGTAGGTCAAAAATTGAAGTAACAACGGATAATTCTAGTTATTCAGCTGCCTCTTTGTCAACTTGTTGGATGGAGTACATTGCTCCTCAAACAGATGCTAGTACCTTTTGTCAATGTATTTTTGATGTAACAAATGTGTCGACACATAAAGTTAAATTTCTTATGGATGTTTTTAATACAGCTACAACTTGTTGGGGTGATACTAATTCAAATCATGTTGCTATGACATTTATTAAATTAGGAGATACTTAATGACTTATACTTTGGAAAATTATTTAGCAAAATTACACAAAGGTCAATGGTTTGGCTGGAGTGATAGCAAAAATAAAATCTACGCTAACTTGATTATACACGATGATACAAAGTCTAAACCTTCTGAAGCTGAATGTAATGCTGGAGTAGCAGCACTACAAAAAGCATATGATGATGCAGCTTATCAAAGAAATAGAGTAGCCGAATACCCATCAATAGCAGACCAACTAGATGACATATACCACAATGGTATTGATGCTTGGAAGGCTACGATTAAGACAACTAAAGACAAGTACCCAAAGGAATAACATATGAGCACAATAAAATCAAGTAATGAACACTTAACTTTTAACGCTGATGGTACATCAAAGGAAATTCGTTTCCAAGCTAATGGTACTCAGAAGGCAAGTATAAGTTCAGCTGGTTTATTTACTTCTACTACCATTGATGCTACTAAATTAACTGGTAATCTTCCAGCAATATCTGGTGCTAGCTTAACAGGATTACCTACATATCCAATAACAACAACAGCAGACTTCAATATTGGTGTTGGAGCTAACGCAGTAGACAGTATTACGACGGGCGATAACAATGTAGGTTTAGGTGATAATGCTTTAACTGCAAATACAACAGGTGCTAATAACACAGCTACAGGTTATATATCACAAACTAACACAACTACAGGTTCAGATAATACTAGCTTTGGTTCTCATTCATTAAAAGAAAATACTACAGGATACAACAACACAACTGTTGGTAAAGATTCTATGAAAGAAACTACCACGGGTAATAACAACACCGCAGTCGGTCACTCAGCTTTAAAAGCCAACACTACAGGTATTGAAAATGTTGCGGTGGGTAGATTAGCATTAAATAAAAATACAACTGGTGATTGGAACACAGCAATTGGTAGAGCAGCACTAGAATTTGCTACTACAGCAGATTACAACACAGCGGTTGGTAGAAGTGCTTTAGTTGCTACTACAACTGGCGCTCAAAACACAGCAGTTGGTGCTTTATCACTAGATGCTAATACTACTGGTGCTGCTAATGTAGCTATGGGTGTTGGTGCATTAGGAGCAAATACTACCGCTTCTAATAATACAGCATTAGGCTACGCAGCTTTAAATACTAGCACTACAGGCGCTCAAAACACAGCAGTTGGTTATACAGCTTTATTAAATACTACTACAGGTTCTAATAATGTTGCAGTTGGTTATCAAGCCTTAGACGCAAATACAACAGGGGCGCAAAATATAGGAATAGGAGCTGGTGGTGCTTTAGGTGCTACTACTACAGGCACATATAATGTTGGTATTGGTTATTCTGCTTTAGCAGCTAATACAACTGGTCATAAAAATATAGCAGTAGGCGCCGATGCATTGACATCAAGTACAACAGCGGGATTAAATATTGCTATTGGACACCAAGCTGGAGCGCTTAACACTACAGGAGATATTAATACATATGTTGGTTATCAAGCTGGTTACAGTTGTACGACTGGTATAAGAAACACCCACGTTGGTTATACTGCTGGTAGAGCTAATACTGCTGCTTATTGCACATCACTAGGTGCATTTGCTGGTGATGCTAATGTAGGAGGCAATCATTGTGTAGCAATTGGGCATAACGCGCAATCACCTACAACAAGTGCTAACGGTGTTTTTACATTAGGCGATTCAAATATTCAAAATCTCAGATGTCAAGATACTTCCATATCTAGTTTATCTGATTCAAGAGATAAGAAAAATATTACTGATATTCCATTAGGCTTATCTTTTATTAATACTGTTAGACCAGTTGCATTTGAATGGGATGCAAGATCAGATGATGAAAGTCTTAATTTATTTGGGGGTATGGATACAAGTTTATCTGGTAGGAAATCATTCGGATTTATTGCACAAGAATTAAAAACAGCAGCGGATGCTACTGATTACAAAGACTATATGAGATTAGTAGGCGAAGATAATCCAAATAGATTAGAAGCAGACCCAATGAAAATGTTTCCAATTTTAGTCAAAGCAATACAAGAACTATCAGCAAAAGTTAAAGCCTTGGAGGAAGCGTAATGGCATATATAGGTAACAGTCCGGCGAATGTAGGTAATTATCAATCACTTGATGATATATCTGGTAGCTTCAACGGATCAACAACAACATTTGCTTTAACTAGCGGTGGTACAGCGATGACTCCTGCAAAGTCATCTCAATTAGTTATAAATATATCAGGTGTTGTCCAGCAACCGGATGACTCTGGTACAAACGGATTTTTAGTAAACGCCACAAATATAGTATTCAGTTCGGCTCCACTTGCAACTGATACATTTTGGGGAGTCTACTTAGGGCAGAGTGTAGATATTGGTACACCTTCTAATGATACGGTAGATAGTGCTCATATAAAGACAGGTGCAATTACAGCTTCAAAGATTGCGGCTGGAGTTTTACCATCAACATTAGGAGCAAACGGAATAATAAGAACGAACGTGCAAACGATTAGTGAGAATATAACAATACCTAGTACTACAAACGGAATGAGTGCTGGGCCAATCACTGTAGCAGACGGATATACGGTAACTGTTGCAGGTAATTGGACAGTCATTTAAAACAGGAGATATAAAACATGGCAGCGAAAATAAAAGTAGATCAGTTAGAATCCGTTGATGGTTCTACTAATCTAATATTAAATAACAGCGTTACGATGGCGTCTGGTAAGACATTGCCAGCTGCCAGTTTAACAGGAACAATAGCAGTTGCAAGAATTGCTGATGGTTCAATCACAGCAGCGAAACTCGCTGCAGACACAGCAACTCAAGCAGAACTTGATGCGGTAAGTACAGTGGCAAGTGCGGCACTACCTAAAGCGGGTGGTACAATGACAGGAACGCTTGCAGCAGCTAGTGTCACCGTAGCAGGTAATGCAGTAGGAACATTAACTACAGACAATGATGGATCATTTAGTATGTCTGCTAGTAATAACTTTAAGTGTACACCATCAGGTAACTTTACTTTAACCTTTACAAACATTGTTGCACAATCAGGAAACATACTACTTATTAATTCAGGTGGACATACAGTATCAGCACATGCTAACACTAAAGTCGATGCAAAGCTTTTATCGACTGTTTCAACAGCTGGTACATATTTACTAGCTTACTTTTCTGATGGCACAAATGTTTACATGACTAATTCGGCAGCTTATACATAGGATCTTTACATGGCTTTAATTAATGCAACAGCAATACCTAGCGCGGATGATTTTGAGATAGAGCAGAGTCTTAAGCTTAGTGAGTCTAAGACTTCTTATTTAACTAGAACTCCAACAACTGCAAGTAATCGTAAAACTTGGACTTGGAGTGGTTGGGTCAAACGCGGTACGTTAGGTGTTGAACGGGCACTATGGGGAGTAGGAGAAAGTTCTAGTCAAGCAAATGTTGGATTTGGTTTATATTTCTTTACTGATGATTGTCTTAGATGCTGGGTTAATGGAGGCAATGCTTCTTTTAGAACTACAGCTAAATATAGAGACACTTCTGCTTGGTATCATGTTGTATTAAAATCATCAACTGTAAGTCCTTATTTTAATCTTTATGTTAATGGTGAAGAAATTACATCTTTTACTTACGATCAACGTACTACTTATCCAGGAACAAATAATACTGAAATGAACCAAGCAAATACTGTTCATTATGTAGGCGGATGGAAAAACGGTAATTATTATGCATTAGCAGGTTATTTAGCAGAAGTACATTTTATAGATGGTACTGCTTTAACTGCATCTGCATTTGGCGAAACAGGTGACTATGGTGAATGGAAACCTAAACAAGTTTCTGGCTTAACTTATGGTACTAATGGTTACTATTTGCCTTTTAAACAAGACTATACAGTAGAAGGTTTTAGTGCGGTTACTTATAGGGGTGATGGTGCTGACCAATATGTAGGTGGTGTTGGTTTTAGTCCTGATTTAACTTGGGTAAAATCACGCAGCACTACAGAACATAATGTTATATTTGATAGTATTAGAGGAAGCGCAGTACATTTAATTCCTAACTTAACTGTTACTGACCAAAATGCCGCAGCTGATTCGGATAAAGGAATAACTTCTTTTGATACTGATGGTTTTAGTATGACAGGTCCACTTGCTAGAACAAATGGTTCAGGTACTAGTTATGTAGCTTGGAACTGGGATATGGGTGGAACTGCAAAAACAGTAACAGCAGCTAATGGTACTGTTCATTCAACTACTCAGAAAAAAATGGGGAGTACTGGTATACGCTATGATGGTAATAACGAATTAAGCACCCCACACCATGATGATTTTACTTTTGGTACAAGTGACTTTACTATTGAAATGTGGTTTTATGTAGATAGTAGTTCACACGAAAAACCTTTAATGTCAAAAGGGTATTACACTCTTGGTGTAAATGGTGGCTGGATGGCAAGGGTGGATGAATGGACATCAAGGCACTTAACCTTTAGTTATCATGATAGTAGAGGAAACGCCCAACAATATTTATCGGCAGCTAATGTTTTTAATCGTAATGCTTGGAATCATATTGCGTTTGTAAGAAGATATGGTACAGACTTTAAAGCATATTTAAACGGAACTGCGGTAGCTGATACTCGTTCAGATGATTTAGCAAATACAAATTTTTTAGCAAATAATAAAGATTTGATGATTGGTCACGAAACTACATATCAGTCTGGAAATAATGCTCACTTTTGGGGTTATTTAGATGAAATAAGAGTATCAAAAACAGCACGATATACTGCAAACTTTACACCATCAACAACTTATTTTGATGGGGATAGTAACACCGCGCTTTTAATTCATTCAAACAATGCCAATAATTATACTGTTTTTCCTGATTCTTCTTCTGTTGAATATAATTCAGATGGTTCTATTAATTCTTTTATACAAGCAAATCCTACTTATGGACAGAGTATAGTTTCTTATGCTGGTAATGGTGGAGGCACAGTTGGACACGGATTATCTTCTGCTCCAGATATGCTTATTTGGAAACAAAGAGATGGTTCAGATGCTTGGATGGTTTGGCATAGTGGTTATGGTAATAATGGATTTCAACAATTAAATACTACAGCAGCAGCAGTTGGTGAGTACAGTTGGTTTATGGGAAGTACAGCACCAAGCAGTTCAATTGTTACTATGGGTAACGGTGGAACAGTTAACGAAAGTGGTAAAAATTATATAATGTATGCGTTCCACGATGTAACTGGGTATAGTAAGTTTGGAACTTACGCTGGTAATGCTACTTCTGGAAACACAATAACGACTGGTTTTCCTGTTGCTTGGGTAATGATTAAACGCAAAGATGGTATTAACAACTGGTCAATTATTGATAATACTAGAACTCCAACAGGAGTTTCTGGAAAAGCTTTATTAAGAGCAGATGAATCTGCTGTTGAGCAAAGTGGTGCTGAAACAGAAGTAGAATTTACTGCTACTGGATTTAAAATTAATAATACTCAAGGTGAATTAAACGGTTCTGGTAGAAATTACATCTACGCAGCTTTTGCTGACAAACGTGAATATGCTTATTGGTTAGATCAAAGTGGTAACAATAATGATTGGACAAGTGTTAACCTAACAGAGTCAGATATATCTGTTGATAGTCCAAGTAATAACTTTGCTACTTGGAATCCTTTATTTAGATATACAACAGCTGTAAATGATACTTATAGCGAAGGTAATTTAAAAGTAGAAGATAACGCAGGACATACTGTTGCAGTTGGAACTATTCCAATGACAAGCGGTAAATGGTATTGGGAAGTTTATTGTATAAGAACCTCATTTAGTGGTAGTGATGAATATGGAATGTTTGACCCTTCACTAAATATTCCTAGTAGCACAGGCTCAACTCCAGCTGATGTTGGAACTGGAGGTTATTTTTACTCTGGTAATGGATGGACAAAAGCAAATGGAAGTTATGTAGCTAATCCGGGCAGTCAAGACTCTGTTGGTGCAGGAGATATAATTGCTTTTGCTTATGATGTTTCGGCAGGAACACTTAAAATCTATGTAAATAATGTTTTACAAAAAACTTTAACTGTTACAGCTCAAGAAAGTTATGTTCCAAGTGTTGCTAATTCTCACGGTTCTTATTCTGTAGATTATGTTGGTAACTTTGGTCAAGATTCCTCATTCGCTGGTAACAAGACAGCACAAGGTAATCAAGATAGTAATGAGATAGGTGACTTTTATTATACTCCTCCTTCAGGCTTCTTAGCTTTATGTACAAAGAACTTGCCTGATGTAGATGTTAAACCTCAAGAGCATTTTAATACTGTGCTTTGGACAGGTAATGGTTCTACTAATGCAATTTCAGTAGGTTTTAAACCTGACTTTGTATGGGGTAAAGACAGAGTTGGCACAGACCATCATCATCTTTTTGATATTATTCGTGGAACTAATCAAAGATTAATTTCAAATGCAACTTCGGCTGAAAATACAGAAAGTAATTGTTTAAATTCATTTGATACAAATGGTTTTACATTAGGAAATAATCCAGGTTTAAATGCTAATGGAGAAGCACACGTAGCTTGGAACTGGAAAGCAGCTACTCAATTAACAAAAACTTATACTGTTAAAGTTGTAAGTGATAGTGGCAATAAGTATAGGTTTGATGACTTTGGATCTAGTGCTGTTGTTTTAGAATTATCTGAAGGCGGTACATATACTTTTGATCAATCTGATAGCAGTAACTCTGGACATCCTTTAAGATTTTCTTCAACATCAAATGGATCACATGGAGGCGGTAGTGAATATACTACTGGAGTCACAACTAATGGAACCCCTGGTAATTCAGGAGCATATACAAAAATTGTAGTTCCAGCAAGTGCACCAACTTTATATTATTATTGTACAGCACATTCTGGAATGGGTGGTCAAGCTAATACGCCAACGACTAATAGTTTTTCAAATTTTAGTGGAACTATTCAATCTAATGTATCTGCTAATGCAGATGCTGGGTTTAGTATTATTAATTATCAAGGAAATCAAACTGCGGGTGCTACAGTAGGTCACGGTTTGTCTAAAGCACCTGAAATGCTAATTATTAAAAATAGAGATACTGCTGGTTACGGTTGGTTAGTTGGTCATGCCAGTAGGACATTTGAAAAGTATTCAGTATTAAATACAACTGGTGCAGAAGCAGACCAAACATCTATTTTTAACGATACCGCCCCAACATCAACTGTATTTTCTTTAGGATCAGATACTTTTGGAAATAAAACAGGAGATGACCATATCTGTTATGCGTTTGCCTCTGTAGATGGCTACTCTAAGGTCGGTTCATATGTTGGAAATGGTAATGCTGATGGTACATTTGTTTATACAGGATTCAAACCGATGATGGTTATAAGCAAATATATTGGAGCTGAAAACTGGAATATTATTGATACTAAGAGAAGCACTTATAATGTGATGGAAGATTTATTAAAGCCAGATAATAATAATGCAGAAATTGATACGCAAATTGATATAGATTTTTTATCTAATGGCTTTAAACCAAGAATTGCTTCAGGATTTTTAAATGGCAATGGACATACAATAATTTACATCGCATTTGCAGAAACACCTTTTAAATACAGTAATGCGAGATAATTTTTATATAAATATAGTTAATAACAACAGGAGATAACAATGTGGTATTATAATTCACAAATTATAAAAACACCTAAGGCAATGGAGATAGGTGATGTTCTCTATCCGAAAGCAATCTTTCGTGATAGTGCACAACTTACTGCATTAGGAATCAAGCCTTATCGTGAAGTAAAACCTGATTCAAGATATTATTGGGACGGAGCTTATACAGTAGATACATCAGGAGATGAAGTCGTAGGAACATATGCTGGCACTGCTAGAGATGTAGCTACACTTAAAACTGGTATGTTAGAAAAAGCTAATTCAGCAGTAGCTAGTAGACTTGAAGCTATTGATTGGTATTGGAGTAGAGCAGCTAAAGGTGGTACAGCAGTACCTTCTAATATAGCTACTTATGCTACAGCTTTGTATAGCGAACACGAAACTATTAAGACTGCCATTGCAGCTCTTGATACAATAGCAAAGATCAAAACATATGAGAATAAACCTCATACTGAGACACGTAAAGTTGCAGTTAATAATGCAGACGGTTCTTTTAAAGAATGGCATGCATCCAATACAACAACGCATGCTAGAGAGATCGATATGTGTACACACTTTAGTGCTAACCCTACTGATGAAGTAGATCCTGCATTTGTAAGTTTAGTAGCTGATTAAGGAGTAATCAATGCCAACTAATATCAATGGAAATACTGGAATTGATAAAGTACAAGATGGTACAGTTGTTAGTGCTGACATTGATACATTAGATGCCAGTAAACTAACAGGTTCAATAGCTGCCGCTAGGATAGCTAGTAATACTATTGACTCTGCACATATAGCTTCAGGTGCAGTTGATGATGCTCATATATCTGGTATTGCTGCAACGAAGTTAACAGGTGCTTTACCAGCTATTAGTGCAGCAAACTTAACAGCTATACCAGCAGCTAATATAACAGGAACTTTACCAGCGATTAGTGGTGCTAGTTTAACTGGTTTGCCAGCACCTACAACTGCACAAATGCCAGCTGGTAGTTTACTTCAAGTTGCTACTGACTATGATGGTGACATAATTAATATGAGTAATAGCAGTTGGAATACTACTAATCTGTCAATAGCTTTTACTCCAAAAAGAGCCGACTCAAAAATAATTGTAACAGCACACTTAAATTTGTTTATGGCTGGCGGAGGCTCTCAACACGGTTCTGCTCAAGCACAAATTTATAAAGATAGTAGTGCTTTTGGTGAGTTACTTTGGGTATGGTGTGGATATGGAGGAACTGAAGCACAATTAGCTCAAGCCTCTCCTATTACAGTAGAAGAAGTTTCTGGTAGTACATCTGCTAGAACCTATAGTGTACAAGTTAGGAATTATCAAACTCAAGCTGGTAGTACGTTTAATCCATACACAGGACAATCGGCATTAATTGTTATGGAGATAGCAGTATGAGAGTAATTGACAAAATAGAAAAAGCAATTAAAGAAATAAACCCTAATGCAGAATTTATTATTAGAGGCACTTCGGGTGATGCTGCAACTGTTAGTGGTATTGAATGGGAAACTGGAACAACTCCTATAGCTAATTCTGTTATTGAAGCAAAAATGATTGAAGTGCAAGCAGCGTATGACGCACAAGAATACGCAAGAAAACGCAAAGCTAAATACAATGCGTTAAATCAACTTGAATTAATCAGCGATGATGCTATTAATGGCACGACTACACACAAGGATGCCATATTAGCTATCAAGTCTGAGTTTCCAAAACCATAGGAGTAGAGAATGGCAGTAGTAATAGACGGAGACGGAACATTTAGTATAAACAGTGTATCATATAACTTAGCCGATAACAAATCGACTCAAGCAATTTATGAGCATGCAAATGAAATAACATCTGCATATACTATAAGTAGTAACAATAACGGAGTGAGTGGTGGAGCAATAACAATATCTGGTTCAGGTAGTGTTACAGTTCCAGCAGGATCTGAATGGGTAATTGTAGGATAGGAGATATAAATGTCAATAGTAGTTAATGGTAGTGGAACAGTAACAGGAATATCAGTTGGAGGACTTCCAGACGGTATAGTAGATGACGACATGATTGCTACAGCTGCAAAAGCTGGGCCTGCGTTAGGTACTTCTCATGTGATCAGAACCAATGCACAGACTATTAGTGAGAACATTACTATACCTTCTACAACTAATGGTATGAGCGCTGGACCTATAGAAATAGCTGATGGTTATACTGTAACAGTTGATGGGAACTGGAGTATAGTGTGAGTACATTAAAGGTAAAAGGAATTTCTGCACCAACTGGTTATAACTTGGCTATGCCAGCTGGTGCGGTTTTACAAGTTATTGAAGGAACAACTGGTTCAGATACAAGCACAAGTGCTACAGTATTTACAGCAACAACTTTAAGTGCAGACATTACACCAAAATTTAGCTCTAGTAAAATTTTAATAACTGTGAATGGGCATTTGTATAGTCCATCGGGAAATCAATTTTCTTGTGATGTTTATAGAGGTAACGCATCAATTACTGGGAAAACTGAGGGTTTTCAAAAAGGTTGGTATTCAGATACAAGAGGTCGTTTTCCAGTTCATTGTTGTTTATTAGATAGTCCAAATACAACAAGTTCTACAACATACAAACTATATATTAAATCTGCTAGTAGTTCAAACTCTCTTAGTTTTCCTAATCAACCAACAGAAACAAAATGCACAATAACACTTATGGAAATAGCGGGGTAAAATATGGCATCAACACTTAAAGTAGATACAATACAAACAAATGATGGCACAGGCACTATAGCCTTACAGAATCAGCTATCGGGAATGACAACAGCTAGTTTGCCAGCATTAGGTTCTGCACAAATGCCTACGGGTAGTGTGTTGCAAGTCAAGCAAGCCTATAAAACAGATGTGTTTTCTACAACAGCTAGTAGTGATACGGATATTACTGGGTTGTCTGTTTCTATTACACCTTCAAGCACATCATCAAAAATATTAGTTACATCAAATATAAGTGGATTTTCACATAACGGACTTGGTGGTGGTTTTTGTATTCAAAGAGATTCTACAAAAATTGGTTTAGCAACTGCTGGAGACCAAAGAAGAAGAACATCTTTTTCAGGTGGATTATATACAGGTGATGCTGCGGGAACAGGTCAAATGCATTTTAATGCTGTAGCTTGTTATTTAGATTCACCTTCATCTACTTCAGCACTTACTTATAAAATTGTTGCTCAGTTAAACGGCAATACTCTTAAAGTAAATCAAGAAGAAGGAGATGCTAATACCAACGACACAAACAGAGGTGTAAGTCACATAACAGTAATGGAAATAGCTGGATGATTTTTAATTTAATTTTAACAGGAGCAAGAAATGGCAAATGAGATGACAACAACTGATGCCTTACAATCTTTAAAGCCAGGTGCTGAATGGGTATTGAGAGGTGACGAATTAGAGTGGCTGGACAGTAAACAAACTGAACCCACAGCAGAAGCACTAGCAGCAGAGGTTACAAGACTGCAAGGTGTCTATGATGGTAACGCGTACCAAAGAACAAGAGCAACAGCTTATGAAGCAATTGCAGAACAACTAGATAAGTTATATCACGATATGACTGCTGGTAAGTTAGATGCTACAGGTGAGTGGCACAAAGCAATTAAAGCTGTAAAAGACGCAAACCCTAAACCATAAGGAATAAGAGATGGGAACAACGATTAGTGGTGCAACAGGAATTGATAAAGTACAAGACGGAACAATTGTCAATGCTGACATAAACAGTAGTGCTGCTATTGCTGGTACTAAGTTGGTTATGCCTACTGGTAGTGTGTTACAGGTTGTACATACAGAAGATGGTACTAAACAAACATTAAGTAGTACAACAGCTAAATTAATAGAAACAAGCATAACAATGAAAGGTGTTAACAGTTCTTTGCTTATAAGAGCAAATGTTCCTATTGGCGGAGATGATAATGGTAATTCAGATGTAGATATATCACTTGGTTTTGGTTACAAATCAGGAAGTGCAAGTTCGACAAGCACAGATTACAGTAAAGCTGGTGGAAGAAATGCATATGCTAGAAATCGTATTGATGGTATAGATAGTTGGTTTAATTCAGATACAAAACAACACGGAGAAGGGTACGACAATCATTGGGTATTACATACAGGTCACGAGTATTTAAAAACTGGCTTAACTTATGCTGCTGGAACAGTTGTGCAAGTAGCACTTTGGTGTAGAACTAATAGTGGTTCATATGATTTTTGTTGTGCTGAAAACAAAGCTGACACAGATGCTGGAATGGTAATGAGTTTAAATATTACGGAGATAGCGGGATGAGTACAATAAAATCAAGTGACGGAGATTAAATGGCAACAGTTAAATTAGATCCTGCAAAAGGAATACAAATACCAAATCTAACCACGACAGAGAGGAATGCAATTTCTTCTCCTGAGACTGGAGCTATTATTTGGAATACGACTACATCCGAAATTAATCAGTATAATGGATCTGCATGGGAGATCACATATACAGATACAAGTGTTGCAGGTATTACATCGAGTGCTGATGCTACAGCTATCACAATTGACTCAAACGAACAAGTTGGAATAGCAAACACAAGTCCAAACTCTTATGATGCAGAAGCTAAAAATTTAGTTGTAGGAAGTGGTACTGGTCATCAAGGTATAACTATTGTTGCTGGTACATCAAGTAAATCTAAAATTCATTTTGCAGATGGCACAGGTTCAGCAGCTTATCAAGGTATGTTGCATTACGACCATAGTAATGATAGGTTCACTATGGCTACTGCTACAGCTGATAGAATAAAAATTGATTCAGATGGTATTAAATTTGGCTCTGACACAGCAGCAGCCAATGCTTTAGACGATTATGAGGAAGGTACTTGGACTCCAACACTTGGTCCAGGTTCAGGTCAGTCCTATGCTTCACAAGTAGGAACATATACAAAAGTTGGTAATGTTGTTCATTGTTGGGTAGATTTAACGCTTAGTGCTAGAGGTTC